ATGGTTTTAGGAGAAATTCCAAATGGTGGAAATTCTGGGAGGCGGCCTCCACACAAAATCAGACCGAATCAAATTTAAAATATAAAATACACCTAATCAGACCAAATTAAATTTAAGAAAAAAAAATTTGACTTTTTTCTCTTCTCATGTTATAATAATCTCATAGGGGTGAATAAAACCCCTTAGGAGTTGATTAAAATCAAATTAGATTTTTCCTTAAATACAATAGAAGATCGTTTAAATGCTATAAGAGCGGAGAACTTAGAGGACTTATCTTAGACGGCTCTAAGTCGCGCGTAGGACTATATACTCTTTGCAGAAAGGAATCTTTGGGGCAAAAGTGATCCTTATGGGTTGCTTAATCGCGATAAAGGGCGCTTTACATCACTCAGTATTATTTTGAAAGATGGCTCCGAAATAGAGAGGAATGTGCCAGAAGCGGTAAGTAAAGGGAAACATATGAAAATGCAGAGGAAGAGTTTAAATAGGAGTTATGACGACACGAGAGGAGAGCTCGCTCCGCTCGCTCTCCTCTCGTAGTCGTTGTCGCAAAAAATAGTTGATAGTTCTGATCTCAATGCCGCCAAGGGTAAAGTGGTTCAAGGCTAGGCCGCCAAGGGTAAAGTGGTTCAAGGCTAGGCCGCAAAAGAATGCAATTCTGATGATGCGCCTAAGGATGAGGAATGTGAAAAGAATGAATTTAATGCCGCGATTAATTCAGGGATTTTAGAGGAGATTCGCACTTCTTATGACTTCTCTACTGTTCTTACTGCTATTTATGCGGAATCCCTTTCTTCTTCCGTCCTACCTCTTTGGCGCTCTATTGACGAATTGGACTATGGGATTACCTATTGGGAGATGAATAATGGAAAGAGAAGGGTAGGACTTGCTCCACGTTCCGAACTCTATGAGCGGCTGTTTCTCAATCTTTCCATTAGTTTGGGACATATTGCCGCCACAGATGAGTTTAATACTTATCTTTCTAATATTGAGTCCAATGCCGCAACATGGTCAGAACGTGAAAAAGGGCAGTGGAAGAAGAAACTAACTGAGTACCGGACAGAGCAATATGTATTACAGGATACAATTAAAGGCGAATGTATTCGTGGTGTAATTAATCCGGCTCTTTGGTGGTCGGAAGATAAAGAAGAAAATCTTATTATTGATATTTTGCCATTTTCTGATTTTTCTTTTGCTTTCCATTATCCGCAAGAAGAGAACTTTTCTTAGGAGTTTATGACAAAGTCTGTGATGGCGCTTCGCAATTTGGATGAAAAAGAAGGTAAAGAAGGAGTTTTAGATTTCCGTGATCCTGTTCAAGTAAAGAGATTTATACAGTTTGCGGAAGAATTACAGGATTATGTACAAAAGAAAGGAATTATTCATGCAGAAATGGTAGATAAGGCATTGCGCTGGTTTAAATATTTTATTAATCGCTGTAATCTAACACCCGAAGAAGAGTTAATACTAAAGTTCAAGATTGCCAAGAAGGGTAATAAGGATATTATGAAAGCATTGGAAGAAAATGGATTAACTCCTTATAAGGAAAACTATATTTCAACTGTTTATACTAAGAGGATATTAAATGCTATTGCAGCACAAGCTCAAGAGTGTTAGAGAATGATTGAATATATTACTATGGGGCGAGGCGTTTTTAAAGAGTGTAGTGAATGTCATAGATTAATACCGAGAAATTCTATCTATTTCAATTAGAGAAATAATACGAAAGATGGTTTCTATTCAGATTGTAAAGAATGCCGTAAAAAGAAAAGAGTAGAAAAAGCGAAATAGAAAGTTGAAGCGGCACAAGAGTGATTTTCTATTGATATAAAAATAGTTAACTTAACCATTAGAGTGGAGGCAATTAGTCTCCACTTACTTTAGATCAGATATTAAAATTTGACATTCAGGAGGTGAATGTTTTTTGAAAAGAAGTAATAAGAAGGAAGTTGAGAAGTTCCTTTCCTATGTGACTAAACTGGAAATGATCGAAACTATTGGTATAGCAAGACTTTTGGGAGTTGAGCTGATGGCGATAGCTTAGGAGAAAGAGGAAAAGGAAGAGGAGAAAGAAAAAGAAAACAGTTCCATAGAAGCCCCTGAAGATTCCAATACTGATAAGGCTGCAATTAACTTGCCGGCACTTATTAGAAATCAACAAAATAATAAATAGGAATTCAAGGAATTTGATATTCTTTTATCAGAAATGCTTGATTCCTTTATTGCGGCGCCTCAACAAAAAAGAAAGTGGATTCTTCAGATGATGAAAGACGTCACTTATGGAGGCAAGTAATGTTAGAACCTAAGATATAGGGGAATTCGCGGCGAGTATTGATGAAGACCTGTTCTTGTTGCGGTATTGCTAAAACAACAGATTCATTTATTTCTACGCGATCTTGGATTTATGCTGATTCTCTATGTCCAGTATGTAATGAATGTATTAAAGACCATTTTATTTCAGTAGATTGGTCATGGGATGAAGTAGATGCTTTTTGTCAAAGAATGGACGTTCCTTTTATACCAAGAGAATTTGAGAAGTTCCGCGAATCTAATGGTAATGATGCTATACCACCTTATTGTAAGTATTTTACTTCTGGTGAATACGAGCGATTTGGCTGGCTTGAATATCATAAAAAGTATTTAGAATTAAAGGAGAAGCAAAAGTTAGATTTGGAGCTTCCACTCTTAAACGATTCCTATTATGATGACCTTCGACTTCGTTGGGGTGAGAGTTATGATGAAGAACAACTGATCTATCTTGAAAATCTCTATAACGGCTTATTGACGACTCAGAATGTCAATGGTGCTTTACAGATAGATCAGGCACAAAAGCTCTGTAAGATGAGTTTGAATATAGATGAGCGCATCCGTGCTGGCATTGATTTTGATAAACTTATGGGTTCTTATGAGAAGTTAACGAAAATTGCCGATTTTACACCCAAGAATACTAAATCTGACAATGATTTTGCAAGTATGGGTGAACTTGTCTGTTGGCTCGAAAAGCGTGGCTGGCTCAATACTTGGTATGATGATGCGAACCGTGATATTGTAGACGAGGTCATTCACTCACAGCAAGCATTTGTTCAAAGGCTCTACACGAATGAGGCAGGGCTTGGCGAAGAAATCAATGACCGCATTGAGGCTCTTAAAATTGCTGCTGAACTTGATAAGCAAGACACTGATTTGGAACAAAAAAGACTTGCTGAAGATCCATTCTTTGAGACAACAGAGGTTGATCTGGAGTCCCATGATAATTAGGCTTATGAGGATCTTATTGTAGATGAAGTTTTGGATTAGGATACTGTGAAGGTATAAGATATGGACGTAATAGCATCTAATATACTCTTACCCGGTATATCAACACGTGTGCCACCAAGTCATGAAACTATTTTGCCGATGCGTTTCGGTACGCCTATTGAAAAGAATGTAACATTAACAGAAGATAAACTCAAAGCTATTGAACAGAAACTCAAAGAAAAGATCACTATCTATTCAGCATATCCTGATATCTGGGCAGATGAAGTTCTGGTGCCAACAAACTCCTCTTTCCGTTTTATGTTTTATCAACGGATTATGATGCGTAATTTAGCGCGCATTCCTGTTAATCATATTACAGCGGCACGTGGAGTTAGTAAGACCTTCCTTACTCTTTTTATGGGATTCCATCGTTGTATTTTTTGCCCCGGTACTACAATTGCTTTTGCGGCACCGAACAAAAGTCAGTCAGCGCAAATAGGAAAACAGACCTGTACAGATGTACTCAATCGATTTCCACTTCTTAATCTGGAGTTAGACGGTCCAGTTATTGGGGGTAAGGACTATTTTGAAGTGCGTTTTAAGAATGGCTCTAAGATAGAGATTACAGCAGCTATCGATTCCACTCGTGGTCGTCGTTTTGACCAGATTGCCGTCGACGAGGCAAGAGACCAATCAGGCGATGCCGTTAATGGAATTCTCGTTCCCACAGTCTCCAAGATAAGGACAACCTATGAAGCAGGTTTACTTAATCCTTATGAAATTCATCAGATGCAGGAGTATACTACTTCTGCTTCCAGTAAATCAAGTTATAATTATGAAAAGGTTCTTGATGTACTTTGTAAGATGATTATTAATCCTAAATCAGCGTGCGCTATGGGGTTAGATTACAGGGTACCAGTTATTGAAGGTATTTATCCCGCATCATTCGTGCGAGATATTAAGATGGATTCAACTATGAATGAAGCCCTATTTGCACAGGAATATTTAAGTATATATAGCGCTGAAAATGATGAATCTTGGTTTAATTTCCGCAAAATTAATGCTCATCGGCGTATAGTTAATGCAGAATGGGAAGCTCATTTTAATAATGGAAATAAAGACACTTTCTACTTAATTTCGGTGGATGTAGGAAGAAAACACGATTTAACAGTAGCAACAATTCATAAAGTTGTGCCTCGCAATAATATCTTTCGTTCCATTGTAGTAAACATATTCGTTTTGGGAAGAACTTCCAAAACCAAACAATTCAAACAACAAGTTATTGACATTAAGAAGTTAATCAAAGCCTTTCAGCCGCGTGAAGTAATCATTGATATTAATGGACTTGGTGCTGGTGTATAGGATCTCATGATTCAAGAGCAGACAGACGAGATGGGTGTTACTTATCCTGCTTATGGTTTCTATAATGAGGATGAATATAAGAAAATTCAGCCCTTAGATGCACCACGAATACTTAATGGTTTTCGTGCTAATTAGAAGATCAACTCAGAGATGTTCGGTAACTGTTATTCGCGTATTGATGCTGGTTTAGTAGACTTTTTAATTAAGGAACAAGACGCGCGATCTAAACTTTTATCAACTAAAAAAGGTCAGAGTATGTCCGTAGAGCAAAAAACTAAATTTCTTATGCCATACGAGATGACCTCAAAACTTGCAGAAGAAATGGGTAATCTTCGCTTAAAGAGAACAGGCACTGGACTTGACATAGTTCTCGAACCAATCAATTCCCGCTTCCCAGATGATAGATTCAGTAGTCTTTGTATTGGACTTCGTCGGATTAAAGAATTGGAGGACGAGGCAACTAAGAAAAAGAAGAAGCCAAAATCTGGGCGAAATCTCGTATTCTTCACAGGAGGCTGAATAGATGAATAAAGAAGAAAAAGGAAAAGAAGAACAAATAAAACAATCAGCTATCTCTCATAATTTTTCATTATCAGATTTTAAAAAAGCAAGTGAGACTATGATAGCAACTAATGAAGATAGTTATAAGACAAACTACTTGTTTTGGGATAAACAAAACAAAGTCCGCGACTATTCTGAAGAAGAGATTGAATCTATTATTCGTAATGGAGTCGCCTCTTCAATGTCAATTCTTTCACGCAATTACTTCAATTAGAATGGCTTCTATAAGCAGATTATTACGCATTATGCAACATTACTAAAGTACATTGGATTATTAGTTCCTACTTTAGCCTATGGTAAATCTCTCCAAGATACTGCTATTGCTAAACGTTATTATAATGCTACTGATTTTGTTGATAGAATTAAAATTGAGGAATTTGCAGTTCGAGTTGCTTATCGCGTATTGTTAGATGGAATGTATTTTGGTGCAATACAAACAATGACTAAAACAGCGTTTTCTGTACTTGATCTTCCCTTCCAATATTGTCGTTCTCGATTTAAAGATGAGTATGACCGTGATATCGTAGAATTCGATGTATCTTATTTTGATACAATTAATGACAAGAAAAATCGCAAATAGGCGTTAAACACTTATCCTAAAGTTATTTCTTCCTACTATCGTAAGTGGTTGAATGGCGGTAAGGGAACCTCCTCTTGGGTCTTTCTTCCCACAGATATAGGAATTGCCTTTAAACTATTTAATGCTCGTCCATACTTTCTATCAGTTATACCTACGACGATACAGTATGATAAAGCCGTGGACATTGAACTTGAGAAGGAATTAGAGGAGATTAAGAGATTAATTATTCAGAAGATTCCACATCTTAATGACGGTACTTTACTTTTTGAACCTGAAGAGGTTTCAGTAATGCACTCTGGTGTTGTTAAAATGATCAGTGCAAAAAATCCGCACGCTTCAGTCATGACGACGTATGGTGATGTTGATGTTCATAGTTTAAAGACGACTGATGGAGTTACAAATAATACTCTGACAAACATGAGAACAACCATGTATGCCAATGCCGGTGTTTCACCTGAATTATTTGCAGCTTCAGGAAGTTCTTCATTAGGAACTTCTTTGCAAGAAGATGTTTCCCTTATGATGGTCTTGGGCAATAAGATTGCTAATTTTATAACAGCAATTGTAAATTCACTTTATGGCAACGGAACAATTCAGTTTAAATTCCACATCCTTCCCATTACCTACCATAATGAGTAGGACATGATGAACAATTATCTTAAACTGGCAAGTTCCGGATATTCGTTCTTATTACCAGCTCTTGCTTGTGGTATTAGTCAAAGAGAGTTAGGGACTCTTAAAGATTTAGAAAATGACGTTCTTAATCTTCGTGAGCGACTGTTACCTTTAGCTACTTCTTACACCCAAAGTGGTAGCGAAGATAATAGTGGAGGGCGACCCCAGAAAGATGATTTAGACAAGACCGAAAAGACAGTAGAGAACATAGAAAGTAAGGACAAAACGGGAGGATGAGAATGAGCAACATTCCTTAGAACTTCCCTATTACATTATTCGATTCGGCGTCTTCTGAAAAGGTATCGGATACGATCACACGTAAGCGTGTAGCGATTTTTTATAAAGGCGAAAATCGAAATGGTGCGTACATCAGTGATGAATTTGCTGAAAAATTGATTAAGACCCTTCCTTATGCTCCCATAAAAGGTATTTATGATGCAGATTCTGAAGATTTTAAGGATCACGGCACTTAGAGAACACAGGGTCGAGTTTATGGAGTGGTTCCCGAAAATCCGAACTTCGCTTGGGAAAAACATAAAGATGAAGGTGGGATAGAAAGAGAATATGCCTGTGCAGACGTGTATCTCTTTACAGCACTCTATAAAGAAGCTGAAGACATTGCGGGGAAAGGGCAGAGCATGGAGCTTTACGGACCAAGTATCAAAGGGTCTTGGGTAATGATAGACGACAAATCGCTCTATAAGTACACAGATGCTTGTTTCTTAGGTCTTCAAGTACTTGGCGACAATGTCATTCCGTGTTTTGAAGGAGCATCCTTCTTTTCCCTGCAAGAACAGCAAATATATTCACTGTTTACCGCCTTATTAGAAAAAATTGAATCAATAGGGGGAAAGAAAGTGGAAAATGAAAACACTTTAGTCTTTTCTCTTTCTGATAATCAAAAGCAGAATGCGATTTTCAAGGCTTTAAATCCTGAAAAAGTTCGTTATTATGTATTCGATACTTATGACGATTATGCTCTTGTTTTTGACTTCGAGACAGAGAAGACTTACAAGGTTGGCTATACAAAGAATGAAGATGATACAGTTTCTGTCTCTACCGAGATGGAAGAAGTTTATATGGAGTATGTGACCAAGGACGAGAAAGAATCTCTTGATTCCCTTCGTTCAAGAGGTACGTTCTCTGCTATTGTATCTATACTTGAAGCTAACGAAACTAAGATTAATGAGCTTAGTGCGGATATAGAAACCAAGACTGGTGAATTATCCACACTGACTACTGATAAAGAGAATCTTACAGCAACTATTGAAGGTCTGAACACACAGATTGAACAGTTTAATGCTACCATCTCTGAAAAGGATGAACAGATTACGGCATTACAGACATTTAAGAATTCTGCAATGCGTGCCGAGAAGGAAGCAGTAATTGCTAAGTATAGTAAGAAACTCTCCGCAGAAACTCTCGCGGTGTTTACTGATAAGATTGATAATTATACTCTTATCGATTTAAGAAAGGATCTTGCACTCACACTTGTTGAGTCTAACGAAGGTCTCTTTACTCTTGAGAATGGAGATTCAACTCCCGGTTATGTTCCGACTGAAGAAGATGCGTCTGGATTAACCGCAATTCTCGCAAAATATAAAAACTAATCGGAGGTTTAGATAAATGGCTATTGTTAAGTTAAACAAAGAAGGCTACGGTCAGATCGAGCTTAACCAAGTGGCTTTCCGCAGAGACGGACGTATTGAAGCTCAGTGCGCTCTTAATTCTGAGGAATTCCCGGTTGGCAAGACCGAGATCGGTTCCGTTGCGGAAAACGGTATGCTTTTCGCCATAGACAATGTCAAGCATGAGCTGAAGAAAGCTACTCTCGCTCTTGCGGCATCTGAAGTTATTGGAATCAATTATTCGACAGAGCATCTTTATGATGAGAGAATGGGTGGGAGTTATAAGTACTTCTACCTTCCTAATGGAGATACTTTCTTCCCTCGTCTTGGACTTCCCGCGATTGGCGACAAGTTCCATACGAACACAATCTGCTACGATAATGAGAAGTATGCAAATGAGGAAGCTATAGAGACTGCTGTAAAGGGTGTTGCTCCTGTTTATGCTGGAATCGCATCTGATGGTTCTGGTTACTGGGAGATCAGCGCAACTGCTCCGACTGCTGGGCCGGTTGCTCGTGTTATTGAGTTTGCGACTATGCCTGATGGACAGACTGGTCTTAAACTCCAGATTCTCAGAGTTTGATGGAGGTGCTATAAATGACAAACGAATTTAGAGAATTAGCTCGTCATGCGGCACACAGAACCGCTCCCGAGAATTTCGCTCTTGAGAATGTTGATACTGCATTCCGTGAGGAGCTGAAAAATTATTGTGGTTCTTATGCTATGTTTATGAAGAACCGTTATGACCTCTATCAGATCGTTATGGAGAACGCTGATGAGATCGTCCCTGCGAAGGTTATTGACGCTATGGGAATGTTTGCTGAGGTTCGTCAGGTTCCTCAGGGTCAAAAGACTATATTCAGACTCTCCAAGTTCAATTCGAAGATGAGAGCTAAGAAGTTCATCACTCGCGTTGGTCTGTCTGGTGTTTATGAGACTTTCCGTCTTGATAGCAATGATTTCACTGTTGAAACTCATGCAATCGGTGGGGCTGTTACTGTCGATTTTGAACGCGTTCTTGATGGCGCTGAGTCGATGGCAGAAGTTATGGATGTTCTTACTGAGGGTATTACTGACGCAGCATATCTTGAGGTTGCTCGTGCTCTTCATGACTGCATCACTGAAACCCGTATGCCGACAGCGAATAGAGTTATATCTGCTACCTTTGAAGGTGACAAGATGTTTAATCTCTGCAATACTGTCCGCAATTATGCTGGAAATGGTGGTTGTGTAATATTTGCTCCTCCGGAGTTCGTTGGTGCTATGGGTCCGGATCAGATCGTTCCCGTCTCCGCCGCTGGCGCACAGGGCATTTACCATCCTCAAGACATTGATATGATTCATAATCAGGGTTATATTAATCTGTTCAGAGGTACTCCGATAGTCCAGATTAAGCAGTCGTTTGTTGACACTAACAACGATAAGGTTTGGATTGACCCGCAGCTCGCTTATATTCTTCCTACTGGTGGCGAGAAGATCGTTAAGATCGTCATGGAAGGAAATACGCAGATGTACGATTGGACGAATAAGGATCAGAGCCTTGAGCTTCATCTTTATAAGAAAATGGGCGCTGCAATAGTTACGTTCTATAACTTCGGCATTTATCAACTGACGTCAGTGGACAACTCCAACTATTACAACCCTTACTCCAGACTTTGAGGCTTGAAATAACTTAAAGAATAAGTAAAAAGAGCCAATGGAATATAAAAATTCCATTGGCTCATGATTCAAATGCGGCTGGGAGGTCTGACATCAAATATGCCAAATTTGTATATTTCAATTATGACAGAAAGCTCTTCGGTCGTAGTTGATAATTTGAATCAATACGAAAAAGCAATGAAATCTGTGGCGCAATTTGATTTAAATGATAATCTCATTGCTGTTTTTCCTTCAATTACTGCCGCAGAGAATCAAACAAAAATTAGACATATACGAGAATGTGCAAATCAAAAAAGGAAAACCGCCGGAGGTTATTACTGGCGATTCTATATAGGAGAGTAAATAATGGAAACTACAAATATGATTACAATTAAATCGACAGTTAAGGCACAAGTGTCTATAAGCGTGCCGTCATTGAACCTTCGTCGGTTCTGGCCGAAAGTAGGAGCTATCCAAAGGATTCCTTTCGATCTTCTTGAACAGGCAATATATGAGCCGGGTGTTGAATATCTTTTTAAAACTGGTATCCTTTATATTGATGATATGGAAACCAAGATTAGGTTAGGTCTTGAAGAACCGGAAGCAAAGGAACCGTAGAATATTATTGTTCTTTCTGACACAGATAAAGATAAACTTTTGACTGGAACAGCGCTTAAGGATTTTAGAGAAAAAGTAGAAAAACTTTCTATTGAGCAGGCTCGTGAATTAGCACAGTATGCAATAGATAAGGGTATTACTGACTATCAGAGATGTGAAATTATGAAGAAAGCATCAAGAATTGATGTCCTTAAATGTGTTATGCAAGAACTTGATGACAAAAGAAAGGATGAAGCTGAAGCTGCGCAGGAGTGATTAAATCATGACACCAGTACAAGATTTGTACGATGCCTTCCTTGTTCTCATAGAATCTGACGAATGGGATTAGCTTGAAGAGAATGCTGCCAATATAGATTTTCAGCACCTTGCCATGGCGGCGATTCCGTGGTTCAAGTTCCCTCGTTGTTCTCTTGAATGGGATGAAAATGCAGAGTATTTTAAAGATGAAAATATAACCAATACAGAGATTCAGATTATTGCACTTTTCATGAAAGCTCTTTGGTTAAACCGTGTCATAGACACTTGGGAAAATCTACGCCCTTATTATACTGAGCGCGATTTTTCTCCTGCAAAACAACTAAGTGAATTTCGTTCACGTCAACAAAATTAGATGGAACAAGCAAAAGATTTAGAGAAAGTTTATTATCGTAGTATTAAAGGAAAACCTTATGATTATATAACCTTTGCAGGAGGTTAATCATGGATGCAGTAAAAGAAGGCTATTATAATCGATTAAAGAATCAGTTATTCGGCTGTCTTTGTGAGAGAGAAGAAGGTCATTCTTGGGAAGCAAATCTGGATGCCATTTTGATAGAACTTCTTGGTATACCGGAAAAAGAGAGAACAATCAATTACTATCGAATTTACTCTAAACTTGCAGCTTGCCGCTATTTAGATTATAAGTATTTTAGAAAGACTATATTTGATGCTATGGGTCTTTTGGGAAGTGGTTTATGAGTTATTTTGATATTTATAAGAAAAGAATGAATAGATATGGGGATAATGCTACGGATCGTCTTGAAAAAGGAAGACAGTAGAATTTTGAGAAGTTTTTGTATCAATCGCCGCACTATACTAAGTTTCAGTATAAAGATAAGAAAGTTGAGTGCGTTTTTGAGCCTTCCAGTCAGGATGAAACAAAGACTGTAATGCACGTTCTTTGCCGCGTTGGCGAAAAATTCAATCCCGGTGATATAGTAACTATTTGTGGTAAGAGATATATGTTCTGGTATTGGGATGAGAGACAGGATAGTGGCTATAATAGATGGAATGTTATTAAGCTCTCTCAGTATATTGAATGGTTGAATGAGGACGGAAGTACGTGGTCAAACGAGGCGTATATATGGGGACAGACCAATAATATGTTGAAAAATGAGCTAAAATCACGCTCTCGATCAGCTACGCTATACCTTGAGAACTTACAGTTAGAGTTCATGATTATGCCAGCAGATCCCCATCTTGTTGTTAATAGCTATCTTACTGTTGAGGTTGCTGGTATTAAAAAAAGTTACCGAGTTACAGGTTTTGACCATGTATCTACTCCCGGTATTCTTTATGTATCTATGGATCCCACTCTTGAACGTGATCTAACTCCATCACCGGAAAAGAAGCCTGAAGATGATGATAATGACTACTTCTGGCTTGGTAATATAGGAGGTAAGTAATGGCTGAATCATCTACACGCTATTTGCAAGAGATGGGACCGAACCTCATTAAGATAATGAAAAGACTTCTTGCAAATCAGAATCTTTTGCGGCTTCTTATTTACACAGATAAAGATCCTCTTTCCAAAGATAAACCTGACCTTACATAGGAACAGGCATATTAGCAAGGGGATAATGGTAGTATACGTATTATACCTATTATTGGGACAAAAGAGGACTCATCTTCTATTATCACCCTTAGAGTTCTTAAGGGTATTCCTTCTACTGGTAACTCTGAATTCCTTGATATTTATTTCTCTATTGAAGTTTTTGTTCCTAATGAACAATGGATTATAAAAGGTGATAATCTTCGCCCTTACTCCATTATGGGAGAAGTTCAGCGTTCTCTTGAAAATAAAAATATTAATGGTCTTGGCACAATTCGCGGTTCAGGGTTTTCCGTGAATTTCTTTACAGAAGAGATGAGTGCCTTTATCATGAATTACAGGATTGTCCAGTATAACTAATGAATGCCGCAGTATTTATAGGATAGCCACTTCATTTCCGTAAAGGAATTGATGTTTATCCTCCGCTTATTAAAGATATGCTTTCATTACCCTATTACTCTTCCGCAGTTTAGATTTTTACTACTTCACAAGAAGATATTTGGGATATGATAGCAGAAAAAAATGGTAAGGCTCCTGATGGAACTCCGATTACAGATGCACCAACACCATTTGAATTAATGCTCAATAATTAGTATCATCATCCGGAAATAATGAAAATAACAGAAAAGGCTTTCGAGCTATTTACTCATGAAAAAGTTCGTATTATTCCGGAAAGTAAAATAATTTTGTTTACGAATGGGATTGAGGAAGTTAAAGAAGCACGTTTTTTGCGTACTATTGAGGAATCTGATTTCTTTGACTTCCAGAATCTTGTGCGGCAAGTCGTAGGGAAAGATCCTGTGGAGCCGCCTAATCCTCACGAAAAGCCTAAAATAGCTATAATTAAAGCGAAAGGACGTTTGCGTGAACGAATTAAGTAGAAAAAAGGAAATCAAAATTCAATTTCATTAGATACACTTTTAGGCGCATTATGTTGTATGAATTTAGGACTAAACCCTCTTAATATCGGAGAGATTCCTTATCCATCTGCGGCTCGTCTTTTTGAACTTGCGCAGAATAAGGAGAAATATGAAACTGACCTTCGCATTGCGACGGCTGGTTTCGGCAATAGCAAAGTTAAACCAAAATATTGGATTAAAAATTCTGATAATTAAATCAGGAGGTAAGTTAATGGCAAGCATACTTGATCGCTATGGCATTAAGGAAGTCGCTGACTGCGTCTTTTATAAAATCGATCCGACCACTGGCGGACCGGGTGCTCCTGTTCTCTATCTTGACTCTTTAAAAGTTTCAACAGTTGAACAGACTGCAAGTTCCGTGTACGCGCAGGGCGGAAAGGGCAATCCTCGCTTAATAGGATGGGATTTTGGTAAAGAAATTACAGTTACCCTTGAGGATGCTCTGTTCTCCCCGAAATCCATGTCAGTTATGTTCGGCAACGGCACAACTGAAGACCTTGCAAAAGGCAGCAAAATTCATAAGATTCTTTCTGTTAAGGGTAAGACAATCCCGACGACTTGGAAGGATGCTAATGGCAAGGATCATGCGATTCCTACAACCAAGAAAGTTTATAATGAGGTTGGAGAGGAAATTCCTGAGGGTGAAATCGCAACCAAGTTAACAGATTCTTCTGTATCTTATGTTGTATTTGACATAGATATAACTGGTACCCAGATTACTGTTGGACCGGACACGTTCCCGGGAACTTATTATGTTATGGGCGATACTTTCGCAAGATCCGAAATCACAGGCGAGGATGAATATTTCCAATTTATCCTGCCTAAGGCGAAGGTAACATCTGAAAATACAATAACCATGGAAGCTGAAGGCGATCCGTCCGTGTTCAACCTCAACCTTGAAGTGCTTCGTGCTACTCTTACCGACGAGGAAGGAAATTCTGAGAAGGTTATGATGAAGCTCGTCAAGTACGACGTAGACACACAATAATTTAACTTAATCCCTTAATGGGAACAAAGAAGGGCGTAGGGCTGTTCCTCGTCCTTCTTTTTTTGGAGGCGAAGATGGACAATAACATATTTGGTCTTAAAGAAATATATGATTGCATTTTTAGTTCCACTTATGATATAGAGATAGGTAATCGAATAATAAAAGCAGGAGAACCGATATTAAGGTTTGATTCTCTTCAGTTAGCAAATTTTGATGAGATAAAATCACGTGTAAACGCAACTGGTGGTTATAATAATCAAACTTGGGTAAGCTGGGAGAGTACTAAAGAAGTTAACTTTGATTTCTCTCAGGGAATTTTTTCTAAAGTTCAATTAGCTATTTTAGGAAATGCGGTTTTAGAGTCAGTGGAAGATGTAATAGTTCCTAAAGTAGAGAGCTTAGAACTGGATGAAAATAGACAGGTTAAGTTAAAATATGTACCGTTAGAACTTTTTATATATAAGAAGGAAAATGGCGAACCTTTAATGACATTTTAGCAAGATGAGTCTATATTAACTTTTCCAGAACTTGAACCTTATACAGAGATAGAGGCTTATTATAATTTTACTTATTCGAAAGCAGATGTGATAACAATTGGTCGTCGTTTAGTCACAGGATATCTTACAATGACGGCAAAAACGAGATTAAAGGATGATAAAACAGGCAAAACGGTCACTGGTGTTTTTAGGGCACCAAAAATTAAACTAATGTCTGATTTCTCTATTAGGTTGGGTAATGATGCGTCACCAGCTGTTGGTAGCTTTGCAATTACAGCTTATCCGACTGGGTCAAAAGGAAGCGAAAAGGTAGTTGATTTCATACTGCTTAATGATGACATAGATAGTGATTTTTAAAACGGCATTAGGGGCAATCTAATGCCGTTTTCTGTTTTGTACGAATGAGGTGATGGATAAATGGCAAAAACTGAAAAGATCTATCGCTTTGGTATTGACGTAGAGGCAACAACTTCACAAGCATAGAAGGATTTAGCAAGTTTAGGAGAAATATTAAAAAGTCTTAAACTGCCAGATTCAACTAAAAAGAGCTTTGGTGAATTGTTTGAAACGGCAAATAGTAATTTAGAGACATTTATTGCTTTAAGTTCCAAGACTACTCATACTGAGAAGGATGTCAAGGATCTGGGAAAAGCATATAATAATGTATCTAATGCAATTGCTATGATGTCTACAAAACTTGCGGGCATAGAAGCGATGGATCTAAAATCTCTTTTACCGAAGGATTTACAGAAACAATTAAAAGAGATTCGGGGCGAGTTATAGTCTCTTCAAGATTTGGCGAAAGGGGATAATTCAGAACAGATTTAGAATTAGACAGCAAAGGTAGAGAAGCAGAAGGAAACTGTTGATAAACTTACAAAATCTGTTCAAGAATTAAATGCAACTCTTGCTGAAGGCGGCGAACAATGGAATAAACAGAACGCCGCAAGTCAGGCTGCTGAAGAAGCTGCTGCTAAATGGGATTAGGCTACTAAGGCTGTTAAGGACTATCAAAGCAAGCATAAGAGCATAATGACTCAACAGGAATATGAAGAGTCAAAGGAGAGAACTACAACTTATAGAAAACAGCATGAGGAATATAAGAGATTAAGCAAAGGCGAAGATAGTGTTTATTAGAAAGAAAAAGCTAAAGCTAAACAAGACTTAGAAGATAAAAAATAGCGCCTCGCTTAGACTAATCCTGATAAAGCAAAGAAAACTTATGTTGAACTTGAAATTTAGGTAAGAAAATAGCAAGAAAAATACGACGAATAGTATAATAATCTTGCCAATACTCGTCGAAAAGACACCAACTTACTTAAAGCTCAAAAGGACATTAATTAGGAAGAGTCGCGGCAAAAAGAGTATGAAGAGTATAAAAAGCTCATAGATGCTCAATAGGAAGCTGAAAAAGCAAAGTCCTCTGCTACTCAAAAGGCTTAGAAGACGTCTGAAGAAACAAGTAATTTCGCAAAGAAAGCAGAAGAATAGGCAAGTAAGTTAAGTAAATAGCAGGCTTAGCTTCAAGAATATGAAAAGAACTTAGAAGCTATAAAGAAAGCAGCTCAAGGCACTGAAGGTCTTTAGAATTTAAGAAAAGTTCTTGCTCAAATACAAGGTGTTGATATTTCCGAGATTCCCGAAGATTTAAGTGATATCGAGCATCTTATAGATAATCTTGAAAGCGAAAAGATAAAAGAACTTGCCGCTGGGATGACTAAATTCCGTGAATCAACTGATCAAGCAGGCAATACGGTCGTCAAAACCATGGGCAAAGGTACTGAAGAAATTAATAAACAGAAAGATAGCATAGACTCTCTCGATGCTCAAGCTAAATCTCTTCAAAACTCCTTCCTCAACTTCTTCTCCCTTACAAATGGTTGGTCACTTTTACAGCGTGCTATAAAAAATGCTTACGCTACGGTTAAAGAACTCGATGCGTCCATGACAGAGATTGCAGTCGTATCTGAATATACGATCGATGACATCTGGGCAATGAGAGGTAAATACTCTGATGCCGCTACCGAAATGGGAGCAAAGACGATAGACCTCGTTGACGCTACGAAACTCCTCGTCCAGCAAGGTTTGTCCTTGAATCAATCACTTGAAACCGGTATTGAAGTTACAAAGATGGCACGTATTGCTAATCTAAGCGGTGCAGATGCTACCAACCTTATGACGGCATAGCTTCGTGGATTTAATATGGAAATGTCTGAAGCAAATCGAGTCAGTGACGTTTTCTCGAACTTAGCAGCAAAAACTTAGGCAGACACTGAAGAAATTGCGGTAGCGCTTTCAAAGACTGCTTCAATTGCTAACAGTGCCGGAGCATCCTTTGAGAATACGTCAGCGTTCCTTACACAAATAGTGGAGACCACGAGAGAAGCACCGGAAACTGCCGGTACTGCTCTTAAAACGATTATCGCACGTTTTCAAGAATTAAAGAAGCCAATGAGCGAGATTGGAGAAGTTGAGGGTGAAGTTGTCGATGCAAATGCTATTGAAACAGCACTTAAAACTGCTAAGGTTGCTCTTAGAGATGCAAATGGAGAATTTAGGAATTTCGATGATGTAATTCTTGAACTTTCATCAAAATGGGAAAGTCTGGACGTAATGACTCAACGTTATATATAGACAACTTAGGCAGGCAGCAGACAGCAGTCCCGTTTCTTAGCCCTTATGAGCAATAATGAACGTCTTACAGAACTTGTTGGATATGCAAATAACGCGGCTGGAGCTTCTAATTAGCAGTATGAGAAAACACTTGAATCTTTAGAAGCTAAGATTAATAACCTCAATAATGCAATGGATATCTTCTGGACAAATCTTGCAAATAATGATGTTATTAAAGGGGCAATTGATTTACTCACAAAATTCCTTAATGTAATAAATGGAATAACAAACGGATTAACACAAAGTTCTAATAAAGCAGCTAACTTTATGGGTTCCCTTGCTCAGTTAGGGATTGTTGTAGCGGGATTCGCAGGCGGCAAGAAGATACTGAAAGGTGGAGTTGAAAAAATAGGTGGCTGGTTCCTTGGTCAAGGTAAAACTAAAGCTGATGCTGCTGGTGTTGAAGATGATGGAGCTTATCAAGAAGGCTTTGTGAATGGCTTTAAAAAGAAAGGCGGTATTCTTGGAATACTTAAGGAATAGAAAGAGAATATTAACACTTTCTTAAAAGATGCTAAAAAGTTTGGTCAAGATTTTTAGACAGCTTGGAAGCAGGGTGTTTATAGTAAAGGAGACTTTTCTGAAGAAACTAATGCACTTTTCGAGAAGTAGAATGTAATAAAAGAATAGCAAGGAGAAGATTCTCAGTAGTATAAAGATTAGCTTGAACAGGCTGAAAATGCTGGTAATAAAGAAGTTGATCTTAGCGGTGATAGTATAAAGACAGCAGCTATTCTTAAAGGGCTTTTTGGTGATCAGTAGTCTCGTACCGCAGCTGTAGCAGGTTTAGGCATGGAAGATACGCTTACTGGAAAAGTTATGACCGCTCTTCCTCTTGGTTACGCCGCGGTTGCTGCTGCTGTTACGGTCGGCGCTGCAAAGGCTTGGGATTAGCTTGAAGTTACTACGGATGAAAAACTGGAAGAGGTTAATAAGACTATCGACCAGTTTCAAGATAATATTTCTCAGACTAACGAAAAAATAACTGATTTAAAATCCAGTCGTTCTACTCTTCAAGGATTAAATGATGACTTTAATTCTCTTGTTAAAGGTAGCGCAAAATGGAAAGAAAAACTTGTAGAAGTTAATCAGCAGGTTCTTAGTTTAATTAACAAATACCCTGAACTGGCACAATATATTGAAAGAGGTTCTCAAGGACAAATGACCATTTCTGAACAAGGATGGGATAAGGTACTTGAAGAACAGATAAAGTTAAGCTCTATACAGCAGACTGCACTTGGAAGTTAGAGAGCGCAGCAGCATAGTCTTAATAATCAGAAGTACGCTGAAAGTTAGATGCTTTAGGGCGGAAAGAGTGACAGAAGTTAGACTGTCGTTGGCGTTGATTCTCTTGTTGGTGTCGTAGGATTATAGACAACTGCATTTATCAATCCTATTGTAGGAACTATTATTGCAGGACTTGCCATTGGAGATATTATTGCAAAACTTGTTTCTGGTAAGACTTTAACAGGACGAATCGCTGAGGCTGCCGATAAAGCTAATGCAGGAGCCTCTGCCAAGCAATACCAGACCATGTTAGAAAATATGGGCGAAAAAGGATTAGGACTTCAAGATGTGGAAGCTCTTCGCAAAGAATTCCAAAAAGTCACTGAAGGAACTGGCAATTTTGATGTCTTTTATAATAATCTAAGAGCTATGGGTGATAACCTCGAAACAGTTACCAAAGAATCTTATGCAAATAAACTTTAGCAAGAAGGACAGAGAAAAGCAATTCTTTCTAATATAATAGCTAATAATGAGTATCTTTCTGCTCAAGATAAACTTATTAATTAGATGGAAGGTGCAGCGGAACGTTTAGTTAATGTAGATGTTAGCACTGATGAGTTAGAGAAAGTTCTTGGTTCTGATCTTTATAAAGCTGAAGATGGAAAGATTAAAGATGCTTTAAAAAAAGAATATGCTTCCATAATGGGCATGACTACTGATGAAGTAAATGCTTAGCTTAACGATAAGAGTTTAAGTGAAGACACCATGGCACGAGTCGTTTATGCGAAGAGACAAGAAGATGAACTTTCGGCTAACATGAAAAAGACAGCAGACACTTTGAATAAGCTCAATAAATCTGCTGATAAAACAAGTTATAACATGGCTAAGAATATTCTTGGCAATGAAGGGCTTGATCTAACTGGTGGTCAACTTTAGAAGTTAAGAGAATCTGGTGAATTAACAAAAGAAACTATTAAAGAACTTTTTGATCAGATGGGTATTAGTGCTGAAGAGTTAGGCACAACAATTGAAACTGTTTTTGAATATGTAGAGAAGGCTTAGAGCGCTGAAGATAATTTATTTACTCGTGCAGCTGAAAAGAATATTGGAAGTGCAGCAAGAGCCGCGGATTCAAGTTTCGTAAATATTGCTGGGGATTTGTCGTTTAAAGTTAGAACAGAATTACAGAATAGTATTATACAAGCATTTGAAAAGGGTGTGAGCGTAGAAGAATCTCAAGCAGTTATAGAATCTTTATTAAGAAATATTTCTGAGGCGAACGTAGATGATTCTGTAAAAACTCAAGCATACGCTTAGCTCACAGAACAAAGTTTATCAACGGTAGATGACTTTAATAACTTACGTTCTTCATTAATTAAATTGGGTATTGATATTTCTTTGACTACTGAGCAAGTTACAGAAAGTCTTAGTTTATTACAGGATATTGATTATGCAAAAGCTGCGAAGGGGATTTTGTCTATAAAACAAGCTATTGACGCAACAATTTATGGGCAGAAAACTTATACGGAAGCGCAAGTATCTGAGCTTGGATTTACAGAAGATGAACTCATGCCTATTATAGATTAGGATGGTAAAAAAACTTACTATTATGTCGGTCCGAAGAGTCAAAATAAAATTCAGTCAGAAAATAGTTAGAATGGCGGATACACAAAAACAATAGATGCACAAAGACAAGAAATTAAGAAAAAGAAAAATTATTGGACAAATACGCTTAATAATTCTTTAGCTGCTTTAGGAGTTTCAGATTTACAAAATTTACAAGAGGGCTACCGCATATTAAATAACTACTTTGGTTAGGGATAGTCAAATGTTCGCTCTATTATAACTTAGGGAAATACAGAAAGAATAAGAGAGGTATTAAAAACTGGATCAGGAGAACGCGATTGGGAAGTTCGTTATATTGAAAAAGCGATTCCTTGGCAAGAAATTATGGGACAAGTCCAAGCTAACGGTCTATAGCAAGATGAAAGAGTTAAGACTATAAGAAACTTTTTTGGAGAAGAAAGTCTCTTTAGCAGTATAGATGGAGCAACAGAAAAATATTGGAAAGAGAATTTCGGAATTGATGTTGGTGGTATGCTTGATGATGAAATCGCCGCTAAAATTATTTCGGGTGTAGATGAATTTGATCTTAACTCCTTATATGAAAAAATAAAATCTAATATAGGATATGTAGAAAACGCATCACAAGAGGTTCTGCAATTAGAAGAAAAACTTGCCACATTAACTCAAAATGTGCAAGGAGAATCACTTGGGTATACTTATTCCTTAGTTTCTTCAACAGAATATGGGTAGTATGAAGAATTCGGAAAAGATTTTTATAAATATCTTATTGCTCAAGCTGATATCGTTGGTATAGATGAAACACTTCAAGCTCAATTAAGACAACAATTTGCCAATGGTGGTTCTATTGCCAATGATTTAGTATGGAGCGCAATTGAAGAAATTAATACTAAAAAGGCAGCAGAACTTCTGGGCGATAAACTTAGTGAAATTTCTTCTAAAGTAGATGTTGTTGATAAAATAACCGATGAAGCAGCAAAGAAAAGCTATAAGAAGTCTATCATAGATCAGTTCTTTGGGGACAATGCTACTAATATAGATACAGAAAATATAGATGCTGTATTTGATAACCTTCGTGCCGCGGCAGAAGGCGGATATGAAAATTATTTAACATTAATTAAAGCAAGCCTTTCTAAAACCAGCGATACTGCGATTGATGAAACCACAAAAGTTATTTCTAATAGTTCAACAGATATTAGTGACACTCTTTATAATGCTATTTAGGGCGGTTTAGTTGACAAAACCAAGAGTGGTGTTATTGACTCTTCATTGATTGGCTCTTATGTCGTTGATTCTGCAAATACTGTTAAACAAATTACTCAGTCAATGATTGATCAATGGATTAAAGAAGGAAGAGATTAGGTCGAAATAGCAAAAGTATTAGATCCAATAGCTTTCTTGGAAATGCTTACTTCTAAAGATCTGGGTAATCAAAATTCTAAATGGGAAGCCTCTTATGATTGGCTCTATAACCTCACTAAGAAAATAAACAAAGAACTCCGTGAGCGCAATAAGTTGGAGAAAGAAGAGAACAATATTCTCGATGCTCGTACCACAACTGTTGCGAATTTACTGGATAATATTAATGAGCAGAAACAGTCGTTATTACAGTCATTATCTTATGAGAATGAAAGATATACGAAGAGACAAAGAGAGTTGGCTTATGCAAATAAAACTGCACAAGACAAAGGTATAAGGCAATATGTTTGGATGGACAAAAATAATACTGTTCAAATTAACTATGATGAAATACGTGAGGTTACTGATTCTGCAAAAGGTTAGCTTATTCAACAAATGGTTGAAGAGTATGAATTCTTACAGTCCGAATTTGAAAGTATTGAAGATAATCAAGATGAATATACTTCAGCATTAAAAGAAATTAAGACCAAGTATTTACAGGACAGCATTACCCTTGAAAATGAACTTATTGAAGCTATTCATACAGATAGACAGAAGCAAATTGACAAATTAAGTGAAATTAATTCTTCTATCAATGATGCCAATAGCCGTATGATGGATAAGATTTCTCAAGGTATTACTGACATTAGAAATGCAAGAGAAGATGATAAAGCTCTTAAGAACATTCAAGAAATGGAACAGAGACTTGCACTTCTTCGTACAGATACATCTGGTGCTAATGCTCTTGAAATCCTCTCTCTTGAGGAACAGCTTAATGATGCTCGTACTTCCTATGCCGATACTCAAGTTGATCACGCAATTGATGAAATGACAAGACAGAATGATGAAGCCGCTCAACAAAGAGAATGGCAGATTCAATTGTTAGAGGATCAGTTAGAGGCGGATAGAGAATATGGAGTTCTGGCGGCACAAGCTAATGAACTGATTAGAGCCGCACTTATGGATGGTAGCGAATCTTAGGCGAATACAATTAAGGAGATTCTAAATAAAGCAAGCGATAATCAGTCACTTGGATACTATGGACAACAGGATTTCTTTGATACCATGCAGGATAAGGTTGTTAAGGGAATTGCTGGAGCTGTCTTGAGTGCTTCACCGGAATACGGTCAAGAAGTTACATTTACTGATAAAAATGGAAATGTGCTTACTGGAAAAGCCCAAGCCGATGGTTCTGTTGAAGTTACAAGTGGAAAAACAAAAACTTATTATACCAATGTATTTGGTTTTGAAGATAACACAGGCAACTTCTCTTATATGCAGCATTAGAGCGGTAAAGCATTAAGCCAAGGTGTTTGGGAACAGCAGACCGGATTAAAAGCTAATACCGGGAAAGTTGATTTAGTTAAAGTTTCAGAAAGCACACTTGAGGAAGTTAAATCTATTAGAAATATATTAGATAAAAATTAGGAAAAAGAACGGAAAATACAAGAAGCAAATAAAATTTTAGACAATTATGCTAAGAGTACTACTGGCTCACCTAACGGACGTTAGGGTAATGCAATAATTGCGTTAAGAAAAATCTTTGATACAGATACAGAAATGGTTTCATATTTAAAGAATTCTGGTCTTTCAAAAGATTAGTTAGAACTTTTCTTATCTATTATAAATAGTTTAAGTAATAATTCTACCAAAAAGTCTTAGAAAGCAGCACCTGCTCGAGTTATTACGACTGATATCCGCCCTTATGCCACTGGGGGATTGAACACTTCTACTGGTCTGGCATGGCTTGACGGTACAAAAACCGCACCAGAATATGTTCTCAATGCAGAACAAACTCGCGCATTCCTTTCCCTTGTTAATTCTCTCACATCTTATTCTGCAACTTCGGCACCTCTTGGTAATAACTATTACAACGTTCAAATAGAAGTTGACCAATTAGCCAATGATTATGATGTTGAACAACTCATGAACAAGATGAAGCGCGTAATTGCTGATGACGCTCTTTATCGTAACGTTAACGCAGTAGACTTAGGCAGGAGGTAAAACCTATGAATCTAAATGCAACCATAGATCGTGACGCCTTCACTGGTTTTACATTTGGACAATATCATAGCTCTCAGTTTAATATACTTCGTGTGAGCGGAGGATCTCGTTATGATGACGAGGTTCTCCCCTCGGCGAAGGATACTACTATCTCAGTGGCTGGGGCAGATGGGTTGTTTTATGTAAACAGTACAAAAAGTGAAAGAACATTTAATTTACAATTTGCTTATGATAATTTGAGAGAAGAGGATATTCTAAATATTAGAGAGTGGCTCTCTCCTCGAATTGAACAAAAATTAATTTTTGATGAAAGACCTTATAAATATTATTGGGCAAAAGTGACTGGCACACCGAAGTTCACATATATTTGCTTTGATGATATGGAAGATCCGAATAAAAGGGTATATAAAGGTGAAGGTACAGTAACATTCACCTGTTATTATCCTTATGCTAAAAGTATTGCACTTTACCAAGATAAGACTGCACTTCCTACTGTTGACTTTGCTCAATGGAAAGATGTCCTTCCTGTTGCGGCACCGAGTGCAACTTCAATCTCCAATTATGGGCAACTTCCTATGCCGTTTCAGGTTCTATTCTCTGTAAGTTTAACAGAATATCCAGATGGAACTGATTATGACAATATTAGAGGTTCTCTCAGTCTTTCAACTAATACGAAGAAATAGATATATTTTCAGTCTTTGTCCAAAAACTTTGATTATATCTATGACTCTGACCTTCACCTTATTCTTTCAATAGGAAGTGATAAGGTTGCAGAGAAAAAGCTCGCTAATTTTACTTATAGTCAGATGGAATAGAAAAATGGAATTATCCTTGCAGGCGATTTCTTCTCTGTTCCAGTAGGTGATAAAGAATAGACTCTTGTCTCTTACGGCTTAACTATTCACGACATTTCCTACAAATATATCTATTATTAAGGGGTGAAAAGGAGTGGCAGAGTTGAACTCAAAATATGAGTTATCTGTCTGGACTGATTGGACTAAAGGAACAAGTACAGATAACCCTCTCGGCTATTTGAATGAAGAAAAAGTAGCCGTGATAGGTGCAGATACAATGCACACAAAAATTAGCGCTTTTGATATTAACTATAAGGAAAATATCAATGGCGAAAAAACTCTGACATTTAGCCTTCCCGCAAAGTATAGAAATGAAGAGGGGATTCTTCTCGACAATCCCCTCTTGAAGTTCTTAACCAGTGAGAGGAAGGTGAAATTAAGAGATGGTGATTATGAATTGCCGTCCGAGAATATTGATGAAATTGCGTCTTTTATGGCAAGTGAAGATGAAAATAAGATTTGGACGGATTTTATAATCAAAGAGATTCAAGAGGACAGTACCAAATGGGTTAATACCTATACGTGCAAGGAACTCCATGTGAACGAGTTGGGTAAAAATGGCTATTCGGTACTGCTTGATGATTCTCTTGGTAATAATTATGGGACATTGCGGCAGTTATCAGAATAGATTCTCGATGGCAGCGGCTGGCAAACTAAGGTTAATGGCATTTATTATGAAAGAGTAAATGAACCATTATTTGAGTTTACTCTTAAGGCGCCGATTGATTTAAAGGGTTTAGGAAAAGCATAGGACGTTTCTCTTACCTCCAACACTCGTTGCTATACATTCTACTCGCAAGTTGAATATGATAATGGCTGGAAGTTTAAGAGTGGCTTAGAGAACATTCAGATTATCTATTCCAAGGCGGCATTACAATACGACGACCAGTATATAGTTATTGATGACGAAAATATAAATTATAATGTAAAGGCTTCAGATATTGTCCTCGCTTCTCCATTGATATAGACTGGAGCAGGTAATGATGTTATTGGTGTGGCTATTCAAGGCGGCAAGTTTGTTGATAGTCAGTTATCTATATATGAGCCAGTAGCAGACAAGCAGGTTCTTGTTTATAAAAAGAATGATAAGAATATTTACGTCTATGCCAACACAGAGTTCCTTAAACCTATTATGGTGCGCAATTTACTGGCGAATTAGAGTGACTTTATAAATACTTCTGCTTGGGAATCTTCACCTGAAAGTAGTAGAGTAGTTCTCGCAACTTATCCGATACTTACAAAAGATGAGATTGAAAAATTATTAACTACTAATGAAGGTAAAGTTGAAGCCACAAATTATCTTGTTCCGGGTGAAACCGGTCAAGTGCTTTATAATAAAGGGCTTCGTGCAAATAATGTTAATCTTGTTAGCGGTAATAAATTTGGTTTCCGTTTGATAACTGTGCCTTCTATCTACAATAAGACAAAAGGTGAATGGGAAGCTGTAGAATCTGAAAACGGTTCTTGGACTGTTGATTTTGGCTATTTAGATGAAGAGAAGAATTTTGTTTCTGTTTCTTCTCTTGAATCCACATCTCTTTTAGACAAGTCTGGTAATGCTGTCACGGGTACGTTCACCATTGATGGTATAAAAGTTACAAACTACAATAAGACAGTTCATGAACCTGTTCTCAAACTTATCTGTTCCGTCTCTGGAGCTGATTAGGATGGCAACTTAAAACCGAACGTAATCTGTCCCCTTATTAAAGAAATTTCACTCTTCAATTATTATGAACAGGAAATTACAGACAATGGTACAACTCGCAAGTATATCGTGACTCCCGGTGAAACTCCTGAGGTTAATCCCACAGTAACTTATCATGCTTATCAAATAGAGTATTCCTCTGATGGCAAGGTAATGAGGGAATTAGCTACTTGGAAAGATAATGAAGATGTGCCGACTTCTATTGGTACTCCTGTCATGAATGACTACACAGCTATTCGTCATATTAATGTGAAAGAGAGTAATTACTTCAATAATGTAAGTGATTTAGCTGAACTGTTTGGTTGGTGGATTAGTTTTGAAGTGCTCCATGAGAAGAGTGGTAAAATACTATATAGAGATGGAGCGCCGCAAAAAGTTGTTCATTATTCACGTTATCACGGCAATGATTACCTTAATAATGCCGGATTCCGTTATGGTATTAATGAGAAATCAATTCAAAGGAATAATGATAGCAAATCTCTTGTAACAAAACTGATCGTCAAGGATAATTCCAATGAATACGCGGAAAACGGCATTTGCTCAATTCGTGCAGCTCAGTCTAATCCCACTGGCGATAGTAATATATATAACTTCACTTATTATATTAATCAAGGACTTTTAAGACAGAGCGAAGTTCTTGATGATCTTTATGGAACTTAGAATGGTTTTAACTACTACAATAAGATTCACTCTATCATGGAGAAGTACAAGCCTCTTGAAGGACGCCTTATTGCGGCAGAGGGTGCACTCGCTTAGGCTGAATCTGGTATACAATTAAGTAATGAAACAATTACTGCGGGTCAAAGTCAGTTAGAGCAGTTGAAGCATAACTATGAATACTATTATCAGCAGAATCAAAAATATGGAGCAGTTCAAGAGGTTGATGCTTCCGGACAACCTGTCTTTGATGAAAATAATAAGCCGGTTTATATAAAGGATGCAGATGGAAATATTATTTATCATCCTGACCAAGCGCCAAAATGTGTATAGGTTGCGGCTTCAATTTCAGTAGTTTGCGCCCAGATTAATCAATAGAAAAGCGATAAGGCGGAATATGAGAAGCAGATAAGTTACTATAATGAACTGATTTATGGTAAACAAATAAGCGATTCCAGTGATCAAAGCTATAAAGGAATGTATTATCCGAAAGGCACAACTTTACCTGAGTATAGTTCTTGGGGTTGGCTTAAGGATTATAACGCAGAATCTGATTCTTTTACTTCCTTGCCGACAGATGAAGAAAAGCTGGAGTCTGGGCCTCTTGTTATTTCAGTTGAGGCTTATCGTCGTATAAAACAAAAGTACGATGCTCAATTTTATGCTAAGTATTCTCGTTATATCCAAGAAGGTACTTGGAGCGATGAATCTTATATTGATTCTGAACTCTACTATCTGGATGCAAAAAAAGTTTCTGATCAGAATGCTTATCCCAAGACTACGTACACTATTTCCGTAGTTGATGTAAATTGTGTTGATAAATATGAGACTTATAAATATAGAGTTGGCGACCGTACATATATTGAAGATATAGAGTTCTTTGGTTATCAAGCGGTTCCGGGTTATGTGGATTTACTCACTCCGGTCAAGAAAGAGGTTATTGTTAGTGAAAGGTCAAGAATGCTTGATGACCCTTCTCGTTCTACAATAACAATCAAGACCTATAAGAATCAGTATGAAGATCTTTTTTCCAAGATAACAGCTACTACACAATCTTTACAGAGTGCAAGTGGGGGTTATCAGAGAGCTGCAAATATAGTTCAACCTGATGGCTCTATTCGTATTGATTCTCTTGCCGATGCTTTTAATGATAACGCTTGGACAATCGCAGCAAGTGCTACTAACCAATATGTTGAATGGGATAGCGGAAGCGGTATTACAATTACTGATTTGAAGAATGCCCTTGCTAAACTCCGCATCACTTCTAATGGTCTTTCGATGACTATTGATGGCGGTGAAACTTGGATTAATGGTATAACAGCAAATGGTATTAATACAACTGCGCTCCTCGCTGGCACAATCACTACTGATCAGATTAAAATTGCTTCACCCTCTCGCGGCGCTGCTGCTTTTAACTGGGTTGAAGATGGCTTAAGTGCTATATCAAGAGATGGTGCTAATAAGTATGTGCGTTTCAATGAATACGGTCTGTTTGGTACGACTTCTGGTTATAATCTTGATGAACTTTTAAGACAAGCTGAAGCCGAAGGAAAGAGCGAAGATTACATCCTTAATCTCATAAAGGAAAATAGTAACTTCTCCTTAACTTGGAATGGAATGTCACTTTCTTATCAAGATAATTCCCTTTCTCTTTCATAGCTGAACGGTCTTGAAATCTTCCCCGGATGGCTCTTCAAGAAAGAGGAAATACTTGATTAGAACGGCGAACCTACTGGTGTCTTTAAGGATATCGATGCTTTCGATCCCTCTGGAAATCGCTATCAAGAAGATGACAAAATTCCTGTCCTTTCTGTTGGACGTTATTATACAACTATTACAAATGACGATGGAACAACCTCTGGTGCAATTCGTTATGGAATGATCATGCGAAATGCCAAAGGTGAGATTACCTTTGAAGTCAATGAAGAAGGTTCCCTTTCTCTTAGTGATGCGACATTCACTGGCAAGATTCATGCACAAGAGGGCGACATCACTGGTAAACTTCTAATAGGAGTTGAAGATACAACTGCCGGAATATCAGGTACTGGCGAATATGCCTTTTGGGCTGGTAGTGAATCTTAGGCAACTGCACCGTTCTCAGTTACTCATGATGGACGCTTAGTAGCAAGTGATACTTTAATCTCCGGTATAATCAATGCCAACGGAGGTTCGTTTAAAGACGGCACAATAGAAAATGCCATAATCTCGAATGCAGTTATAAGCCAAACAAGATTTGACGAGAATGATTCTATAAGCTATATTGGTAAGAAAGAGGATAGAGAAGCATATATTAATATCAATGATTCCTTCTTAGTTAAGGGTCAAGGCGATGTTTATGGAGAAATTCTCTATCTGGAAAGGAATGAATAGTGGTTAAATGCCGCAACAGAACCCAAGGCTGATGAATATAATATAGTCATTGGTCAGGGTGAAGATGTTCTTCTTATCTATGACCCTCGTACTGAGAAAGATTAGAAGAAGGAACTGCTTAAGGTTAGTGATGATGGTAATGTCTTCATTGGCGGTAATCTTTCTATACCTACAACTACGGTACGTGATCGCATTACTCTTGGCGATGAAGAAAGTTCAATTATTCTTGAATCCACTTAGAGTGGAGCCACAATTCATACATCTGACTATACTTCCTCCGTTCTTGGAACAGGATGGAATATAGATTCAGATGGAACTGCAACGTTCAATAATGCAGTTATTCGCGGCACGCTTTCTTCTGTTGTATTTGAATATAATAAAGTATCGGCAGTTGGAGGCAATTTACTTATAACTCCGAGTATTGTTCTTACTTCTGACATACCAATTACTTCAGGCGTCGCTGACTTAAGTACTATACTTAATGCTGACATAGAACAGAAGGAGATCTGGTCAAAGGTTGATAAGGTTAAGATAGGGGATTATGATGAAGATTACACCCTTACCTATGCAAATGACGTCTTTACTCTCTATACCGGCACCGCTCTTGGTACAGTACTTAGAAAAGGTACTTCAATTGTAAGCCGCTCAACTCAAACCAATTCAATTCTCCTCACCGCCCAGTCTTCTGGTGGCCCTCGCATAGAGATGACCTATGCCGGTACTGGTGCGAATAAAGTTGTTATTGGAAACCTCGAAGGAGTTGCGGATTCTAATTCCTATTTCTCTGGTATGGATTTAGGATATGGATTTTATGCAGACAATGCCTTCTTAACTGGAAAGCTCTATCTTCCCAATGCAGGTATTACAAATGAAGGAGATTCTTCTACTTCTATTCGTTTCTGGGCTGGAGCAGTACCAAATTCTAAAGAAAATGCCCCTTTTAGAGTTCTTCAAGATGGTACTCTTTATGCAAGTCAGGGTATCTTCTCTGGCGTGGTTCAGGCGACAAATAGTACTTTTAGTGGTCTTATCACTGCTTCAGGTATTTAGTTATTGGATACAAATGAGGAGACAGTGGATGAAAATGAAGGTCATTTCTTCATAAGTCTTTGTAATATTGCATCTGATGGCTCTCTTACTAATAGTCCAAGTAATTATATTGCAGATTTTGACCAATATGGCTTAAATCTCTGGAAGGGAAGTCTGAGTATCTTCTCTGATACTTACACTGGTACACCTTATTATATTAATTGGGCAAATGCTGATCAGGCTTTTGAAACTCATTATCCTTATTCTAATACGCCCTTCCCATCCCTTACATTTGTAGATGAAGAGGGTCAAGTACCGCATCTTTCTTCTACTGGTCTTTCGACTTGGTTACGAGAAGAAAATGAAATAAGTGGTATTAAGCTCTTCAAAACTTCAATTAGCTTTAATAAAGTTTTTCCCAGTAAACCCACTTCTTATTTAGATTGTGATAAAACTCTTTGGAATTCTGAGCAGGGCAAGATTTCTTTAGAGGATAATAAATTAAATATTGATGCGTCTGATGTTGAGCTTGTAAAATCAACTGAAGGTTCTGTCGTATCGATAAATAAAGATACGCAAGTAACATCAGTAAATGGTGATCTTAAAATGGGTGATATACAAATTGAATCCATTTCTGATGGTCTAATCTTTAACTATATAGGAGATGAATGATAATGGCAGATAAATTAGCACTGGCATTGGATAACGGCTATCGCTTAACCTCTGTCAAAAAGGATGGAAATAGTTATACTGGATTTGGTTATTACAGTTATAATATTACTACTTATTTTAGTGTTTACTATTCCGCAGTTAGAAAACCGAATAATCCTAATATCGTTCTTCTTAGTATTGATCCGTGTCTTCGCATGGCAAGCAGCTGTTCTAATGGGGCTGCTTGCTATGCCCTGCCTTCTACACTTTATCCGGACATACAAACTGTACCCGCAGTGAATACCTATGAAAATGGTTATTGGGGATTTCTTCGTTCTAATACAGCAACTTCAATGGTTAAGACAAATGGATGGTTCTATTTATTTGGGAGTCAGGCAGATAATTAGACAGTAAGACAAGATGGGGTTTATTGGACAACACTGGAAGTTCCGGTAGACTCGAATACAACAACTTGTACCTATGACTTCTTCTTCAATAACTCACTTGGAAAGGGTAATGGTTATTAGCATATATATAATACAAATTCTTATGGCGCACGTTATAATAGAATGAGATTCCAGTTTGAAGTCCCTCTTGGTTATGAAAATAATGGCGGTATTGAAAGTATCAGTCACAAGAAAAGTACTTCTGGCGGCACTTTAAGTTGGACTCAAATAATTGGACAGATGAATTCTGTTTCTTATGAAGTTCAAGTGGAACATGGTGGGGCTTGGTATAAGTTAGGAACAAATGTTACCTCTACCGATTCTTCTCATTCATTTACTTACACCTATGCTGATATCACTGCTGTTTTAGGAGCGGATATAAAGTGGAATACATATAGGCTTCGCATTGTGGGAAGAAATACTTATCCTGCAAATACAACCTATTATGGTTATTCTAATACTCTTTCACAATGGGAACCTCTTGTTCTTAGTTATATGATTAGCGCAAGTGAAGAAAATGGAAGAGTAGGTTTTGGCTCTACGCTTCAGCTCATACCAGCAGGAGGAAAAGAAGGTACAATTTTTCAATATGAAGTCGTTTGTAGTAGAACGAATGAATTTGTAAATCCTGTATTTACCTCTTCCACTGATACAACTTACAGCTATATAATTCCAACAACAGACAGTAATGGCAATGCACTCGTAGGGTATACTCCTTCAGTACCTTTTCGTCTTACAATTTCAGATGGTTATGATACTGTTCAAAAATTTATTTATCTTGAATTAGGTGTATCAATTGAAAATGAAATTACTGATATACCAACAAAATTTAGTCAGGGAAGTACAGTTAAAATTGAAGCATAGAAGATAGATGAAAAAATACTTAATTATACCTCTTTTGACTCTACTGTGGAAGTTTATGCAGAAGTAAATGGAATTCAATCGCTTTTAACTACAACAACTACTCCCACTACTCTTACTCTCGGCGCGTTGCTCTATTCAAAATATGGTAATATTACAGAGAATCAAGAGGTTAAAATTACTGTTTACTCGACTTCACAAGTTTATTCTGTAATCTCAAATACGTACACCTTCATAATTACACCTTTTGCAATACAAACTACTTTAGCTTGTGTTGCGAATCAAATGTTCTCTAATAGTCAAAGCACTGGACCTTGGTTCTTAACCTCAATGAGCACAGACCCATTTGTTGGTGAAACTTTCCAAACTATCTTGACAACAACTGATTCCTCCGCTTATTCTTTCTCATTTCAACAAAAGAAAATCGGCGCAGGTGAGAACGAATGGATAGATATTTCTTTGAGTAAAGCTAATTCAATTCAATAGGTTGATGGTAATGGTTCATCTCTAACTCTTATAAATACTAATACTTGTCCTGCATCTCAAACAGGTTCAGTTGTTACAGTTACGTGGAAAACCTTAATCATTGCGGCTTTACTTACAGGTATTGAGATGCGCGCAAAGATTACTCCCTCCTATTTGAGCAATCCGATTATAAAAAAATTCACTTGGTTAGGGTTAAATTCTTCTTCAATCTGCGCACTTGACATTAAGACTTTAAGCGCAAAGTCTTGGAATCCTTCTTCTGCTTCTTTCCTTGATTCTAACAATGCCATCATAAGTAATAAAATTCAGTCTAAAACGGCGATTAATTACAACAATACTCAAGGACTTATTACAGGGAACACTACTTGGGGAGTTTATTCCATTGACTGGGGTACAAATGAGAACTTTAAATAGACAAGCATGAACGAAGTTCTTCAAATAGTACAAACTCTTGCTTCTGATACAAAAGGAAGAGAGTTTGAGTTAAGCATGAAGAATTCTTATACCTTAACTTCTGGTACACTTACCTCCGTAACTTCTAATTTTCTTATAGATTCTTCAGCTTGGACATCAGATCTTCCAATTGATTTAACCTATGGTTTAAAGAAAGATTTTGTTCTTGAATTTAACTATGCTCCTATTGTCTATACAAAAGATAAAACAGAGACTATTCTCTTAGAGCAATGTAAAACTCTTACATTCCCCTCTTTTACTTTTAATACATTTTCCAAACCTTATGATTTAACGGTTAGCAATATTCGACGCGGAGAAGGTGATTCTTAATGGCAATTTTTATAAATGAGTTTGGTACAAATCAAACATTTCTTCAAAATAATTTCATTGAGTTGAACCTTTCCGCAGAAGATTATTCATAGAACAGCTTAATCTTTCAATATCGTTTCCTTTACTCACCTCTTTCATGTGTTGAGTCTGGCGGCATTGCTTCCTATGAGGAGAACTGGACAGCTACGAGTTGGGAGAAAGCAGAATTATTGACGGGTACAACTTATCGCTTATCACTCTCCTCTTTTGGTTCTGATTGTGCTTTTAAAATAGAAATAAGAGCTTTAGATGAAAAAGAAAATCTTTATTCTGATTCATCTTATTCCGCAGTATTCTTCAGTTTTTATAACGTACTTCCTACTTTCTCTTTAAGCTCGGTTCGTATAAATGCTGATGAAACTGCCGTTGCTACATACTCCATTGAGGATTGTGGTTTAATTAAGCCGGCTAATTCTGGTTATTCTAAAATGGCAAGTGATTCCTATTTAACTTCAGTTCTCACAAGTTTTGAGGCTTCCAATTCTTCTCTTATTGTGACACTCAATTGTGGCGATAGGGTGAATGATGGTTTAGATGTGAAGAAAACCTATACATCTGATGATCACGTCTTTACCAACTGGCTTTCCTATTCTTCTAATGGTACAATAAATTCTTACATCAATAAAGCATTCAGTTTTACTCTCGATACTGCAATCTCTTCCACTTCTTATCAGCTTAAGTTAAATCTTCTCGATAAGACAGGATAGATAATTGGTATTGCTGACGCTTGGAAAGGAATTGACCATGCTTATTCCAATATCATAAAGAGTGAGTATAGAATCCCGCCTTTCCAAATACTCAAGACTGGCATTCAAGTGAATCGTCCTTAGAAGGCTTTAAGTAAGGGTGGCGCGATTATCAATTCTGATCCGAATACGACCGAATTGGAAAGGACTCACTCCTTAGAGCTTACAGACATACCAAGTTCAAGTGCTTTATGGACAACAGAACAGAAACCGTCTGTTAACTTTAGGCGCTTTCGCAATAATGAAGAAGAAGAGGGTTCAATTACCCTTGAATCCTTTTCTCCTTCTGGTGATCTTAGCGTTGATTTTGGTTTAACGTTCGATAAACCCCTTGTTCTTAAAGATGATCAAGGTAATAAATGTATTTTCAATTTTTCTAATAATGTCATAACTCTTATGATTCAATCCATTACTGGAGAAATTAAACAAGTTCCTCTCTTCCTCCTTGGACAGTCATAATTTGACTTTCCTTTCAATTTATGTTATACTAAAAGAAAAAAGGAGATGATATTATGACAATCCAAGAAGGACTTGGAATTAAGAGTGTATTAATGAAGTTTGCAAACTCAAAAATGAGCTTTAAGACAGGATATAAAGTAATGAAAAATTTAAAGAGACTTGATGAAGATTCTCACTTCTATCAAGAACAATTTAAATCTCTTATGGAAAAGTATGCAGAACCTAATTCTATAACTACCGATGGTAAGTTTAAAATAAGAACTGGACTTGAGGATGAAGCAAATAAGTAGTTTAATGAACTTTTTAATTGTCCTATTGAGCCACTCCCTTACACCTTTTCTGGCGCAGAACTTGAATCTCTTACTCTTACTCCTGTTGAAATTGGTCTGTTAATGCCTCTTATAACAGAATAAAAAAAGAACCGCAGTTTTGATTAACTGCGGTTTTCTTTATAACCATGAGTCGTCTCCAATGGGTGGCTGTTCTTTATAATTCTCGGCAAAATATTTACCAATACAGATTGCATCACTTTCATCATCAGTGACTTCTAATCCATACCATTGCTTTACTAACATCTGTGCGCTTCTCTTTTGGTCAATTCTCTTATTTCCTCGAACACCACAATGATGGCGCCAAGTCTAAATAAGAACAGTCTTAATTATACACTTTGCTTGCATCGTAGTAATAATAACTACACCCATAACCTGTGCCAAGAGTTTAAAGATGTCATGTGCATGAACCTAATCAGAGGAAGAATTGATATTAGGATTATACTGAACTTCTTCTATACCGACCATATCAGGTTTCCAATTAGCAATCATTGAATTTAGCCAAGTCTAAAGTTCAAAAAGTCTTTCAAAAGGATTAATCTTTGTTGTTTCAAAGACTCCATGTCCTATAAGTTCTTTTCCATCAAAGATTGAATAACCAGTTTTATGACTCGATTGATCTAAAGCAAGGACTCTATAAACTCCTTCTCTCTTAGCCTTTGATGACATTTGTTGTACAGGAGCTTTCAAATTAGCAATACAAGTAGGACATATGCGGCGATTCCTTAATTTTGACCAAGTGGATTCTACAATATGACCTTGCGGACATTGGAACCTCATAGGAGATTGAAGGTTCTTATAAGTGCTCTCTTTACATGACCAACCTTCAATCTCCAGTATTTTATTTATTCCTTCAAGTGTGATTCTCTACTACACAGAGCATCACGTCAGCCCCGTTCCCCCAAAACCTGAGTCTCTATTGAAGCCGATTTCCTCTATATTTTCTGACTCAACGAAAACACAAGTAGGAACTTCTACAAGTCTCATTTGGGCAAAACGCATTCCTTTAGTGATAGAGATATTAGAACCGTAAAGGATAGAAGTGATATGACCATCTTCATCGAATGCAATATCTTTAATTTGCGGTTCATTATTCTCTATAATAACTCCAATTTCGCCTCTATAACCTGAATCGATTAAACCGGGTGAATTGGGAATTCTCATATGAGTTCTGGAAGATAAGCCGCTTCTTGGTTGAATAAGAAAAGCATATCCGAGCGGAAGGGCGCATTTAATTCCAGTTTTAACTATCTTAGATTCGCCGGGAGCAATTTCAACATCTTCAGTAGCATAGAGATCCATTGCACCATCGCCAGCTTTAGCATAGGAAGGCATCTTTGCGCCTTCCTCTATCTGAATCTAAACTGGTACTGTTCTCTTTGCAATACCTTCAGTTTCATTTATAGCTGTTACAATGAATCCATAGATTCTCTTAATAAACATAACTTTTTGAGCAGAGACAACTCCACCGAGACTACTTTCGACCTCTTTCATGAGAGCTTCAAACACTTCGGTAATATCATCTGCTTTAAGTCCATTTGCATTTATTGACTGGACAAGTAAGAGTTTTTCATTCGGGTTATTAAGTCCTTTCTCTACTTCGTTCAAAATTTGTTCACTCACATAAGCAAACTCATCTTCAGGAAGTAAGAGAGTTGAAAAGATTACTCTTGCACCACCATCCGCATCAGTGAAATTGTCAAATATACTTTCGACTCTTTCGGTAGATTCTTTGACTTTTTTGATTATTGAATCTCTATTAACTTTTATTTCTTTATGTTCATTATTTCTGTTATTTTCCAATTTGCAACCTCCGTTATAAGTTCCGAGTAAGGAAGTGTTTCAATCCATTGACAGAATGTGTGCCATTCATCCAATTTATGATTTTTGCGAGATTTATACATATTAGTAAGCACCTCATAATTAAGCATGATGGTTCTCTTCTGATTATAACTTGACGGAAGAAGTTGAATCATCTGCCACCAATACTTCTTGTCTTTTGTTTGCAAATATAAGTTTCGGTATTGATTGAGTGTCTGAATTGTGCGATGTATGAGCCATATAGCATTAGGAAGCTCTACAGCATCTTCACCATCTATATATTCGATTAAAGGTTTTTCTCTTGCAATTAGATGTTCATGACTAAAATCCTCCAGCGTAAATTCCTTTTCAGCTATCTTGTGCATTGTGCTACATGAATTTGCTACTGTTCCAACTTTATAAGTATCAAATTCTTTCCACCAATAAAGCGGTGCAATAATATCCATATAGACTATAATCATGCGCATGAACTTGCGATGGTCTATACCTGCATTGCGAAGACGAGTCATGAGGTCAAGGTCGTTTGAGCCAATAAATTCATTCTTTTTGTATGGCTCCCCGTCCTCAAAATAGTATGCACAGTGTTGATTATCTTTGCATTCATGACATTTTGTTTTATTGTAGCAAGGGATGAAGCTATCACTCTTCTCCCAAGAATTCATAGGATTGCGCATTCCTCTAATAACTGCTTCCCATTGAGCTAATGAAGGAAGAACTACATTTTCTATTTTTATCATTCTTTTATCTCCTTATCTCATTTTCTTCATTATAACATATTTTACTAAAAAAATCAAATTTTATCTTCTTTTTCTTTAATTTTTTTGTAAAGACCGCAGTGGCATATTCCTTCCTCTTGTTCTCTAAACTCCTTGCACATACATTTAGTATCAGCATTTTTTATTCGCCGACAGGGGCAATAGTTATCATTAGCTCTCAGTGCTGCGATTATATTGTCAGTGTTCGGTAATCTTTTTATTATCATTCTTTGCTTCCTCCAGTATTTTGCCCATCTTTTCATAAACTTGTTCCATTTCTTCGAGACTGAACTCCTTATACTGACAGAGAGAAGGAAGAAAGAGAAAGTTATTACCATATGTTTGAGTTAGTTGTTCATACATTGCATAAATTTCATCAAATGGCATTCCAACATCATAATAAATAACGTGTTCAAAATTCACTTCTAAGACCTCGCATCTAATTCTTCTCCAATTCTCTTAGCATACTGATTAGGACTTGCAAGTTTAACTCCAAGAATTTCATCAAAATGCTTTTCTTGATTCGGAACATAACGACCAAACTTAATTATAATGTTCTCATAATGACTTAAAAGTTTGAGAAGTTTTGAGCCTAAATACTCCATCTGTTCAACTTCTTCTTCCGTATATCCAGTATAAATAACTATTGGATCTGGTGAGTAATAACGAAATTCCATTATAAATGGTATGAGTTCATCTAAAGAGTCCAGCGGTTCCAGTCCGCCACATACAACTGCTTCACTGAGCGGGTCGTTCATATAAAGAGTAATTATTGCGTCAGCTGTACATTCTAAATCTGATTCATGTACTAATTGACTATTCTGACACATTTTACATCCTGCTTCTTTCTCGCATTTGAATGTACATTTAGGAAATGCGAGGAAGAGAGCGGGAACTTTATAATTTTCAAAGTTTTCCGCCTCAATTCCTTTTAAAATCATTTTTCTTCTCCTTCCCACTGACGCAGAGCGTATTCTTTTTTTCTTTCTTCAGAGTAAGTTCGTACACTTACAAAAAATCCGACTATCCTTGTGTACTCTGTAACAGTTTTTCCGCCGCAAACTGGGCAGATTTTTCCATAATAACCATGATTTTTAGCACAAGCCTGAATCCGTGGATTAAATGCAAAGTAAGTGACCCCTTGATCTGCTACCCAATTTAACATATTCCATGCTTTTTCTTTTGTAGAAAATGGAGCAGCGAGATTTATGTGTAAAATTGACCCGCCATTACAGAAGCTGTCAAACATTGCGGCTACACGAGTACGTTCTGCTAATGTTGCTTTGATTCCAAGCGGAAGGAACTGATTACCATAAAGAGGGAGATCCTTAACAACTGTATCCGGGAAAAAGAATTCATCTTTCTTCATTAGCTTTGCCGCGGCTGTCTCCTAAGGAACAGCTTCACAGTTAATCATGTAGTCTTTGCCAATTTTAAAAGCATTGGCGACTGCGTGGATAGTATCAAATATTTTCTTGCCAAATTCTTCTGCTTCTTTTGTATAATATACATGATTAAACTCATCTTCTCTTGTATAGCCAAAAGTTTTGAGAGTTTCATAGACGCCTATAACACCTTGGGTAGAGTAAAGATGAGCAAAGTCCACCAGCCCATAAGAGAAATTTTTAAGAAGTCCTTTTTCAACATTTCTCTTAATTATATGTCGCACTACATCAAGTATTTTGAGATTAAGTTCAGACATTTCTTTAAGGGCGAGAAGGTACTCATTTTCAGTTTTATTTTCAAGAGCCAGTCGCGCGAGGTTAATTGTACTTACTTTAACAGAACCAACAGAAAGTGCTGTACCACCTATACTGTTAAAATAAAGTTCAGAGATGTCGCTACGTAATCTGCAGCAGTTTGAGAGCGAACTTACGGAATCATCAATATAGAAGTTACTGTCACACCATTTTCTATTATGTTCGCAAGCCCAACGAGCAAATTCTTCATCTGCAAATTTTCCATTTTTTCGAAGAAGTGAAATCGTTTCAACCGGATAAGTAAACATATTCTGAGAACGAATTTCAGAGATAATAGTGAGAAAGAGCTTTTGAAATTCCATAATGTTTTCAATCTCATCAATCATAAGAGAACCATCAGGGAATATAGCACCGCCAAAAAGTGCTATTAAATACTCATGATCAAAGAATGAAACATTAGTAAAAGCTGATTGGGATGAATTACGAAGAAAAGGCTGATTAACGGCATACACAAAACGTTGAATTTGCTGCTTACAGTATCTTTCATAGTCTCCGCAATAACCTTTTTGCTTATCTCTACTACAAAAATAATAAAGATAGGGAATTAAGTTAGGAAGACCGACAGCTCCTGAAGACCTGTTACAGGCATAAGAGATGTACTCCTTAACAAAATCAATGAACGTATCCGCGTGTTTAGGAGGTTCAGCATTAAAGTTATCTATAAAGAAAAGTCCTTTTTCTGCGAGATCTTTAAGATCGTAAGCATAACAATAGTGTTTAAACGTTGATGTATCTCCATCATGCAGGTAAAGATGCCCGTCCCACAATGCACGAAGTGCTGCATTGGCTGTCTTAAAACCATATTTCTCATTCAGTTCACAATAAATCTTATGATAAGCAAGTAACTTCATATGCGGTTTAGGCATTTCAGTGAGAAGTGTAACAATATCTTTTTGACTCACATTAGCTGAACCATCTATGGAAGAATCTGCAACTGTATCTTTCTATAAAAAATTATCTATGAAGTCCGTATAGCTAAGTTGAGAATCTGCAAAGCCATTCAGTCTTGCCATATCTTCTCCATACTCAGCCAACATCTTATTGAATGCAGTTGTAAAGTTCTTATTGAGCTTTATTCCTATATTCATCTATTACCACCTTCTTCATTATGAGCTTTTATAAATGCAAGAATCGCGGAAAAATCCATTCTTTCTTCATTCTAATCAGCTTCCATTGCCGGAAGGAGATCTATACCCTTTTCTTCCATTTCTTTTTCATCTTCGCATATTTCATAATTAATATGCGCCTCATCTAATTTCTTTTTAACTACCGAGCATCGAGGGCACGTCGGCAATGTATAAAGTTTAACCATTTTCTCTCACTCCACAATATTTACAATAACCAGATTCAAACTCATGCGGACAGATGGTTTGTAATGCAACATTTTCTTCTCTCAGCTTTTGTATTTCTTCATTCAAGATAAACGTATTCGGGCTAAACAATTTCTGCATAGCTAAGTTGTTCTGGTTGATTTTTTCCTTTATTTCCTTTCCTGTGAAAGTAGCCATTTGTCTGACCTCCTAAAATTTTTTCTTTTGTCGTATAAAACTGCGGTTTAAGTATGCCGTTTTCTGGTCTTACATCTTCTACGCCATACATATACCAAAAGAGTTCTTCTGACTGATCTTTGATAAACTTGAACAGATTAATCTTCTCATCACGATAAAGGTTATCGTAAGAATACTTACAGAAGATAAACGGACAGTAAGTAAATCTTGTACGATGATGAATATAGTTTGCAATATAAAAATTAAACATTTCCTAATACTGCCGCCATTCAGGTTCTACCAGAAAATCGTTCTCTAATTTAAGTAAAATCTTAACATCATAGCTCTATAAAAATACAGCTTGAAGCAAAATCTGTGGAAGTGCTGCAATGAAAGAATCATGAGTCCAGTATTGATTCGTTATTCGATAGGTAAATTGTTGACGATAAGAAGAGAGGAAGATAAAAGATTCGTCTGGCATGAGAGTTAGCATATCAATATTGCAAAGTCCTCTCATTTTCGGTAAACTACCCCAATCTTCAAGAGCTTGTGAAGTCGTAATTCTAATGGGAAATTTAAAACCGAAATAACATCTTCTGTTTGCTTTCACCATTAAACCTCTTAGATTGTCTAATGAATCTTTCACAGAAGTAATTTCCTTATCATGATTCATATAATAGAGCATATGTTCAGAGTCTTTTTTAGTCTGTTTATCCCATCCTAAAAAGCTCAAATCTTCAGTCGTCTGAAATCGAAAATGAATGCTTTTCTTCATTTTTTTATAAAGACTCAATGTCTCGCCACCTCGGTCATAGAAGCGTTCCATACAATTATAAATTGAAGTATCAGCAACACATCTTTCTATTTCTGTAGGAAGAGGGGTATACACCCCATTGTTAGGTGCATACCCTCCCCATTTAACTTTTGGATCTTCGATAATATACTTGGGATACTCGAAGTCCTCATAATCTTTTCTTATATAGACTTTCGTGCATTTATCTGAACTAAACTTCTTTTCCATTTCAACTATATCATGATTCTTCTTATGGAACGCAGCAAGTTTCATGAGTTCAAGGTTGAAGATGGTCTATGAACGCCATCGAGTTAAATCCCAGTCAAAGTAAACCGATTATACTCATTCGGCATTCACCTCCATTCTTTCTGTTTGTAGTTCTACGGATCCATCCTCATTAATTTCTTTTATGAGAATAAAGTGATGTTTATTTGGATCTTTCCCATACTTTTTAGCAACGAAGATATTTTCACCACGTCTCATGCCATTAACGATTAACTTAGTACCTCTTTGAAACCATGAACGCTCAATAATATGCTTTTTACCATCTGCTCCAACTTCACTGATCTGTTTATCATACTGCTGCATAACTCCATAAGCCTGAACTATAACTACACCATTTGTTGTGAGTAATGTAATCTGACTCTTTAACTTATCCTTATCTATTACTGTGCCAGCAATTGAAGTCAGTTTAAATAAATTAATAATATGACCATCTTTTGCTTTAAAACTTGAAGCTATTTGCGGCTGCTCAGGTAATGACCAGAAATCTTCAACCCCAAGCGAGAGAAGATCGGCATATTCAAGTTCATGATGATCTTGATAGAAGCAGACGCTATCCATACTCCACTTATCTGTTGTTCCGGAGGCATATTTCTTGATGATTTCTTTTATCAGAGTGTCATTAAGTTTCTTTAAAAGTTCATCATGATTTGCAACGATGTATTTCTTCACATTTGCCATATAAGAATCATAAATTTTCTTCCAAGTACTTGCTGCGATTGAACAAATTCCATCTTCCACTTTCGTTAAGTCGAGGTCAAAGTTTTTCTCGTAGAATTCCATTGCCACATCGTCAAATTCAATTCTATCTGTTTCTTTATTCTTTAACTTCCTTAGATATTTATTATAATTGAAGACACGACGTTCAAAATCAAGTTCTTCAGGTAAAAGTTTATAATTTATGAGAGTTCCAACATTCTGCAAAGTTAATTTCTTTTTTACACCTGCTTCTTCACCGAGGCAATCATACATAATTGAACGACGATCACCGAATTCATCGAATGCTCCACATTTGATTAAATTGACTAACTGGGTTTTGTTTACTTTAACTTTTGAAAGGAAATCGGCAATTGAAATATAGGGACGATGTTCCATTATATCATTAACTACATTTTCACCGACCTTAATTATTCCTTTCAGTCCATATCTTATTGTATTATCTGCTATGTTCGGAGTATATGTGTACTTTGATTTATTTATATCAGGAGGAAGTACTTTAATTCCTCTCTTCTGCATCTTTCCAATTGCCGATGCAATCTTTCCATAGCGAGAAGTTGAACCAGATGACTTTTCTTCTTCTTCATCATCTTCCTCTTCTTCAACCTCTTCATTGTCTTCTTCCTCTTCTTCATCATCTTCTTCAGGAGTAAACTCTGCTCCACTATCAACTATAAGATTTGCTGTATTCCAGAAAATTATAGGATAAAAACGAGCGAGATTCATTTCTTGAAGAGCTACGATTGAGTAGGAAAGAGTATGTGCAAGGTTAACATTTGTTTGGACTATCCCTTAACCTACGACATGATTCGTTTAGGTTGACTGATTATAGTCTCTGAGCGTCTATCTTTGCAAATTTTCTCGCCATTCCATAAGGCTCGTCGTATACTAAAGCCGCAATTTTTTTAATATCTCTATCTCTAAAAATTTCGACTTTATATACTGTTGCTTCTCCTTCTTTTGTTGACTTTCGAGTATTTAAAGAAACATTCTGTAAGAAAAGTCTTTCTTTTAAAATTTTTTGAAGCCATTGAGCAAAATCAATAGAAGCTGTCATAATGTAAATATTAGGTTTTCCTGTAACACTATTTTCATAAACACAGCCGTCACCATCGATAATACCTCTAATTAAATAAGGTAAATATTGATATTCTTCATCTAACAGCTGCGGTGGCTGAAGAGTTAACGTTTTCTTTTCAACTATGCCAAATCGAGCTAATTGAGTTTGGAGTTCCTTGTTATTCAGAAGAACTCTATATCGCGGCTAAGGGTCGCATCCGTTAATACCGCTTCCGGGTTCACTTTCATAGCATTTATATTGAGTTTTTGTTTGTTGCGCTATAAAAGCTATACAATCTTCATCAATTAAATCAATTCCTATGCCATGAGGATAAATATAACCATCTGTTAAAAGTAAACCGATTAGATAGGCATCAAAATCACAAGTTATCTTCTCTAAAGAATATTTCCATTCTTCTCGATTTTTTCTCGCTAAAGCTATCATTTCCTCATAATTATCTGGATAATACTTTCGGACTTTATCAAGAATAGATTTCTTAGTCTTAAACTTGTACTTCTAACATAAGACATCTACTCCTACTCCAGATATATACTCTTCAACTATTTGTTTTTCTTGTTCTGCGTTATACTTTGCAGCGCCCATGTTATCATCTCCTTGGGTTATTGATTTATTTCAATAACAAGAAGAATTAAAACCATAATCATACATTATTTGCATTCAGATATTTCGTTGCGGATTATAAAATATATATCTATCTTTTTACCATACCTAAAGCATTACCTTTCGCCGCAAATAAATTTCTTTATTTGTTTGGTAATAGATATTTAACTTACTTTCCCGCAGTTTACAGTCTTTATTTTACACGTTATTTCTAACGCGACAGCCTTAACCTTTTTAGTCAAGCTGTACCCTCTTTGTGATGCTACGAGTACATTCCAGACATACTCACAAAGTTTTTTATCACTTCCTCTTTCTTCCACATCCTTCCAGAACTGAGTTTCAAATGCCTGATAATCCTTTGGGTTTTTCTTTGCAATACTTTTTCTTAACTTATCTGCTTGACCAAAACTATATCCAGCTATTTCTTCACATCTCATAAGCTGATAAAGATCTTCCTGTTGAGCACTTATACCGTTTGAGTAGTCAAGCATAGAATGAAGAAGTTGCTTTTGATGCTCATTTAATCCGTAAGAATCCATCTCTTCATCCCATTCATTTTTATTACTTAAGAATCTTGCAAATTTTTCAAGCGGACGTTCAGCATCTTTTGATGGAGCCATAAGACGGATCACAGAGTTTAACGTTGCCAGAGATTCGAGAGTATGAGGTTTGGTTAATGCAATACCACTTATTCCGGACTGTTGCTCCATTTGAAATAAAGAAGTAATCTCATTGTTCCAAACCATTTTCCACATTTCATTATCAGATCTATTCAGATTATAAACTCCAAGAACTTTCTCATAAGTTTCTTTCAGTGTAGCTTCACGTTTCACATAACCATATTCACACAAAAGGTCAAGACAAGTTCTTATTTTAGTCAGACCTTCCGTTGCCAAAAGGTCTATCTTAATAAGTGAGAGGTCTTCTAATTCATGTAAGTCGTAAGCTGTAATAACATCACCACTGCTGGTTCTCATTATCCCACAAGTTTCTGTTATAGGCTCCTCAGTCATAATAACTCCACCTGCGTGACTACCCACACCACTAATCAGACCTTCAATACCTTGAGCTATCTCCCAGAGTTCAGGATAATTAGCCATTTCAGCTTGGAACGCTTTATTCGGAGCTATACCGTTTTCTTCATCACCATAGTAAGTCTGCGCAAGAGTGTATTGAATTCCTCTTTCTGCACCTATCAACGAACTGATGTAACGGGCTACGTCTACATCAATTCCAATCGCTCTTGCCGCAGTTAATATTGCAGAACGCGACTTTTCAGTTTTAAAAGTTGCAACTCGTGTGACTTGATCTTTTCCGTATGTGTTCTCCAATGCTTTTATACAACGATCACGTCGATTTGAGCACACATCTATATCTATATCAAGTACCGATGCTCTGTCAGGATTAATAAATCTTTGGAAAATCAGAGGAGCCAATTCTCTTGTCGGATCTATCTGTATTATTCCAAGAGCATAACAAAGATATGATGCCCCTGCCGAACCACGCGACGGACAGATTATTGAATCACCATCTGTCCAGTATATATCAATATAGTCGGCAACCTGAAGAAGGTATCTACTCCAAGATACGTTTATTTTTCTTCCTGCATCCCAAGTGATTCCAAGCTCCAAGTCAATTCGATCTATCTTTTCTTTAATATCTATTCGTTTTGGCTTATCTTCACTATCTTTCCCATTTAAAAACTTTGTAATTCTCGCTGCAAACTGTCTGTCCGCAATATCTTCACTTTCAAAATAATTTCTGAATCTTGGAATTTTTTTACATATCTGATCAATTACTGCAACATCTGTAATCAGAGGAACATCAAACTTTTCTTTCGGAAGATAAGGTATATGAAGGGGTTTAAGAAGTGAATAATTTTCTATTTTTTCATTTATCTTATTTGTCTCATTCAAACCTTTTTGAACAAATCCTGCGCCGATCTGATCGTCCATTCTTTCATGAATTTCTTCTGTACTCATCATATAAGTTGCTTCATAGAATTCATCCACTTCTCGTTCTCCATTCTTACTTTTTAGGAACGCTTTATGAATTTTTCTATCTTCTTTCTTAGTATAGTGATGGTCAGTTGTTATTATGAATGGTGTATTAGTTAATTGTGAAAGTGCAATTAATCTATTGTTACAAAATATTTGTTCTTTACTAATACCCGGTTGAAGTTCAAGATAAAAATCACCTTCTGCAAAAATCTCTTTCATTCGATTTATCCAAGCTATGCAGAAATCTATTCCTTCACTCTCACTTATTTTTCCATCTTTTATTTGAAGTAGCTTAGTCCCAATCTGTCCTCCTATGCAGGCAGTTGAACCAATAAGATGCCCCGGATTTGCTCCGACTACTTCAATTAAATCTTCATAATAGGTAGGTACTCTTACTTGAAATTGTTTATAAGCTCTTTTCCATGCTCTTGAACTTAATTCGCAAAGCTGTTTGTAGCCCTCATAATCTTTTGAGAGTAAAATGAAATGGAAGAACTTATCTGTACCTTTCACAAAACTGTCTTTATTCAGACCATCGCGGCAAAGGTAAATCTCATTTCCAAGAATGAGCTTAAAGTCCTTCCATGATTCATCTTCCTTTTTCTTTTGATTAAGAAAAAGTTCTGCTTTTACGAAAGAAGAAAGAGCCTCATGGTCTGTTATCGCTGCGCCCTTTAAGCCAAGTTCATGGGCGTACTCTAACATTTGTTTAGGCTTTGTGATGGAGTCCAAGAGTCTTATATTGCTTGCCTCCGTGTGTCCATGCAATGATGTATACACTTATTCATCACCCTTTCTTTCTTTTTCTATATCTATATTATATCATAAATTTAATTATTTTTCAATTTTTAGAATGCAAGAGCATCATCTTCAATCTCATAATCATCCACAAATATCTGCGGTGTAATCTTATTATAATAAACATTTAGATTAGCCTTACCAACTATTTTAAGACGAGCTGCAATATACTGTGTAAGTTCTTTAACTTGTTCAGGAGTTCTTTTAAAGAACATATATGCAATACCATTACAGGTTATTTTTACTGTATCACCGAGTTTACCCATGACTAAAATATCACTTCTTCTTGCACAAATATTATCAACTGCAATGAGAGCTTCTGGAAATCCCTGACCCCAACAAGATTTAAGCTCTGCCATATCTTGAATAAGAGAAGAAAGAGTAGGATCATCCGCATTCTTTTTAAAATCGACCATCCAAGTCTTGGAATCCATATTAACATCTTTTAACTGTTCATTAGACCAAGAGATGAAAGAAGAGAGACGATTATAAGGAATTGCAAAACCCTAAGCCAGTTGATGTCCTTCAAGCATAGTAAACATACCAGAACTTTGGAGGAAATCTTTAAAGGGTGGCATATCAATAGTGGAAAGACCTCTTATTGAGCCACGCAGACAACCATCATGACCAATACGTCCTATAAGAGTAGGATGCCCATAATCATTCGCTATTTTTGTTGCAGTTAAACCGTTCATCTCTGACGGCATTGAGTCAAAATTTTCATCAAGTATAAGTGTAATAATTTTATTGTTTGTAAGGTCATTTTCAAGAATCTGCTGAGCACAAAGTTCTGCCATTTGAGTCTGTGCTCTCTTCTGTCTTGCCTTTGCATTAGAACATTCACGAACGGATTCAGAAGCTACGGCAATCTGTGTTCCTTTTTCTACACCTCTCTTATGACATTCGACCATTTCATCGGGTGTAATAAGAGCTTTAAACATTCTCTCTTTTTCATCATAAGTACCAGTACGGCACATAGAATTAATCATAGGAACTATGTAGAATGCAATGCCTATCGGGGTTAAGGTATCGCCAATAGAAAATGCAGCATTATTATAGAGAAGTCGAATAAATTTGTTTCTATAAATACTTGAAGTAATCTCTTCAATACCTTTATGAATTATATATCGGTTTTCAGGAGTAGTAATATCCATGACATCACCGATAATCGCTACTGCTGCCAGATCTACGAAGCGATTCGCATAATCAGTTCCTTTTGTATTATCGAAATAGCGACAGAACTGCCAAGTAACACCTGCACCGCTAAGTGCTTTATTCTTATACTCCTTAGCCATCTGATTATTAATTATGATTGCATTACTGGGAGGCGGCGCCGCAATAGAACGAATATGGTGATCAAGTATAATAAACTGGACATCACTATATTCATTGAAATAGATATCATCGTTTGATCCAGCATCCGGAAGAAAAACAAGATCATAGTCACCTAAGTCAAGGAGAGGATCAAGAACAACATCCTCAAGACCATGTTCTTTTCCGTGATGAATAAAATAATCTATATGCCAATCTGGATAATGCAGCTTCAGATAAGAAAGTAAGATTGCAGAAGAACATTGTCCGTCCTAATCGCTGTCAACAATTGTCATTGCTCTTTTTCCAACATTACTCTCGATAGCTTCTACCGCTTTAGAACATTCAGTCGCACCAAGAAAGCCCGGTGCCTGTAAATCCTCTTCACTGGGATGCAAGAAATGTTCTACATCTTCAATTCCACGCTGTTTAATCAAATTTTCTACATAAGGTGCTCTCACCTCATATTTTAATTTTATATTCATTTGATTCTCACTCTTCCTTTTATAAGTTTTTCTAATATTTCTTTTCCACAATCGAATGGTGATTGTTTATCTTTCATTAAGTTTCCTGTATAGTCCCAAAGATAGGAGAAGTTACAGTAACCTTTATACTTTCTACACAGTCCTTCTACCATATCATAATCAAGACCTTTATCAAAGGCAATGATAATTTCTTCAGGATGACAATATTTTGTTAATAAGTTAACTTGCCATTTATTTATTCTACTACCACAAGCTGCAACAACAATATTATCTTTTCCATACATTGTGTAAGCCTGAAGCGCTGATTTTTCTCCTTCTGCAACAAATACCTTTTTGCGACGAATGATTGCATCTTTTACAAGATTTAAACCATAGAGATTATAACCAAGAGGATGCGAATAACTAACATTTTCAATAAAAATTGGTTTATACTTGCCGTCTTTTTCTTCTTCAGGATTCAATACTCTTCGACGAATTCCAACAAGACGACCATGAATATCATAATGGGGAATAATGACGGCGTTTCTACTCGGACTATACTTGATATTATAATGATCCATTGCTTCATCAGATATGCCGTCTCTTAACCATTCAATGCAATGATAATTTGAGAAACTTTCCAATACGGTTGCTTTCTTTTCGGGTAAAATAATCTCTTGTGTTGGTTCAGCAAAATCTTTTTTAGTGAAAGCATTCTTAAATCCACCTGACTCTATTTTATAACTATCATCTAAGTCCATTTTTGTATGATTCATGACCCAGTAAGCGATATTTTCAAAATGAGTATCTTCTTTAAGTTCAAGCAATGTCCAGCGTTTTTTTACCAACTCAAAAATATCCATACTATGACAATTTGAGAAGCAGTAGAAACGATGATTATCTTTGTAATAGCTTAAATTGAAACCCGCATCGTCTTCATCTTCATTATGACAGATGGTCTTAAACTGTAAATAGTTTCCCTTATCTGTATATTGTGTTGCGCCAAGGAGATTCATAAGATGAATGATATCTTCGGGAGTTAGGCGTTCTCTTATCTAAACTCTATCTATCATTGATTATTTAACTCCTTTTCACATAAGTCACGTTTTACTAAATCTTCTTCTTCGAAAGGGATGTCATAGTCTGGACAAATAGTCGGCGTTTTTCCTTCATTTCTACTATCAGTCACGAAATAATCATGTCTTTTCATTGTCCCTAAGTCAAGATATGACCAAATTCGCATCTGTGTATCTGCTCCACCACGATTTTTATATATATCAGTGACACAATTTGGCATTTGAAATGGTTCTATATGCTCTGATTCCCATTTAATTTTTTCTGTTTCACACAAACCCGATATTGCAACTAATTCTTCTTTTGTAGGTCGTGCCATAACACAACCAAAGTCTGCCTTATTAATTATTGCTCGTGACCCTGCAAGTGTTGCTTCATTTCTTACATCTTTATTATCATCAGCTTTTGCATTAACTTGCGTACTTGTCATAATGAAGATATCAAGATCAACTGCGAGTTTTTTAAGTGCATCAGAAAACATAAGAAGAATCTCATCATTACGAAGATTTTGTCCTCTAAATTCTCCGAGAAGTGAAGGTGATACAAATACATAATCATAGAATACATACTTTATTTTCTTCAATATTACCTGTTCACGAATAATACTATCAAGAAGAGAAATGGAAGGATTAGGAACTCGAATAATTGTTAAGTTATCCTGAAATATTTCAACTACTTTAAGAGCCTGATAAACTATCTTTTTCTGTTCTTGCGACCAAGTATTTCTTTTTATTGCAGCTTCATTTACCCCACTAAGATATGCAAGCATCATCATCTGAACTTCTTCCATACTTTGCTCAGTTATAATAAGGCAAACTTTTTCACTTCTGCCATCTTTTATCCATCTTTTTAACTTCCAGTCATAGCGAAGGGGGAAAGCTAATAAACAAGCATCACCTACGGAAGTACGAGTTTTACCAAGACCCGATGATGCAGATCGGATACACAGCCTTGAAGAAATGGCACCACCAAGGATAGCATTAAAGAGATCTCCTTGTAATGGAGGACCAACCTCCGGGGTTTCTGCTGTTTCATTTAACAAACTTTCAAGATTATCAAAAGCAGATTGAACATCACTTGTTCCTTTTCTTGAGAATTCTCCGCCTACAAGAGATATATCTGCTTTAATTGAATCCAGTATATCTGGTGCGCCAAGACCTGCAAATTCAGGCTTTAAAACTTTATTGTCTAAACTATCATTGGGATTAACATAAAAATTCTTAGGATCAAGCCCATATTTAACAAGTTTTTCAACAAGTGACTGTCTTTTAAAATCAGCAAAAACATACTCAAAACTATCAGTTAAACTTACTGTCTCATATAAATCAGTAATCCACCCCTAATTTTTTATCTCAAAGCCCGGAATATAATTATGCTCTGCGATACACATGATAAGGTCTTTATCGGAAGGAGAAGTTACTTGACCATTGTTTGAAATTGTTTTTCCGGTTGCAAGAATTGTTTTTAATGCTTTATAAATTGCGGCGTATTCAGGCTTATGAAAGTCACTTGTTTCTACTCGCCATTCTTTGGACGCAAGCCGCATTATATTTTTGATATAATGAAGTAGAAGAAGTTGCTCCGTCTGAAAATTAGGCATTAATCTTCACCATCTTCCATATCAAGAAAAGTTTTTCTTTTTCTCTTTTTTGTCGCTTTTGGTGCATTTTTTCTTGCCTTTTCCCAAGCAAGAGTTTGTTCAATAATCTTCATATCTCTCGCGGCAACTTCTTCCCAGTAAGACTTAGCATTAGAATAAATACACTTAATTATTCCAATACCATACTTCGGCTCAAACTCATTTTTCATGAGAACAAAATAATAAACAAAAGAAAGATAAATACCCTTTCCAGTTAAACCATTTTCAATATCCTGCTTATACTGTGTTTTAATTTGAAAGAAATTATACTCCTTCTTCAAATCATGTGTAATAATATAGATAATTCTGTCCAAATAATTATCATCATCTACATTCACCTTATAGTTCATCTGTTTAAACTTCTCATAACAGCTTTTACAATAGTAATAACCACGGCTTCGCTCAAACCATTCAATTCCTTTTGTTTGCGGATCTGGAATGATAACCTTTTTACAATCACGACAGTGATACTTTTTAATTTCCATATGTCCACCGCCTCTCTTTTAAATTCTTTTCTATATATATTATATCACAAAATTAGAAAAAAATCAAAAAATGAGATGAATCCTTTACAATTCATCTCATTTTCCTTTCCACGTTAATTTACATTGACCGCATATCTTCTATCAATACTTCAAAAATATCCTGTTTAGATTCAGGTATCTCAGACAGCTTCATAGATTCACCAAAAAGACTTTCAACTTCCGCCATAACCAGTTCTGCCTTACCTTCACTAACAAGTTTAGTCCAAAGCTCCTTTGCTTCAGCGAGAGTTTCTTCAAAAGGACGCTTTTCAATAACTTTCTGCATAGTGCCTTTATCGACAACTTTTGCACCATCAATTTTTGCCTGTTTTTCAATTGCTTCACCAATCGCATTAATGAGTTCATCATAACCGAAAGGTATACGCGGCGCCAGATATTTGAGTCGTGAACCTGCAATGATATTAGGTGTACCTCTTGTTATAAGTGTACGAGTTGCTGTACCATCTTCATAAGATACATCAATATAACCAATAATATCAACAAGAGCATTTACAACATCCTGCGCTCTATCGGGAATATTAGGACTTGCAATTTCAACGGTAGTATCATCATCAATCTTAACATTTTTGACTTTTGCATGAGTTATAAGCACAATACCGTAACCAAGCATTGAAATTTGACGAAGGGAGTTAGTGAACTCATCTTTAACGAGCGCGTAGCCCTTGCCATAGGCGATATCTCCGACTGTCTTCACATTATTCTGCGAGCAAATATATTGAGTACAAAGGTCATAAGCGAGAGAAACAGTGTCAATAGTTACTGTTTTAAACTTCTGCTTAATTTCATCCTTCTCTAACTGCTTAAGAAGAGCTTTAAATTCAACCCATTTCGGTACATCTACTGCAAAGACGCCCGGAAGGAAGTTTACACCTTTCTCAAAACAAAAGATAAGATTATTGGGGATCTGCGCCGCGAAACTTGTCTTACCACACTTCGCGGGACCGTAGAGGAGGATATATTTATCCCGCAGATCCCTTGAGATTGTGGTAGGCTGTAAATCAAGTAAATTCAGTATAGCCATTCACAATCACCCCAATTAAAATCCAAGGTCTTCCTTAAATTCTGCTGCCTTAGCCTTAGCTGCAACAGGGGCCGCTGCTTTCTTCTGGCTTGCCTTATCCTTAAGAGCCGCAATTCTTGCATCTCTCTTCTTCAGACACTCGCGAAGCTCAGCTTCATTTATATCATTCACTATCGCCTCTGCCGGGGCTATGGAAGCAATGACAAGATCACTTACGTTCACTGTACGAGCTCTTTCAATCGGATCACCAATTGCAACTTCCTCATAGAACTTTTCGGTACGAGAAGAGAAGTTCAGAGCTGCAACTACTTTCATTGAATCACCCTCAGAATACTGTGCTCTGATTGCTGCAATATACTTAGGGTTAGAAGTTGTAAACGGAATCAGATCAGTATATTCACCATATCCGACGTGAGCACCAATTATCTGAAGTTCGCCAGTCTCAAGGCCTTCCTTATCGACAACATCTTTAAACTGCTGAACAACAATTTCAACTTCTGCCTTAGCCTTCGGCTCCATATCCTCTTTCTTGATTATCGTAACGAAAGAGCCATTAATTGAGGGGAAAGTCATAAAACGTCCATCACCTGTATAATATTCCTGCATTGCTATTTTGCAACCAGTTATACGGACTGCATCAGCCTGTTCAAGACCGACTGCTGCAATAGACTTACCATGTTCAATTATATTCATAAGACCAGTATATCCCGGATGCTCAGCTCCAGATTTTGTATACTGTTTAGTGAAGAAACGAACAGGAACCTCAAGTTCCTTAACTTCTCCGCCGCTTACTATCGGCATATTAACCCTGATTTTTAAATCGCCACGAATACAAGCAACAAGATTTCCAGTTTTCTTATCAGTAAAACTTGCTTTCTCGATACCGATTTCAGACAGAATTCCTTCAACTATTGCATAATTTCTCATTTCGTTTACCATATACTTTATTCTCCTTTTAGTTTAATTTAACTTAATTTGTTCTTTTAACTTATTTTTACTCTGCTATCTCGACTTCATCCTCAGTATCGACCCATTCTGCACCAGCTGTCGTAATGTGAACATAACCAATTGTCTTACCGTCATCATTGCCGCTATTTCTCTTCTCATATATCACAAGTGCCGGACGACTTCCATCTTTTTTCTCCTTGAGAGATGTCCAAACAATCGGACCAACTGCCTTAACCGAAAGACCAGTTCCTTCTGCGATATCAGTGAGGAGGACTCCATCTCCATTGTCATGCTCTCTTACATAATCCAGAACTTTCTTTCCCTTTTCTGTTAACTTACTCATTGTATTATCTCCTGTTATTTTAATTTTTGTCTTAGACTTGGAGTTTTCCTCTCCTTATCTTGTATAAATATTATACCATATTTTTAATAGAAAATCAATTTTTTATTTTAACACCACAGAGTCTGCGATAGTTTTGTTTCGTTGTTCTTTCCATGGAATAACCACAGTAGGTGATATTGGAAAGAGCAACGGAGGTCTGCTTCGATCCTAGAGAAGAGACCTCCTTACATCTAAAGTGTCCCTCATTGTCAAGAAGAGTGATGAAGAAATCCTTCTTATAAGGATAAACCGCGATTATAGAGTCATCATCTTTAATCGGAAAAATTTTCTTAGCCTTAATAACATCACCAGTATAACGATAGATTGTGCCATTTTTGGAGATACCGAGATAGTCATCTTCACGGTCATAAATGGTGACAACTTCTTCATTCTTCGGAACATTCAGATAGACCTTGCCGGACTTGGTAAAGTAGTAGAGCTTTTCAGAGATAACAACTTCATTACGCAGTTCAGTACGGCGATCATCTCCAAATTTGTCCATTACATCCCGAAGACCCTTTTCCACTTCCTTATAAAGAAGTTCTTTGGTATTCAATATCTGAGTAATGCGCTCAATCTCCTTAAGAAATTCTTCTCTTTCCTTTATAAACTTCTGTACTTCAAGTGAAGCAATGCGAGCAAGGGTAAGTTTAAGAATTGCCTCTGCCTGAATTTCATCTACATTAAAGTTCTTAACGAGACGTCTGGCGGCATCTGCTTTATCCTTACTTGTTTTAATAGTTTCAATTACTTCTTCAATATTAGCACAAGCAGTAATATAACCATCAAGAATATGAACTCTTTTTTCTGCAATTTCTTTATCATGTTCATAACTTTTTGTGTACATTTTGATTTCATAATCAAGATGTGCTCTCATAGCCTCCGGAAGAGAATAGAGTTTAGGCTTTCTTCCATTTTCAAGCATAATGAGATTAATTCCAAAGGTATTCTGAAGAGAAGTTTTAGCATAAAGAAGTTCAATGGCCTTATCTGGATCGGCATTTTTCTTTAGATAGATTTCAATATCAACATTCTTACCAGTTCCATCATTATGACTGTCAATGCCGCTATTTTCATCTGCTTCAAGTTCTTCAAGTTCCTTGCAGATTGTATTCGTATAAGTTGCATAAGGAACTTCAGTTACTATAATCTTATTCTCCTTCTTCTCATATTGCATTCTTCCTCTTATCTTACAAGCCGCACCCTTACCAACAAGAAGAGCCTGTCTAACTTCATCACTATTAAGCAGAATGCCGCCAGTAGGAAAGTCGGGCATGGGGAGTTCATAAGAACGATTCCAAAGCATAGCAATGAGAGCAGTATTCATTTCTCTAAGATTCATACTGGGAATACTTGAACTCAAACCGATACCAATGCCTGAACAACCATTACAAAGATTCCAGAACCCCATAGACGGAAGAGATATGGGATACTTTTCTGTATTATCATAATTATCGCACCATTCATCAATGATGCCTTTATCAAGATTTTTGAAGAGAAGTGCACCAAGAGGAGCTATTCTTCCTTCAACATATCGTGGCGCGGCATGTGAATCAGGAGACATCAGGGTACCCATAGATCCCTGAGCCTCATAAAGAGGATAACGCATTGCCCAAGGCTTCGAAGCTCTTATCAGGAGACCAAAAGTTGATGCATCACCATGCCAGCAAAATCTACTTGCTGAACCAATTAATTTCAAAAACTTTCCAGTCTTCTTAGGTGCCACCCATCCGTCAGTATAATTAGCATACATTCCTTTTCTGAGAGATGGTTTGAGCCCATCCTCTACTGAAACGAGTGCTCTTGACTGCGCAACTGCCGCAGCGTAATTAGTAAAATAATCTTCAAGTATTTCATTTGTTTCCATTCTATTTTCCTTCCTTATTCTGCAATTGTAGTAAAGTCAACTTTTTCAAACAGGTAATCGCGACGAAAATCTGAATCTTCACCCATAAGCTGATTAAGAAGTATATCTGCATCGACTGTCCAATTGAAGGGTGTAAGTCTCTGATTCTTTCCAAAGAGACTATCACGAACTTGGTCAGCGGAGAGCTCTCCTAAACCTTTAAGTAGAACTACATCACCCGCAGTATGATTCTTTTTAAAATCATCTGCGCCATAATAGTAGAATGTCTTACCTGCTTTCGTTTTGATTAGATGGGTAGGAGCATCAAGCCTAAAGATTCTGTGTTCATTTAACATTTCAGGGAAGAGTGTATTAACTAAAGAAAGAAGCAAAAGACAGATATGACTTCCATCGCTATCTGCATCAGTAGCAAAAACTACTCGACCGTATCTTAATTTCCCAGCTTTATAGCTATTGGGTGTTATTCCAAGCGCAGAACAAATAAGTTTAACTTCTTCATTCTCCATAACCTTATCAAGAGAATTAGAAAGTGCATTGACTATCTTACCTCTTATAGCAAGAAGACCATCAGAGTTAACATCTCTACCCTGAGCCATGGAATTAAGAGCACTGTCCCCTTCTACAATATAGAGAGTAGCTGACTGCCCTAACTTACGAGCATCCTTTAATTTATCTGATGCAAATACTTTTCTTTTAACTGTATTTTCAATATCCTTATTTGAGCGCAGAATTGCAGCTTTAGCTTTCTCTGCCGCCTGTTCTGCTTTTCTCATTTTACCAATGAGGTCAACAATAGTCTTAAATTCTTTGGGATTCTTTTTTTCAAATTCAATAAGTGCGTTAGATGTTGTTTTTTGTGCCAAACTATCCAGTTCAGGAGAATTAATCTTGGTTTTAGTCTGATTAGAAAATGAAGGATTTGGTAACTTACAAGAAACGGCGTAAACGAGTCCATTTCTTATAACTTCACCTGCAACTTCACCTTTAAGCCTTGTTTTGAAAAATCTTGTAAGAGCTTTCTTTACACCCGTGAGACTTGTACCGCCAGCTTCTTGCTGTGCTCCGTTGGTAAATACAAAAGACTTTTCTTTACCCTCTGTCCAAAGAAGAGCAACTTCACAGGAAAGATCACCTTCTGTATAAGCAAAGTATGCCGGCACTTGATGTAATTTCTTCTCTGCTTCATCAAGTACAAGATCATAAATGCCGTTTTTCGTAAAGAATGTCTTTTCTTCTTTCCCATTACTGACTATAAACTTTAATCCCTTTGTAAGATAGGAAATGTTTTTACACATTGTACAAAGATAATTAAAATTAATGTTTATAGGTTCAAGAGTAAAAACTTTCTCATCAGGAGTGAAGGTTACAGTAGTACCAGAATGCTCATTACACCCTGTTTCTTCATAGGAGATTAAATTGCCTTCTTTAAATATCGCCGTTGCGGCTTTACCATCACGAACTGATTTGATTTTGAAATGTAATGAAGAAAGACACGTTGCTTTAGCTCCTGTGCCGTTGAGACCCACAACACTACGGTAAACTTTATCATTAAACTTTCCACCAGTGTGAGATTTAGAATAAATATCAACAAGAACGTTAGAACCATCTGGTTTAATTCCAAAAGGCACACCTCTGGCTTTATCACTTACAGTTACTTCGTTTCCGTTTAAACTTACTTTAATTTCATCACCATAACCCATGTAGTACTCATCAACACTATTTGATATTATTTCCTGTATACCAGCATAAACACCAGCCATATCATTTGAGCCTAAGTACATCTGAATCCTTTGTCTAATTCCCTCGCGGAAGCTCAAGGATTCTATATCATTTATTCCATATTCACTCAAACTTTTCAGCCTCCTTTATTCCTTTTTCTAATATAATTATATCACAAAAGAACATAAAAAACAAATTTTAATTCTAACTTCCTATACCTATATTGGCGGTTTTGGTAATTAACAAAAAGAGGGAAGAGTTTTTTCTTCCCTTTATCTCAATTCTTTTTGTCCTGTTCTATCTTCTAATAAATTTTATTTAATTCAAATTTGGAACATTCTTTATTTTTTATATAAACATTTTCTTTACATTCTTCAAAGTATTTGCAATATGCACAGCTTAATTTATTCATCTTTCAGTCACCAAATATAATTCATTGCGCGCACGGGTAACGGCTACATAATTTACTCTCATTTCTTCTTCGTCTTTCGTAGCAAAACGCATCCCAAAGACCATAACATTATCGAATTGAAGCCCCTTCGCTGAATGTATAGTCAGAACCTTGATGGCATTGGAATCTATTTTTTCTTTCAGGTTAGTGAGATTATTTGCTGCCTGCTTAAATGTTATACAAGGAATGCCACGAGCTTTTAAAGCTCTCATAATAGAATCAACTTTCTTATTTGATCGACATAGAATTGCCCATTTCTTCCAATCTGGATCCATTGAGAGTACTGTAAAGATATCTGCATTCCTAATTGCTCTTACACTTCCATCTCTTTCTCTCATGCATTTCATAGGCTCTGCTTTTACGCTTCTCATTTTATTAGCAATACGATTACTATATTCAAGAATAACCTTACCATTACGATAGTTTTGTGTAAGTTCATAAATTACATAGTCATCATCATACATCATCTTTTCAAGAAGTTTAGGGTCAGCCCCATTGAAGCCATAAATACTCTGACGACAATCTCCAACGAAAAGACAAGCCTTTGGATCTATGAGTGTTGTTATAAAAATATATTGATGTTCATTTAAATCTTGGCTCTCATCACAGAGAAGATAATCTATGGGTTTAATTACTTCGGGATGTTCCATGACCATGCCAAAAAGTTCATCAAATTCTTCATTTGCAATACATTCAACAGTTTCATAACCACCTGCTTGAAGCAAATAATTAGCATAAGAGTGTATTGTACCGATAAAAAGCCCATCTTTAAAATCATCAGCAAGACGAAGGCGCATTTCATCTGCGGCATTGTTTGTAAAGGTAAGACAAACCATTTTGCTCGGTTCTATACCATGCTTTAAAAGGTAGCGAACTCTCTCTGTAAGTACAGCTGTATTATGGGTAACAACGAAATTATTAGTTACGAATAATGAGCTGGGATTGTCAACCTTAATACAGGTCATTTCAACATCTTCATTAGTAGGAGTAATGTTTATAATTGCTCTGTGAGAATAGACTTTTGTTGGTTTCCACTGAGACTCTCTTTTTTGTGACCTGTGTATTTTTGGAATTTTCTTTGAAGTCTTAATTCTAAGTCTATAAACTTCTCCGCAGTCAACTCTTCCATTTTTCCCATTTGTACAAACCGCAGTCAAGCCTAAACTTTCACAAATTTCTTTTATATCCATAATTAACTGCTTAGATTTTAGGGCTATGTCATATGCGTTACCTTCGCAGTATCCATCCGTATCAATAATTCCTTGCAATAGCGCAAGCCTATCTTCTACGGCGCTATACTTATAGATATTTGGAATAAACTTATTCTCTGAGGTGCAGCTGTTTAATCCAAGCTCTTCTAAAATCAAGGTTAGTTTTCCAATTTTAGACCGTTGTTTTTGCGTTATGGCATAATCATAATTTTGACGGTGAACTAATTGATACCCAATTTTGTTTAGTCCATCTGAGACAAATTGCAATACATCTTCATCTTCGTTGGTAAACATACTGAGTTTTCCTCTGTCGCCCAATGTCCCATCTCCCAGTAAGGCTCCCAAGGTATAAGGTTCGATGGGTAAGTTTTTCTTTTCAAAACAAATCGGCTCTGTCATAGGAATAAAAATATTGTTTCTTCCTTTTGTTCCTCCAAGCACTTTCAACGGATAATGGTCAATTATTTCTTGTAATGTCTTTGTATTCCATGTTTTGCTCTTTTTTCCTCTTTGGTTGTTCGTTTGGAAAGTCCAAAGATGTTCATTACAACAAGAAATTACAGTGCGATCTGAAAATTCTACCAAATATTTTTTCTTTTTTCCTTGTGGATATACCCCTATAATGGTATGAAGTTTCCCATCTTCGCCATAAATTTTTTCTCCTACCTTGGCTTTTTCTATTGGAAATGGTCCATTTACTCCGTAAAGCAGGCTGCCATTTTCAAGCGCTTTACCTGCCGCTGCTGCCGCAATAACAATACTTTTTTCATCCGTGGGCGCTTCTATTATTTTTATTTGTTCATCACTAAAATTCATTTATTTCCTCTCGTTCCATTATAGCCCCATTCATTACTTTTATAGAGCTTAATAAAATAACGTTCTTGTTCATTTAATTCTTCTTTTGGACATTCAAGAAGGAGTTCAAAAGTCCAATTTTGTATACCTTCTTCTCTCATGGCATGATGTACTTTTTGATCAGCGATTGAAGCAATACCAAGAGATCCTTTAACGTGTTCAGTGATTCTCTTAACTACATCTACACTCTGTCCAATATAGGTCATACCATTCTTTATATTTGTTATTTTGTAGATTCCTGAAATTTTAGAACTTCCTACTATGCGGTTTAAGAGGTCTTTAGTCGGTGCCGCAATATAGGTTTCCCAGATGAGTTTTGCAAGAATCTGTTTATTTTCTACTTTATCAAGAATTGACTCAATATAAGCTATATCAGTAATATCAGAAGAAGAAAGATGAATACGGTAGAAGGTAAACTCATCTGCGATTGCAGCTTCTCTTTTCTTCTATTCTATCGCGGCATTGACTTGCTCTTCAATTTTGCATCTTTCAAGGTTAATCTGATTATAGGAAGATTCGGCAATATGGTACTTATCTTCCATTTCAAAAGTTTTACTGGTAAGGGTAAGGAGATAGGATTCTTTTTCATCAACCTTTTCTCTTAATTCATTTAGTTTTTCTTTACATTGAATTCTTTCGTCTTGCTATTTCTTATACTATCCAAGTTTAGTTGCAAGTATTGTTTCGCCAATTGCAATGATTAAAAGTATTATTCCCTAAATTATGACTATTACATCCACTTCCTTTTCACTCCTGATATAAATTATAAATATTCCACTTTCGCTTTACACAGTAAAGAGGACGAAAGATATCTTCAGATGAGTTTAGAAGTTCAATATCGCAATAGGGGATTGAATAGAGAGGAATTTTATGGACAAGACAATACTGAGCTTTCTGCAAATCCCTCTCTCTTGCATATTGCCAAAGGATTTTATTCTTAGAAAAATGTGGCACATACTCAAAATGTTGTCTACCTTGAACCTCAATACACGCCACAACAGAGTCATCATTAAAAACTGCAAAATCAAATCGTAGAGCTTTTCCTTTATAGGAATGAAGATCAGGAAAGGAATACTCCTGAATGAAGCAAAACCTTTCCTGCTCTAATATTTCACGAACTCTCTACTCGCCTTTACTCTCCAATATAATCACAGTCTTTCCAAGACTTATCTACTCTCCAGTTAATTACTCTGGCGTGTCTAAATGTCGGCACTTTACCAGTTTTATCAATTTCCATAGCCTGAAGTTCGAGAACCATACCTTTATACTTATCAGGATGTTCAACTATATCAGTTCGAATATCATCACTTACTCCAGAAATCCAGCCAACAGGAGTCGGTTCTCCATCGATTATCATGCCTATTTCAACAGCACCAGCCATATTATAGAACCAGAGACGAGTGACGGGAGTAAGTGAACTGTTATCTATACGGGTAAACATTGCATTTCCTTCAATGCGCTCTTCCTTCAGTTCATCATACCAGTAGTTCCAGTTTTCTACGTCTTTACCAGTGTACAATTTAGTTGGTTCTTTCCAACGACCAGTGAGGAATACATCTACTGTTTCATTCAATTCTTTCTTGAGTTTTAGTGTATGTCTTGCTGTTCTCTTTCCAAATTCATAGTGATTATCTTTACGGGTAAGGACAATGCCCTCACCTCCAGCGGCAAGTATTTCAAGCCAATGAGAATGAATTTCATCAGGTGTATACCAATAGTCAACCACGTCAACATAAGGATGGTTAATAGCACGTACTTGTTCAAGATACTTAATACGCTCTACTATCGGTTTATCATAAAGAATCATTCCATGCCAACAGAGAACATCAAAGACTGAAAGACGAAGATATTTATTATCTTCTTGTCTTTTTATAGCCCTTTCTTTAGTGCATCCAAGAATTGTTGTAATTGTTTTAGACGTTCCATCAGGTATATAAACTTCACAAACGAGAGCTGTACCACGAGGAAGAGCTTCAAAGAAATCACTCAACTGAGGAAGCCAATCCTGTTTACAAATCCAACCATTTACGCCGGCAGAGCGTGCTCTCATGAAGACATTTTTCTCATCATCCTTTACAACAAGCTGCCAGTAGCCGTCTCTTTTTTCTGATGCCACATATTCATTTGAATAGATGATATTGTTGACAGTATCTTTCTTCTTATTCATATCATAGGAAGAGGGCATACTCCAATATTTCTGTGCTTCCATATTAAGAAAATCAAAACCATTTATTTTTCCAAGATTTTCAGTTGCCATTTTCATCCACCTTATCCTGTTTAATTATATATTTTGCGCTTTCTCTAAGAGAGTCGAAACTCTTATTCTGTACCACCCAGTCGAACTCAAAGCCTTCAAGTGCTGTTTCTGAAGGATGTGCCGCCTGACTTTCAGTGAGTATTGTTGGAGCATTATCACGATTCACTTGAATACTATTAAAAATTATTTCTTCACCAGTACCAATCCAGCACGTTATTTCATTAGGAAAACGTGCATCGGGAATAAGAAAGATATCAAAGTCATCCCAAAGAACTGTTTCAATAAGAGATTTAACTATATTTACCCAATAGTTGGGACTTTTCTCTCTAACTTTATCTGTACCAAGTTTTTGAAGTAGCGACCTTCCTTTTTCATCTTTCTCACCATTCCAGTTATAATAGAGGCTTGCAATACTTTTAAGATAATCGGCATAATGGACAATGCAGACTTTCTTGTCTTCATTCTCAAATTCGCACTTTAAGAATTGGGCAAAAGTATCTTTTCCGCCTCCTGCCTTGCCGCTAATGGTATAAATATATTTCACTTTTTCACCTTCTTCATACGAATGGTCTTATGGGTTTTCTTAAATTCTCTCCTGTTATCTGACCATCCATAGAGTTTTTTCGCAATGTCTTTTATAGTTTCACTTGAAAGACCATAAAAAATCTGAGGAAGAGAATTTACTCCATTGAAACCATAGAAGCCTTCCTCATCACAAGTAGAGAGAGCATCCCATTTTAAGGTATTTGTATCTATCCAGAGCTTCTTAAATTCCTTATCTGAAACGGCAAATACTGTCTTATTCTTTTTCCAAAATCGCGGATTACCCACTTTTCTTACATAGAACTTAACATTCTTATAATTTGCAATAATAAGCGCTAACTGCCACGCAACCTGACTTTCAGGAAGATCATAAACTTCAAATACTATCTTATCATACTTTGTATCATCGAAAGGAAGGGCGCGATTAGCAATGAAAGACATTATAGCATCTGCTCTTTCAAAGTCTGTAATTTCTTTATCTTCCTTTCCCTTAAATTCAAACTGTATCTCTTCCATATTATACCTCACTTAGTCTGAGCTACGGCAAGTTTGTCAACGTAAATATTCCAAGTGACGTCACTATGTCCTTTTACTTTATTAAACTTCATTTTCTTTTTATCAACAAGTATATCAATCTCAATCCACATTGTTCTATTTTTTAATTCTGCCGTCTGTTTCTCATTGCGCCACCAGTTATATTTTTTCCAATTGAACATCCAATCAGTTATACCATTAACGCAATAAGCAGAATCACAGAAAAACTCAATTGAATCAAAGTCATGATTTCTACAATAAGCCATTGCTTCAATAATTGCTCTTAACTCACCTATATTATTTGTTCCATTTTCAATACTACCAGAGGCTTCTCTAATAATTTTATCATCTGAATCAAGAATTACATAAGCCCAGCCAGCTTTAGCATTTTCCTTACCATTAGAGCTGCAAGCTCCATCTGTATAAATCTTAACGTTCATTTTCTTCTCCTTTTCATTTTTTCTTATACTTAATTATATCATAAATCTCATTAAAATTCAACTTTTTAATTTCCAATTTGAGACGGCATAAAAACAAAGGATACTGGGTGACGCGGCGCCGCGAGAGTATAATCTATTAATAGTGGAAATGAATAAAGAAGATCTATCTTAATCCTGTCCCATTAGCAGCTATGCCGCAAAGAAGTAAACATAAGAAAAAGATTCAAAAGAATAATTACTTTTGAATCTTAAATATATTATATTAAATTTCATTTTATCTACTTCCTTAAACATTCTGTAGGAAACTTAAGCAGAGCCAGCCCCCTTCACACCCCCAAAACTTGAAGGTTGAAGAGCAAATTCCAAAAGAAAGCATGACTATAAAAGCCCATCTCTTTCACTGGACATAGCTATTGCGCTTTATTCAATTGTGCCCTATTTGATTCATACGTATAAAGTGATGCGGGATAATTTTTGCATCTATCTTAGAGTTCCTGTCACGAACCTAAGTTTCTGGATTTCATTTAGCTTGGACATTCCGCCGGAGCCACTTGAAGTATTACCAGTTGCCACGGATCTCACGATTACCGCCCCTCATTTGAGGTTCTGTTACGTATAGGTTAGGTTATTTGAATCCTATACGCCCCCTACAATCTTTCGACTGTATATATATTATACCACAATTTTAAAAAAAAATCAAATTTTAAATTAATAGAAAATAGAAAGAAAATTTAATTATTGAAATTTGACTTTATCTTTATTTTATGTTATTTGCGGGCGCAGGCGCGTCTAAATAAAAAGGAAGAGAATTGATTACCTTATTTTATCCTGTGCCGCAACAGATTAAAAATTGATTTTACATTAATTTTATGGTATAATATTTATACAAAAGAAAACAAAGAACATTATCTTGAGGAAAGGTGATTCATAATGAATAAGTTAAGCAGATCGATAAAGAATGAAAGCATAAAGAAAGTTACAGAGAATGGAGCTATTGCATATTCAGAATTGAGTAATCCTGTTCTTACTCTTTTTGGTCAGATTGGTGGTATGAGAGGAAGAAGAGAGGATGAAATTCGTGCTATGTTCAGAGAAGCATATGCGTATGATTATAACCTCGCTCTTAAAATGGTTTTTTATGCAGGTGATATTAGAGAAGGTCTGGGTGAAAGACGAATTTTTAATATACTCATAAATGAGCTTGCTAAGATCGATCCGGAAACAATGAATCAGAATATAAAATATATTGGAGAGTTTAATCGTTTTGATGCTCTTTATAGTCTTATTGGAACTGATTCAGAAGATGCTATGTGGCTCTATATGAAAGAACAGTTTGATAGAGATAGAATTGCTTGGAGAACTTCTCAGCCTTGTTCTCTTCTTGCAAAATGGCTTAAATCTATCAATGCTTCAAGTGCTGAAACTCGTCGTCTTGGTAAATTAACTGCAAAGAAACTTGATCTTACAGAGAAGCAGTATAGACAGTTCGTTAGTAAACTTCGTGAATGGCTTAAGGTTACAGAAGTTAATATGTCTCACAAGAAATGGAGTTCAATTAATTATGAAGCAGTGCCGTCACAGGCTATGAAGAATTATAAGGAAGCATTTAAGAGAAATGACGGGGAAAGATTTTCAGATTATTTGAATAAAGTAAGTACTGGTGAAAAGAAGATTAACGCCGGCGCAATTTATCCTTATGATATCGTTTACAAATATATGTATGATGAGAAAGTAAGAGGTGTAGATAAAGTTCTTGAAGCTCAGTGGAAGGCACTTCCTGACTATCTTAATGGTTCTAAGGATAATGTTCTTTGTATGGTTGATATTAGTGGTTCCATGCTTGGTCAGCCTATTGCATCGTCTATTGGTCTTGGTCTGTATTTTGCAGAAAGGAATAAAGGTGCATTCCATAATCAGTACATGACTTTTTCCTCTAATCCTTCATTTATACAGATAAAGGAAACTGATTCTGTTGCAATAAAGGTTAGGAAAGCTCAAAGAGCTGGCGTGGGTTTCTCTACTAATCTTGAAAAGGCATTTGAGCTTCTTCTTAAGACTTGTGTTGAAAACTCTGTACCGGAGGAAGATCTCCCTAAGGCTCTCATAGTTATTTCAGATTCAGAAATTGATAAGTTCGTTATGGGTGGTTCAAGACTTGATTTTCTTAAGATTATGAGAATACGTTTTGCAGAATGTGGCTACACCCTTCCTCAGCTTGTGTTCCTTCAGGTTGCGGCAAGACAAAGTACTTTCCTTACTCTTAATGAGAACACTTTGTTTATCTCTGGTAATTCAGCATCGGCATTTAAGTTTGTTATTGCAAATCTTGGTCATTCGTCTTGGGAGCTTTGTAAAAATACTCTTAATTGTCCTCGTTATAGAGTAATTAAACCGTATGTAAGATTTTAAAATTTGAAAAAATAATAAAATCGTGATATAATAATTATAGAAAGTTAAGAGAGCAATGAATTGAGATTAATAGTTGGTTCATTGCTCTCGGAAAAGAGATTTATGTATATCTGTCCAACTTGTAATAGAGGATTTAAGAATAAAGAAAATATACAGAAACATTTTCTCAATTGTTGGAAAGAACAGCATCCGGGTCATAAATCAAAACCAGCGCCGCGATCTGAAGATATTGAATTTAAACAGATTGATAACGGAGTTTTAGATTTCTTTAATAGGTTGAAAGATAAACAATGATTGAGAATGTAATGATTAAAACACATCTTATCATAACAGATATTCACAATGAATATTCTATTAAATGGTGCGGAACAATTATTGATACAAAGCCAGAACTTAAGAATGGTATGCCGATTTTTGCTATTGTCGGAAGTGAAAGTAGAGTTGAATTAAATACTTTAGACATAAAACAAATTGAAAATTGTGCAAAAAGATTGACAAATCCAAGAGGAAGAGCCGCAGTTACGACAGATAAAGCATATATTTATATTAAAGAAATTGGTTGCAAAGAAACTTGTATTGGTATTGTAACACATAAAAAAGTTAAGAAATATGCGCCGATGTTTGATCCGGTCGGTTATAAGAGATAATTATTAAAGACACATACAGCAATTAATAATTAATAATTAATATTCTAATATTATGTAATATTGGTTCGACTCCAATTCTACTTGGCTTCGGCTGGGCAGATAGCTTAATGGTAAAGCAATAAATAGGTGAATGTGTCTTGCAAATAGGGGAATAGCACAATGGTAAGTGCATATGGCTTTGAACCATGGTATTCCTGTTCAATTCGGGATTCCCCTGCCAACTTTAAACTATGTGTGCAAATGGGAATATAGGCGGTAAGAAAATACAGTGATTTAAGACTCCCAAAGTTTTAGTCATTTGGTCAAATATCGTTAGACTTTTGAACCGGGAGCTGCTCCTATGGCTGAAGGCTCCTTGCATACATTGAAAATTCTGAGAAGAAGACAACTTCTACGTAAAGGTGAAATGATATATCCTCCGAGGTGCTGTAACCTATCAGACAGAATTTTCGACGTTATAATTCTACGGATACGATAACTCCGGTAAACTCAATAGAATAATTGCATATCTTGGAGAGACTAAACTGTCTGGTGAGATACAGATAGACGTGCAGCGAAAGTTTAGTGGGTCTTCAAATAGAACGAGATTGTCTTTAATAGTCTGGACTGAGGAGCGGACGAAGGTGACGGCAACGTAGACCAATTAACAATGTCTAAGCGTTGAGTAGGAAGAGATTATAAGAGGCAATCTCTTTTATGGGGATATAGTTCAAATGGTAGAACGCCTGTCTCTAAAACAGGTAGTTAGGGGTTCAATTCCCCTTATCTCCACCAAAGGGTGACGGCAGCCCTGATAAGTAAAGCGAGGTTCGAATCCTTAAACCGATTCTGTTCGACTCCGACGGTGCATGGTGCAAAACTTATCTTAAAAAGTAAATTAACTTTGAAAAGAGGAAAAGATATATGAAAGCAAAAGTAAGAATTGATACATTGTCTGATGCACTTGCCTTCGTTAAGATAACATCAACCCTTGGCGGCAAGATAGTACTTTGTGATAGTGAAGGATTGAGAGTAAATGCAAAATCTCTTCTTGGAGTTCTTTATTCTATTGAGTTTAGTGAACTTTGGTGTGAAAGTGATGAGGATATAAGGTCAAGGATTAATGAATTCATTGTGAATGATTAAAATTTGAAAATATAAAAAATTTATGATATAATATTTATACAGAAGTGAAAGAGAATCACTTCAATATCGCCGGATGGTGTAAAGGTAGCATATGAGCCTCATAAGCTCTTGATTCCAGTTCAACTCTGGATCCGGCAACCAATATATGAGTAACTGGTGTAATGGGAGCACACAGGAAACTAAGTACGACACACTTTGCATAAGATAGTTGATATCGCTATTTAGCAGAAGATGCCCTGAGGAATTTAGTTCGATTCTAAAATTACTCCAAGATATGCCGCTGTGGTGGAATTGGCAGACACAAGGGACTTAAAATCCCTCGATGGTAACATCGTACCGGTTCAAGTCCGGTCAGCGGCACCAATTATATTATCGTGCTATGAATCTTGATATAATTTATAGTCAACTTTGATACTGTTGACAAAAGTATAGATTTTATTGTATTTTCCTATGCTTTCGGTTATTATATTTTGATAGTCATGGTTAAATGGAGTTTGAAGAACAGCGATACGTTTTTTGGTCTGATAGCACAACGGTAGTGCGCTCGCCTTGTAAGCGAGATGTTGATGGGTTCAAATCCCTCTCAGACCTCCAAAGTAAAATTAATAAAGGGAAGGAATAAAAGTTATGAGTGAAAATTATATTGTTATTAATGGTAAGAAAGCGGAACTTACAGAAGAGCAGATGGAAGCTCTTGGAATTGAAATAAAATTCGATAATCCTTTTGCTGATAGAGAAAGATATGTTTATACTATTGTTGAACCCGGTGGATCAGATAAAGTTTTAAATAATTCTTCTCTTAGAGCAAATGGACTTGCATTTAATGATATGAAATTTGCTCGTCAGGTTGCTCTTCATCAGTTACTTTATAGGCTGCTGCTCAAGTATGCTTATGATACTAATACAATTGATTGCTCTAAATGGAATGCTGATAATGAACATTTTGCTATAACTAAAAATGATTCAGGGTTTTATGATGTACGGGTATGGCGTTTAGAAAAAAGTATGAATACTGTTTATTTTTGTAGCAAAGAAGCTGTACTACTTGCAATTAATAAAGTAATTAAACCTTTTGAGAAAGAATATCCTGAATTCATGTGGTGATCGTTATGAAATGAGGGAGGATAATTAGTATGTATTTTAAAGTTTTTGATAAAGACGGTAAGGATATTACAAATGACTATTATTGGATTATTACTCAGGAAGGTGAAGTTCGATACCTACATTATGATGATTTAATTGGTGTGGAGGATATTAAAGTAGTTCTTTATTTTGACAATGGACACATTGAAAGTTTTGTTAGTCATTGATAGTGGATTATGTTAGATTGGGGCAGGCAAGATGAATATGTATCCATAGCTCAGTTGGTAGAGCACATGACTTTTAATCGTGGGTCAAGAGTTCAAATCTCTTTGGATACATCAGAACTCATATCATACTTTATAGTATGATAAGTCAAAGTTGCTACCTTGGTTCTATTATGATTAGAATCGGAAATGCTTTAGCGATAAAAGCAGATATTTATTCTTAGCTATGTAGCATGATGCAAAAGAAGAAAATATCACTGGCATAACCTTGAGGGTTGGAGGGGCATAATGAAGAATGTGCTAAGGAGTAGAAGTAATAAATCTCTGTCTACTGTGTAAAGGCTGCCAGTAATTAAAAAGGAGAAATCATGTACAATATAACTTTCAGATACTATTATGATTATCATCGATATCATAAATTTACAAAGAAATTTAATACATTGTCTGAAGTTGCAGAATTTAAGCTCAGATCATCTAAATTGTGTCTTGATGATATTTGTGAATTTTCGAGTCATGAATTAAAAATATTCGCATCAAAACTTCAGTCTTTAATAAGAAGATCAGATCCGATAAAGAAAAGATGAAGATGAAAACCCAGAAGAAGAAGAAAATAATTAAACCCTTTGCAATTAAATGTCCGGTTTGCAATGGAAGAGGAGAAGTTAAAGCACATCTTTATAAAGATGATCCTCTTAATATTGATATGACTTATGTTACTTGTCGTGCTTGTAATGGACATGGTTAAGGAAAAGAAGAATGAAACAATTGCAGAGATATCCATACCTACTGCCACGGACATTAATAGTTGCAATAATTGTATTTATGCTTGTCCTACTTTAACTAATAATCCTACTCAACGTCTTTGTTTTTTAAAGAGTCGTAATTTTCCTGCTTCTTATATTTGTTCCGATTGGAGTGGTAAGACCAATGATTAATTCTATTCTCAATTTTATTCATCGCCGTTTTCCTCATGATTCTAACTGGCTTAATGGTAATTGTTACTTCTTTGCACTTATTCTTATAGACCGTTTTCCTTCCCTTAGAATGTATTACGATCCTATTGATGGTCACTTTGTTGTCTCTTCTGATGGTGAAACATTCTTTGACTGGAGTGGAATACGCCGTTATCCTAATGAAAAACTTCCCCTTTCTCTTGAGACTATCGAAGAATCTGACCCTCAGTGGTATGCGCGCATTATGAAAGGGTGCAGATATTAAAAATTGATTTTTTCTTAAAATTGTGCTATAATATTTATACAAAGTTAAGAGAGGTAAAATAAATGGCTAAAGCTATAAGTTCGGAACAAGTTATACAAATAAATGAGCGATATGCTGAATGTCACAACTATTCACAAGTTGCGCGTGAGTTAGGGGTATCTCCGTCAACTGTACGCAAATATGTCCGCCCGGATTATAAAATAGTTGCAGAAGTTGAAATTCAGCATCCCGATCTTCCAGTGCTTCGTCTCTGGGCGCAGAGTTATAACTTGTCAAAAGCTGATATGGCTAATCCAGATATTCTTAAACTGACAAAACAGGAAGAAGAGGATTTAAAAGACCTCTGGAAGGAACTCAAGATATGAAACAGTATTTTACTTTTCGTCCAATAAATCCAAACGATATCCTCTCTTGTACTATTGTTCCTTCTGATTATGACGACTTTCCTATGTCAGTAAAGGATGGTGGTTCTTATGCTTTAGCTCCAAGTCGCGTTTTGGGAATGGATTATCCTACTTACCTTCGTTTTATTCGTGACTCTTTTCCGGAAGTGGTAAGAATAGAAGGTCAGGGTAAAAAGTTTCCCATAGATATCTGGAGACGTGGTCAGGAACTTTATAAATTTGTAGAGTTTCTTAATTTGAAACTGGAAAAGGCGGTGACGGCAGATGAGTCTCAAAATTGATAAAGAACTCCTTAAAAAATATCATGCCTGTGAAAATGGAAAAGAGATTCTTCGCCTGTATCCCAATGGCTTTACCGTTGACGATGTCGCCGCCGGCAAAGTTGTAGTGCCGCGATCTGATGTTGCTTGGGCTTTAACCTTTCTTCCTCTCAGTCCTGAAGAAAGAGAGAAAGCACTTAAGTATGCGCATATTGAAGATTGTCATGAGTTCGTTTGGTCGCATGACATTAAGGGCTGTTATCATATTAAACACTCGGCATTTTGTCGCGATTCAGACTATGTTGAATTGTCCACTGATGTGTATAATTCCACTGATGTAAGTTCTTGTACTAATATTGAGGATAGTCATCATATAAGCGAGTCTGAAAGTGTGTTTGATAGTCTTTGGATTATGAGAAGTAAGGATATTGATTGCTCTTATGGAGTGTTCGATTCAAAGGAAGTGACCCATTCGACGGTCGTTTATAATAGTGAACTGGTTGCTTCGGTTCTCTTTGGTTATCAGTTGAAACATTGTAAAAATATTGGCTTCTGTTCGCAGTTGACGGATACAGACAATCGCCTCTTCTGTGATTCTACTGCGGAAGGTGACTTCTGTATACTGAATAAGCCGGTAAAAGAACAAGTGTTTAGACGAACCTTTGACCGCATTAAGGGTGTTGTAAATGAACAGCCCTATCCGCTCTTTAATGGCGATCATCTCAATCCTTATCTTCTCGTAGCCAAATCAATAATTGACCTCTCTTGGGGTTTAATTAAAGAAGCCCTTCCTCCTCTCAATTCTGATGACAAACTTTTTCTTTATTCTCTCATACCTTCTGAAAGAATTCTGAATTCTTAAGAATTTAAATTTGATTTCTTTTTAAAATTATGCTATAATATTTATAGAAGGTTAGGAAAGAAACCTCCAATTGCTTTAGGGAGTGAGAAACCTCTCCTCACTCCCTCCCCTTAAAAGTTAAACTCGCCGTTGCCGGTTCCAAGCCCGGATGTAGCCTTTTGCGAAAGAGTGAGGAACTTAGACTGATTAAAGCGGGCAGCTAACGTCTGATCAACGTCTCCGCGATACAAAACGCTTCGGAAGGAAGAAGCTCCTATATTATTAGGAATAAAAGTTTTTACGGTAAGTGCACGGAAAGCCTTGAGTTAAATCCACTCATGCTAAAGTTTTTGTTAAATTAGTCTATATGGGGTTCGCAGTTAATCAAGATGAAATAATGAGTTCGAATCTCATTAGCCCCACTTATAATTGAAAGACGGATACAGCAAAACTTACCTACTTTAATAGGAAAACAAAGCCGTCTTGTAATTTTAACGACACATACAGCAAATTATTTTATAATTATAAATGATTGATTGATTATCATTATTTCGTCTCTCTCTTTGTTTGACGAGAGAGGAATGTTCCTGTGTCGTGTATTTAACCCAACCCCAAATGAGTCATGACCATTTGGGGCTTTATTTTTAGGAGAGTAAGATGTATAAACAAAAGCAATGGGAAGAATGGCTTCATGAAGAATTAGAGAAACCTTATATGATTAAGTTGGTAGGGGATTTGGAGAAAGAAGCATATAAAATGGAATTGGCTCCACTTCGTGAATACTGGTTTAACTCATTATAGTTTTCAAATATCGAAGCAATACATACAGTAATTACTGATATTGCTCCATACCCTGAAGTTGTCCTTTCAGATGGTTATGCTTTTTCTTCCTATGGAGATGCTTCACCATAGATGTTAAAACTTTATAAGAAAATTTATGTTGATACAGGGGTTAAATATGACCAAAGTGATAATTGCAAACAGCGCTGGGTAGATCAAGGTATTCTTCTTCTTCCCATTGAATTTACCACTAATTTAACTACAAAAGAAACAGAAACTCGTTGGCGTCCTTTTACAGAGAATATTCTTTCATACTTTTTAAGTGATAGTCAACCACGTGCATATCTTTTTCTTGATGATTCTACTTCTTACTGTATGTCAGAACTTTTCCGCAAATTTGACCTTTCGCGGCACTTAATTATTAGAGGAGATCCATATAAACTTTTGCGGTCAAAGGAAGACATATTTAATAGGATTAATCACTTTGTTTGGGAGCATTATAAAAAAGTGATTGATTGGACTTAAGAGGTGAAATATGAAGAATTTGTTAAGAATTCTTTAGGCTTTACTGTTTATCGCTGCATTATCAACTTGTCAAGCAGTTATTGTAAAGTCAGAAGAGATAATTCCAATACAAAGTTTAGAAATTATTAACATGAATTCAAGTCTAATTCAGAAACACTCAATGACAGTGACTCCAATAAAGACTATGGAAATTAAAGAAAAAGAAAAAATTCATTTAACTAAGGAAGAAAAACTCATTTTAGCAACGATTATACGTCTGGAATGTGGCGGTTCTTCTTTTGAATGTCAATTGGCTGTTGGGTCTGTTGTTCTGAACCGTATGGCTTATTTTAATCAGAATTTAAGAGATGTAATCTTTGCGCCAAATCAATTCTCTACGGCGCGATTAGTAAATAAAAAGACCGGTAAGAGTAACTACCCTCCGTCGGCGCAACATATTGCGGCTGTTGAAGAATTAGTAAAAAATGGATCAACTCTACCCATTCACATTATGTACTTTAGAGCACGTCATTTTCATACTTGGACAGAACCTTATCGTCGCATTGACTCAACTTATTTTTCTTATTCAAAGAAGTATATGTAATCAATATAAAAAAAGCTAAATAAAACTACTTAAATATGCAGAAGAAAATTATGATTTTCTTGTGCTAATGCAAATTGTTGGAGGCGGTTGAGTGAAGAGAACAATCAGCGACAAATTCCAACGAGCGGGTTATATGGGCTATTATATACTTATCATTATTTTAGGGTTATTTCTTTCTTATGACTTTTTCGTGACAGATGGAATCTCTATTATTTGTAGCATTCTTGCATTAACAATTTCATGGATGGGATTAATTATCGTCATAAACTTCTATCGTAGTATACGATTAATAGAATAGATTTTGCCTTCATTAATGATTGTAATGTTTTAGCTTTTTATCATTAGTACAATTCAAGAAATAATAATTCACAAAAGACCTTTATATACTTATGGGATTAAAGGTACATTGTATTTCTTTTGCCTTGAACAGTAGGGACTGCACTTCCTACAAATAAAAAATAAATTGAGTGAGTTGAGAGCCTAATGCCAAATTGGTAGCAAATTCTCACAGCAGTCCTTAGTTCTGGCGTCATTACGGCACTAATTACGGCTGTTACGGTGAGAAAGAAAAACAATGCGGATGCAGATGCAACAAATGTCAGGTCGATTCTTGATGTAGATACTCGACTTGCTGAACGTCTTGTATCACTTGAAGAGCGTATTGCTCAATTAGAGTCAGAGAACTTTGAACTTAAATCTCAATTTCTTTCTTTAAATCATGAAAATGATAAGGTTATGGAAGAAAATAGAGCATTAAAAAAAGAAAATGAAGCTCTTATACAAGAGAACGAAGTTCTTCAGGATACTAATTTTGAACTGATGAAAAAACTCGGAATTATGGATTAAAAGAAGAGGAAGTCTTTAAGGCTTCCTCTTCCTTCTTGTAAAATAATGGAAGAAAAATTAAATTTGCTTTTTTTTTAAAATCATGATATAATATTTATAGAAAATAAGATGGAGGCTCGAAAAGATGGGCAGAAAACATAAGAACGCAGAAGAACGTATAATCAAGAAATGGGATACAAAGTATATCAATAATCTCATGAGACAGTTAAGAACCGGTAAATATGAGAAAGAGTATGAAGTTCCCATTACCATACCTTCAAGTCCCGAACAGAGAGGTAAAGGAAAGAAAGGAAAGTAAAAGTTATGATTATAGAGAAGGAATTAAAATCGAGCGCAATTAGAGAAATTCGTTATGATGAAGACCTTCACAATTTAACCATTACATTTACGAGTGGCGGCAAGTATGATTATCCAGAAGTACCTAAATACGAGGTTGAAGGATTAATTAAAGCAGAATCCGCAGGAAAATATTTTAATCAGAACATAAAAAAATATTCAATTAAAAGGAGATAAAGTTATGGAGAGAGAAAATTTTAAGGCGCTGATTAAGGCAATTGATGCACTGTTTGATACTAATGAAAAGCTGGTGACGGTGTATGGACTTGAGGATGATACGATGTTTAGTGATTTAGCAGAAGATATATTCGACGTTCTCGTTGAAGAATTTGATGATGAGGACGATGTCCTTGGAGATTTTATTTTCACTTGCGATTTTGGTCGTCTGAAGGATGCTCCTGCCCCGTATAGAAACGCAGATGCGGTTTATGATCTTCTTTGTACTAACATGGAGAAAAAAGGGAGCGGAACAACGGAGAAGAGGGAAGTTGAGGACGATCCTAAAACGGCATATACCGGTAAAGTTCAAATGGATAATCTGGAAGAGTTTAAAGAGGATTTTGACTACCTTATGAATGAAATGGACGCTTTCATAGCGAAATGGGAACAGTAAGAAAGATTTATTTGCAGTTTAAGAAAGTGAGGTGGTCTTTATGTCACGAGTTTTCGTGACCGGTTAGCGATATTCATGGTGATATTGATATCGGTAAATTTAAACCTTGGAAAAAAAGATTCAGACAATCAAATGTTCCTCTTACACGCGATGATATTCTCATCGTTTGTGGCGATATGGGAATTTGTTGGGACGCTGGTGCATTCGACTTTTATATTCAGAAATATTGGGAAATGCAACCCATAACAGTTCTTTTTGTTCCCGGTAATCATGAGAACTATCCCGAGATTGTGCGGCATCCTTTTGTGGATACACCTTGGGGAGATAAGGCTTACCAGATTACAGAAAATGTCTACTGTCTCAGGCGTGGTGGATATTATACCATTGAAGGAAAAACTTTTTTTACCTTTGGTGGTGCAAGATCTCATGATATGTGGTGTAGAACAGAAGGAAAGACTTGGTGGAAAGAAGAACTTCCTACTGGTGAAGAATGTGAGTATGGCTTTGAAGTGCTTGAGGCTCATGATAATAAAGCAGATTTTCTCATTACCCATTGCGCAGATGATATACTCCTTCGTAAAATAGAGGCGCAGTTTCGTTTTCACGCTGAACACGATATTCTTACCAACTATCTTAGAATTATTAAATCAATTGCAGACTTCGGTCATCACTATTTCGGTCACTATCATTATAATGATGACTTTGATGGAAAAGCAACAGTTCTCTATAATAAAATAATTCAAATAATTTAAATTTTGAAGCACTCTTGAAATTTCAGGAGTGCTTTATTTATTGTCTTAAATCTCTATAAAAAGTTGTAACCTTCTCTACTTTAAGCTGGAAAGATAATTGTTCGTGCGGCGTGGGTGCGCCAAATAAACTTATTTGGGAGGTAATTATGGCTTCTATTTTAAAGCAAATAGGTAAATAGACAAATATACCTTACCATACTTTTAATTGTGATGATAAGAGTGATATGGAAGCAATTGATGTTTCTCACTCTCCTATGGGCAGTCGTTGTTATGTAATCAATGACGGCGATTCTTACATTTTGAACAGTAAGAAGGAGTGGAAACTCGTTCCTCGTAGTTCAGGTGGAGGTTCTGGTGGAGATATCATCTATGATGGTGGAGAAGAAGTAGATTCTGGCTCTTCAAATAGTGGAGACGATGTAATTTATGATGGAGGGGAGGAAACTTAATGGCAACTACTTATAAGACCACCTTCCAGCTTCGTCGTGGACTTGCAGAAGTATGGAAAAAGAATAATCCTCTTTTGGCAAAAGGAGAACCCGGCTTTGAGCTTGATACAAACAGGCTTAAGATTGGTGATGGTGAGAAGAACTATAACGATCTTCCTTATATAGGCGAAGCTGAGGTATTTAATGCAGATAGTAAGGGAGCTTTCCCTTCTATCGGCAGAGTAAATACGATTTATAAAGCAGAAAAAGAAAAGACACTTTATCAATGGAATCCTGAAAAGGACAATGGCGTTGGTGGTTATGAACTTTTAAGTGGCGGCTCTCCTGCTTTAAATATACAAATTATAGATGGAGGTAATGCGAATGTCAACTGAATTAAAGACTCGCATAATTCTTCGTAATGACAGTACTGCGAATTGGACAGCCAATGAGACTACTGTTCTTCTGAAAGGTGAGGTGGGTATTGAGTTTAATCCCGATGCAACCACTGCTGGAAAGAAGATATTAATGAAGATAGGCGATGGCATAACAGCGTGGAAAGATCTTCCTTATTTTGGTGGGGAAGAGGCTCATGTTTATGAGGCTCAAGTTGCTAAGGGCGGCGATCATTCTGCTGCTATAACCACTGCTCTTAATGGGGCAACACCTAACACGCATGATATTGCTATCGTAAAGGAAGCTGTAATTGCAGCAGATAAGCTCGGTGATGCTACACAGAGATACCAGTTTACTGCCTATCGTTGGAATGGAACTGCATGGACAGCGTGCGATGGCAATTATAGTGCTTCGAATGTATATTTTGATGAAGATTTTACATTCACAAAAGCTATTGGAACTGTTATTATTCCGAGTTCTGGTAGTAAAGTTGTTGCGGCAACAGGTAAGAATCTGAAAGAGTTCTTTGCAGGACTTTTTGCTCAGGAGCAGAACCCGACTACAACTCAACCGACTGCTACTCTGAATTCCAGTAATATAGGCGCCAAGGAAGTCGGTTCAAATATTGATCTTAACTTCTCCTTTGCAACTAATCCCGGTTCTTATTCCTATGGACCGAGTACTGGAGTTACATTCTCTAATTACTCAGTGGTATTTAACGGTGAAAATAAGACTGGTGTTTCTGGAACCTTTAAAACTTATCAAGTTAAGGATGGCGACAAATTAACAATTACTGGTTCTTGTGAAAGTTCTCAGGGTGCTATGCCTAAGACCAATATTGGTAATGATTATCCTGCTGGACGTATTGAGGCTAAGACGTTCTCTAATTTAACTAAGGGCACTCTTACTGGTTACAGAGCTTGGTTCTGTGGTTATAAGAATGGAACAAATGCTCTTACCGATCCGACTGCTATTACTGGCGCCCAGATTCGTGCCCTTGGTAATTCTGCTAATGGTTCTTGGAAGTCTCAGATGAACGTTTCTCAGATGAAACAGATGTTCTTTGCAGCTCCGGCAGGTAAGGGATATAAGCCAGCAGTTAAGGATCATTCTACAACTGCTCCCCAGACAGTGCTCGGACCGATTACTGTTTATGTTCCCGGCGCAAATGGTTATATGACCGAAGCTGAAACAGCTAATGGTGGTATGGCTTATGATGTTTGGTATGTCGCAAATGCGGATGCCGCTTCCGGAAGCGCAACGCTTGATATTTCAAGGGCTTAAGGAGGTAGGATGAATGACACGTGAAGAATTTTTTGCATAGAAGGCTAATGGTGCTCTTTGGGACGTAGCAGTCTCTATAAAGAGAGGTAATCCCCTTCCTCTTGATTCTAATTCCGTATTTGATAGTTATGCGGCATTAGAGACATATGCGGCTGGAGTGCTTGCATATCCCGGTCAGATAGTTGCAGTTGTCAATACAGACTCTACTGGAATTTATTATCTTGACCAAAATCTTGTCATTCAGGAAGTTGGTAAGATTCCGACAGGTGACGAGAAGTCTATTTCAATCATCAATGGCAAAGTTCAGATAAAGAATTTTGGTGATCACTATTTTAAGTACGTTGCGGCAGACCCTGTTCTTTCTGACATCTATGCTACAAGTACTACTCTTCCTGCTGATGCAGCAGATGGCACATTTGCTAAGGTCGGCACTGCTGAAACTTTTGTCTATTATAAGAAGGTTGGTGGCGTTTGGGGTACAACTGAAGAGACTCCTAAGGCTTCTTCTTACGTAAAGACAACTGGTTTTATTGATGGATTACAACCTAAGGTTGTTCTTAAAGAAGGTTCTGCTAATGAGTATGAACTCGCATGGTATGAGCCGTCTACAGAGACAATTGAAGGTGTAAGCTCTAAAGTTGCTGCTGTTGACTCTAAAGTTAATACAGTTTCTGATATTGCAGCTTCCAATAAAGAATAGATTAATGGTGTTAAGAATGACCTCTTTGGAGAGGGCGGTACCAAGACTGATCCTAAGGAAGGTTCTTTAGGAAAAGATCTTGCTGATGTTGTTGCGGCTGTTGGTAATGCTGATAGCGGCTTAACAAAATCTTTAGCAGATTTAACAACTGAGGTTGGTAAGAAAGCTAATGCGGCAGATGTCTATACTAAGACTCAAACTGATACCAAGATTGGTGAAGCAGTTGCAGCTTAGGGACATATGAAAACTCAGGTTGTTGAAGGCACTGCTCAGATGACTGAGACTAATGTACTTTATCTTGTTAAGGACGATACAGTAACAGGTGTTGACCAGTACAATGAGTACATTCTTATAGATGGAACTCCTACACTGATTGGTTCTACTTCAACTGACCTTACTGGTTACGCGAAGACGGCTGATCAAAAAGTTATTACTGATGCACTTAGTGGACGCATTGATACTCTTGAAGCAATTGATCATAGTGCTTATGCTCTGAAAACTGAAACAGTTGCTAAGACAGAATACAACGCAAAGATTGGTGAGATTGAAACAGCTCTGGGTGAAAAGCTCGTTGCTGCTGATCTTGCTGATTATGCTAAGACCGCAGATGTAAATTCTACAATAGATACTAAGATTTCCACAGCTATTGGCACTAAACCCACAAAGGGTGAGGATGGTAATTATACTGGCGCAACTGGTATATACACTGATATCTACATTAAAGATGAAGTAACCAAACTTATTGCTGACATTACCGGTGGAGAATCTGCGGCTGACGTTCTTGCTTCTCTTAATGCTTATAAGACCACAAATGATGCAAGAGTTCAGGCAGTCGAAGACCAGCTTCCTACTTTTGCTAAGGCTGATGAAGTTTATACAAAAGAATAGGTTGACGGTAAAATTACAACAATTAATGATACCGTTGGCGGTATTAATACGAGACTTGAAACTGCTGAAACAAAGCTCGGTACAATAGAGGATAATGCTCAAGAGAATGTAATTGAGAAAATTATCTATGGTACTCAAGAACTTACTCCCGTTGGCAAGACAGTTATTATTACCCCGAAAGAACTCGCTGTTGCTACGGCTGAGATCCTTGGCGGAGTTAAATCTGTTGTTCGTACCAATGATGAGGGTGCAGTTGTTGCTGCTCAGAATACAATTGAAGTTGCAGCAACCGGTATAATGACCGTTAATTCATTAAATGTTAATAGACTTGTTCAGGATGCTGGTGATGTTCTTATCCTGAATGGTGGAAATGCTTGAGGTGAAATAATATATGGCAGATAAGACTTTAAAAACGAGAATAATTCTCAACCATGACGAATGGTAGAATTATGCAGGTAAAACCTTAAAAAATGGTGAAGTTGCCCTTATTAAGGTCGGTACTACACAGGCTCCCGGTGGAGTTACAGAACCTATTTGGATGATGAAAGTTGGCGACGGTGCTACTACTGTTCAGTCGCTTCCGTGGCTTGTTGCTCCTGCTGCTGACGTTCATACATGGGCAAAGAAGACTGAGGCTGAATTCTCTACATGGGTTAAGGGTATTGTTGCCGATGCTTCTCTTACAAATTATTATACTTCCACTCAGGTTGATAATCTCTTAAAAATTGAAAGAGATAGAATAACTGCTCTTGAAGGTAAGCCTGCTGCTGCTATTACTGCGGATCAGATAACCAGTTGGGATGGAGAAGTTGGTGCTAAGGCTGCCGCTGAAGCTGCTCAGGCTACTGCTAATAAGGCAGTTGTTGCTAATACAGATATCACTGCCGGTACACATACGAAGATTACCTATGATAAGAAAGGTCTTGTAACTGGCGGTGCTGATCTTGAAGCTGCTGATATTCCGGATCTCGCAGCAGGTCAGATTACTTCTGGAACATTCGACGTCGCTCGTATTCCGAACATTACTCTTGCTAAGGTAACTGATGCTGGTACTGCTGCTGGTAAGGCTGCTGCTGTTGATGCTATCGTTACCGATTCTACTGATACTGGACTTGTTAGTGCAGCTCAGGTTGCTACATTTGTTAAGACTTCCGTAGCTGGACTCTCTGGTGCTATGCACTTTGCTGGTGTTGTTACACAGCTTCCTGCTACTGGTAAGGCTGGCGACGTTGTCGTTATGGGTACAAAAGAGTATGTCTACGTTAACGACACTGACAAATGGGTTGAGCTTGGTGACGAAGGAACTCATGCAATAAAGGGTGAAATCGTCAATGCTGATATCAAGGCTGGCGCAGCAATTGATCAGTCTAAGATTGCAGGACTTACTGAGGCTCTTGCTGGAAAGGCAACCGCTGCTCAGGGTGCTCTTGCTGATACTGCGCTCCAGAGCGTTAAGGTTCTTGGTTCTACTCTTACTAAGGAGTCTAATGAACTCACTGTTGCTGCTGCTAAGACTGCTCTTGGTCTGAAGTCTGCGGCATATACTGATGCTGCTGACTATGCTACCGCAGCTCAGGGCGCACTTGCTGATAGTGCTCTCCAGAAAGCGGATATCACCACTGGCTCGAAGAATGGTAATATCTCTGTTGATGGCACGGATGTCGCAGTTAAGGGTCTTGGTACTGCGGCATATAAAGCAGAGGGCGATTTTGCTACTGCGGCTTCTGTAACGGCAATTAATGAGACTCTTGAAGGTTATGGTGATATTGTTACGCATAATGCTTCTGAGTTCGCTCTCGTTGGCGATGCTCTCGTAAAGACTGATATTACTACTGGTTCTGCTAATGGTAATATTTCTGTAAAGGGTACTGATGTTGCGGTTAAGGGTCTTGGCTCTGCTGCCTTCACTGCATCTACTGCTTATGCTACTGCTGCTCAGGGCGCGCTTGCAGATACTGCGGTTCAGCCCGATGATCTTGCGGCTATTGCTAAAACTGGAAGTACTGATGACCTTGTTCAGGGTACTAAGATTCTTGTTCTTGATGGTGGCACTTCTGCTGACCTTTAAGTAAGTTAAATTAAAGAAAGTGGGATGGAGAAATTCATCCCACTTTTTGTTTTAAGAAAGTATAAAAAAGAAAAAGAAATTCCTCTTAAATATAGAAAAAGAAAAATAAAGGTTAATTCTGGAATGATGCTTTAACCTCGTCTCGTAAGTTTGGAAATGATAACTGGAAGTGACGTTTAAGGGCTTAATTGCCTGCGAATACCTCTTTTATTTAGCCCAAGTTTCTTATGAGACTTGGGTTTTTTGAATTTAGGAGGTAAATATGGCAGAAAATGTTTTAAAAGCCCGTCAGGTGCAGAAACATGACACTGAAGCAAACTGGATTACTGCGGGAACAAATGGTTTTATTCCAAAGAAAGGCGAGATAATTATTTATGATAAAGACTCGACGCATACGACAATAAGGATTAAAATAGGAGACGGAAGTTCTAATGTCAGTTCTTTACCGTTTCTGCTTGACGGTTATGCGACAGAAGATCAAGTAGAAAATGTGTCTTTAACTTGGAACACATATTAAATTTGGAGGTAATTAAATGGCAGATTAGGTAAAGTTTTAGAGAGGAAAGAAAACAAATCTTCCTACTGATAAAATTGCTGGCACATTTTATGTAACAACTGATACCGGAGAAATGTTCACTGATGTCTTAAATGGTAATTCTGTTGATAGAGTTACAATTAAAACACCCTCTGTCGGTACTGTAAGTTTTAAGCAAGGTAGCAAAACAGTTGCAACTTATGATGGTTCTGGTAGTGTTGATGTTAATTTACCAGAAGAACAGGATTCAGTTCTTTATACAAGTCAAACATTAACAGAGGCTCAGCAGACTCAAGCAAGAGATAATATCGGTGCAAGTAGTATTAATGCTTCTGTAAATAATGAGACTCTTGTAATTAATGGCTATGGCGGCTCCGGTGGAGGTTCTGGTGGAGGTTCTGGCGGCTCGTCAATTACCATTGACAGTGCTTTATCAACAACATCTACAAATCCTGTTCAAAATAAGGTTATTACAGCGACAATAAACAGCCTTGCTAAGATTCAAATAGTAGATAGTCTTCCTTCTACTCTTACTAATAATACAGTCTACTTCGTCTATTGAGGTGAAGTAAATGAAATTAGCAAATATATATGCTGATATCAGTGGAGTTCGTAAAGGTCAAGCCGCGACCGGAACATCTGACTCCAATTGTATTGATGTACGTGGCTATTCTGGCGGCATTTTAAGAGATATATCGCAGGTAGTTTCTGTTGATGAAAATGGAACCGCTACGGTAATATCAAGACGTTTAGCAACAACTTCCCAATATAAATATGTTACTGGTCAATTAAGTTGTCCTAATGGTAAAAATTTTAACTCTAATTCACAATATTCAACTTGTCAGTTTAAGGTTGAACTTGAATTTAAACTTGGCTCTATTGGAAAACAAAATATGCTCTTTTCTGATACGCCGTCATCGACAACTTATTACAAAATTTTTATTAATTAGTCAAATCATCTTCAAATTTCTGTTTGTTATAATGGCGGAACTGTAAGGAATGTGACTTGGACAGATTGGACTTTTGCAGCAGATACTTGGTACAAGTTGAGTTATTACTTACCAACTGAAAATACAAGTAATTATAAGGCATATGCTTCTATAAACGGATCTGCTTATGTAAGTAAAACTGTTTATACTTCTTATGCAGTCGCAACTACTCGTAATGTGTATTTAAGCAGTACAGGAAATTCGCTTCGCGGCAATATTCTTGTAATGGGTACTTCCTATAATGATAGAGTTCAACATACCTATTCTGTTTCAGTTAATAACGCTATTGCAGGTTAGAGTTTTAATTTAACATCAAATAATTATACTTTCTCTGGCGGCACAGTTTACTCTGTCGGTTCTTCTTCTTGGGTTGAGTGATAGAAATGAGTGAATTAAATTATAATGTTCGGATGACTCAGAAAATTGATACAGAAAAGAATTGGATTAATTCTAATCTTGTGCCAAAAGAAGGCGAAATAATCATTTATGCCGCCGAAGATTTAACGACTGAATTGCCAACAGGACGTACTACTCCAATTTCTTCTCCTCGCATAAAAGTGGGAAATGGAGTAAGTACGGCAAGAGATTTGCCTTTCTTTACATTAGATTATAATAATTTACTCAACGCTCCTCTTATTCCTACTTATATTGCGGGTTCAGGAATTATAATAGAAAACAATGAAATTAGCACAAACTTTAATTGGGAGGAATTCTAATGGCATAGATAAATAAAATACAAGTTGATTCAAATGAATATGATGTCAAAGATTTTTTCTCCAGACCGATTATACTTGATCGAGACGCTAATGTTACAGTAACTCTTCCTAATAATATGACTATGCAAGATCTTTTTGAAGTCTATCAATAGGGAAAGCCAGTTTGGGTTAAGTACAATAATAGAATGTATACTGCTGAATCGATGTACGAAACTGGTGGCACTTATATAAGTTCTAATTTTATAGCAGCCATAGGAAACTCTTTAACTTATTTTCAAGCTATGACAAGTAAGACATCGACAACCATTGTTCTTTCCAATAACACTACTGCCTACTTAGTGCAAGGGACAAGGTCTTTGATTTCCTCTTCCTTAAGCCGTACAACTTCAACTACTGCGACAATTCCTACCGGCTATGAAAATGGAACACTTCTTGTTTGGGGACGTCCTAATGCTGGCACTACTGGTTATCTTGGACTTGATATACCTCTTGGATTTCTTAGTACAACATAGAAGAAGTTTACTATTGCCGATGATGCCAACCAGATTAACTATGGCATTACGAAGAATGGTTCAATTTTAACCTTTACATTCGGCTCAGCATCTTCCTCGTCTGGAGTCTGGACAGCCGTTTATATAATGCCGTGAGGTGAAGATATGGCAGAATTAGATAAAATTCAAGTGTCTGACAGTTATTATGATATAAAGGATAATCTTGCCAGACCACTTATATATGATGCAAATGATAGTTTAACGGTTAGTCACGAAGGAATGACTAATGAAGAAATTGCAAATAGAGTGCTTTAGGGCGGATTTGTAGGTGTTAATGTTGGCGCAACGATTTATCAGTTAAAGAGTGCAACTACTTATACCTATAATGGTTCAACTTGGTATAATTTTAGTTTTGATACGTTTAACTCAAGCCGCAATATAGTGAGATATACAACAAGCTCAATCTCAACTGGTACAACCCTTACACTGAATGGACCGTATACCTACAACATGACTCTGCCGACAAGGTATTGTACTGGAACACTGAGTACTTCAAGTGATGGTACATCCTTCACAATTCCGACGGATTATGAAAATGGTACACTAATATTCATAGGTAGACCGGGAAATGGAACATTTTATGTAACTACTTCTGTACCGATTACTACACTGCCTAAAGTAATTCAATTAACAAATCAAACAAGCTATGTGGCTTATCAGATTACGAAAACAAATAATACAATAAAGTGTGTCTTAAGTAATCAATCGGCTACAAGTACGGTCGAAGCAGTATATATTAGACCATAAGGAGGAGATAAAAATGTCAACTTGGGTTATGAAAGATAATCCGGATACAAGTGTAGAAATTGATGTAACGATAAACTTTATTTCAAATGCGACATCCTTTAACCGTATTTGGGTTGGAACGAGGAATCCGATCGACAATATGCAAAACGTTGTTTACGGACTTCCAGCTGGCGGCTATAATATGGCTTATTATGGAACAAATTCTGCTTGGACTAATACTGGTTATCAAACAATCATTTTTAATGAGACAGAACCGACTGGTGAATTACTTACTTGGTTAGAAGCAAATGGGACAAAATCGGTCATCTATGGTGGTTTGCTGGATAGTATAACTTTAAATAATACTACCTATGACCTTGAAGATAGCAAGACTCATCCCATCATTATGACTACCTCAGACTCTTAGGTTAGCGGCACGACCATTGACATGAATGGTCTTACAGGCGCCAATATTTGGGCAGCTTATGATTAGGGAACACCAATAAAGGTAATCGATACAAACAGACGTTTAGTTTACAATTGTGTCGGCTATACAACTTCTGGAAGTTCGAGAATATTCAACTTTACCTCAACCAATAGCAACACTTATCATTATTTTACACTTTGGTTATCCGAAGCTGCAGCGTCTGGTCTTATAAATGAACCGGGTTCTGTGGACAGTGTTAAGAGAACCATGCAAGCCCTTAGTTCTATTGGTCTTTCGGGTACAAAGACAGTCACATTAAGTGATGGTTATAGTATCCTTAATCTTGTATTTCCGCTTCAAGGACGCTATGTAAGTACAGCAATTCCAGCGGATTCATTAACTACGACTGCTGTGCCGGTTCAGGTTGCAGACCAGTTACATTATGCAGTTTGGAATGTAAGTAGGTCTGGAAATACAATTACATTCGTTTTTAATAGAAAATATTCCGGTACAAGTGCGAGCTTGACTGGCATGATTTATGAAAGTCAGTAAGAGGTGAATAGAAATGGCAGGATCAGTGACATAGATACCTTCGGGAACTAAAGTACAATTTATATCGGGTATTACACCCCCTTCTAATATTGCTAATTCAGATGGAAAATTTGCATTAGATTTAGGTCGTAGTGGCGACATGGACGAAGCACCTGAAATTTATATAGGTAGCCAAGGCTTTAAAAAAATTCGTGACCGTAACGCAATTTGGACAGATAAGATTCAATCCTTTTCTGATTCCGAAAAACAACAGGCAAGAACCAATATTGGCATTACTGGTTAGTCAGACTCTTCTTCTAATGGAGCTATCTCAATTAATGGAGCTTCATAGACAAGTAATAGATTCTTAGCAAGTTTAACATTCCCCGAATTAGCGTTCACCTATCTTAATCCTCTTTTTACAGGAACTTTTACAGATCCTTACGGTCTAAAAATTGGCTCTGGAAGTTCCCTTATAGATACAATTAACACCTTAACAACTCCCGGTTTATATACTGTCTATATGAATCGTAACGCTACAGATGTACCCGTAGAGGCTGCTGCGATTAGTAGTTCCTTAAGAGGATTAGTATGCTTATCTCAAATTAATAAACACTATGCTTATATTCTTATGATAGATTAGTAGAGTAATTTTTATATACAATATGTACAAGGAGATATCGGAAGCGGTTGGAAGAAAGCCTCTAACTTTTCAGGTTCTTACGCTGATTTAACTGATATTCCCGATATTCCTACTGAATTACAATAGATAGATTTTTAATTTAAATTAAGGAGGAATCCCTTTTGATAACACGCTACTTAAACTCACCAGTCTATCTTGCTGGCGGACGATATCTCAATAGTGCGTGTAATAGCGGTTGGTCAGTATTCCTGACTTTCCGCCTTAATAATACGCAGTTTCCAAAAGTGTTATAGAAGAATGCACCTTCAGATAAGGTTCTTTGGTCAATCTCTCTAATAAGTACTTCTGAGCTGGCTGTGCGAGTTAAGTATACCGGTTCAAGCACTTGGGATTATACAACTTATTTAGGAGATTTCAGCGCCGGCACATTAAGCACTGGTAATTGGTATACAATGAAGTTCTATTCATAGAATTTTATAGAAGGGCAGGCAAAATTTAATGTGTATGCTGATATCACTGCTTATGGCGGCACATTCTCCATGAAAAGTAAGACCTTAGGTAATGGTTATTCAACAGTAACGAATGTGAGAGCAGTGCAACTGGGCGATTCTGGTTTATATCTTGCTGATGAAATAGTCCTCACTGGAGCAACAGGTGGTGTATACACTTAGTCAAGTTGCAAGTTTAATATAGAAAATTTTAATATTGGAAGTACAGGAAGTTATAAACCGATAGAAGAAAGTGGTTCTGGAGCAGGAAATTTTAGTTTAGAAGCCACTGCAATAGGTATGATTTCTAAGATAAATTCAGCTTCATTTCATTCTTTAAGGACTTCTAATGCTGTTACAGGGTCAATGGATGTAACAGTGTATAGTGAATCTTATACACATGAACTTTCATTAACTGTAAATGGAAGAACAATATTTGATCGTTCTTCACCTTCTTTAACAGCAGTGACTCTTTCTACATCTGAAATTAAAGCTATTTATAATGCTTAGTCAACTTCAATTACAGCGCCGGGAATTCTTACTCTTAGAACTTATCAAGGTAATAGTCTTTTAGGAACTTCAACCTACGCTGTCACATTTACACTTGCTGACAAACCTACATTAACCGCTTCCTATGAGTATACAAATATTTGGGCAAAGAATAATAAAGGTATATAGAATCTTAGCTATATTAGCATTACAGGAACTTGTACCGCAACAGAAGGAAGTGGAGGAAAGCTCACTATAAGTTATCAAGGTCAGAAAAGATCAATAGAAATTAATGGTGTTTTCACATCTGACCTCTGGACTTGTCCCTCTGCTGGGGCTTATGATATAACAGTTCAATATGATGATAACAGAGGATTAAGTGTAAAGACTGTTCTCAATACTACTATTGTTTTAAGACCAAAGCCTGAAATAAACCATGAGCAAGCACCAACAATTCAATATGGGCGTGCTGGTAGTGATGATTATTTTATTCCTGCAACTTCTGGTGTTGATATCTGTCTTTCTTTTCCATCCAGTACAACCAAGGATAATCTTTTCTCTTATACCCCTTTGGAGTATGCAACTTCTAATAATTCTACTTATAGATAGACTTCTCTTACTTTAAAGCACACTTTAAAAAATAAAGCAGATACAACTATGCTTATAAACAATACCGTCTTAGATTTTAATGAAGATGGAACATTGGTTAAATCTTCTTTCGTTTTTAGCACAGGTTTAGCTAATCCTGATACTTATAATTATATTATTACTGCTTCTGATGGTCTTAATGATGAAGTCTTTCCTCTTTTTAAACTTACAACCATGCCGCCTAAATATACAATTAATGCAAGACCTTCTGGTCAAGGTATCGCTTTTGGAGGGCCAGTCGCTAACGAAGATAATTACTTCGACGTTTATTGGCAACCGCGCTTCTCTTCTCCTCTTCCTATATCTTCTGGCGGTACTGGAGCAAATACATTAGCAGAAGCAAAACAAAATTTAGGGCTTAATGCCCGCGTCGAGGGAACTACCCTCATATTAAATTAAGGAGATGATCTCAATGAAAGCAACAACTAAAGAACTTATAAGAAGGACACTCAGAACTTTCGCTCAGACGGCTTTAGGTTATATCTCTGTTAATCTTGCTTATATTATATCTGGAGCAGGTGAAGATTTTGATGCTCTTAAGTCTGGGCTTCTTGGACTTCTTATTTCAGCAACAGCGGCAGGACTCGCAGCAATTATGAACCTTCCGGTTTTTCAAAAGCCGGGTAACAATGAACAGAATGGAGAAGAAGAAAGCGAGAATATTTATGAAAATGAAGAGGAACAGAAATGAATTTAATTACCTGTATGCACACTCAAAGTGATTGCTATGGGAAATATAGGGAATCGGCAAATCAAGTGGGAATAGTTGTTCATTCTACTGGTGTTAATAACACTTCCATTGCAAGGTATAGTCAACCCTCTAATGATGATCCCAATAGAACTAAATTGCTAAATACCCTTGGAACTAATAGATATGGCAATCACTGGAACAGACCTAATATTAAAAAGGCAGTTCATTATATTATTGGTAAAATAAAAGATGGCTCTGTCGCAACTGTTCAAAATTTACCTGAAGATATTGCGGCTTGGGGCGTCGGACGTGGCAGTAAAGGGTCTTATAACTATAATCCGACAGCACATATACAGTTTGAAGTTTGTGAAGACAGTTTAACTAATGGAACTTATTTTAATGCAATTTATAAGGAAGCTACGGAACTTTGTGCAGATATCTGTTATCGTCATAATTGGAATTCTAATGTAATCTGCTCTCATAAAGAGGCAGCATAGAGAGGATATGCTTCTTCTCATGCTGATATAGATCACTGGCTTGGAAAGTTCGGTAAGACTATGAATGATTTTAGGGCTGAAGTTCAGAGATTGTTAGATATTAAGAGAAAGCCTGAAGAAGTTACTTATGTTCCTAAAGTTGGAGATACAGTTAACTTTGTCGGCACTACCCATTATAGAAACGCAAATGCTACTTTAGGCTATACTTGTGTTCCCGGTCTTGCCTATATAAGTCGTATATATCCCGGCAAGCATCCTTATTTACTTAAACATGTTAAAGGAAGTAAGTCCACTGTAAATGGCTGGGTAGATGCTCAAGACATTCAGAAGTATACATCTAATCCCAACCCTATGCCGACGCCAAATCTCATAAAATAGATTAAAGTTGGTGATCAAGTAAAGTTAGTTCAAGGCTCTACTTGGATAAATGGCAAGACAATTTCGTCTTGGGTATTTAAAGTTACATTATATGTTAGAGAAATTCAAGAAAAAGATGAAAAAACAGTTTATTTACTAAGTCGTTATGAGAAAGCAAAAATTTATACTGGCAAGGTTTATAGAGAAGCCATTGTAAAAGTTTAAAATATGAAGAAGCTGATTATTTTATTGTCAGCTTCTTCTTTATTTTTCTTTCATTAAAAATATCTAAAACAGTTTATTTGACAACTAATAAATTTATTACTTTCTATTTTTATAACATATTTTCTTAAGTAAATACTTATGTAAATGAAAATAAAAAATAAACTATTAAACAATGAGGAATAAAACCTCAAAATAGAATAACCAAAAATCAGACAATCATAATGAAAGGAGGAATCAATATGAATATAGCTGAGATTATGGAACAGGTACATAAGAAGGGAAGAGATGAGGAAGCCTTCCGTCTTATTACTGAATATGTTCCAAAATTATCAACAGATGCTAAAAAGGAGTTTTGTCATAAATTAGAAGGAATTGCTTATGCTTTAACTCCTGAAGAAGCAAAACAAATCGTGTCGCATATGATACCATATGGAGAGCATTGGTCATGCGATAAAGTAAAGGAGTATCTTATTAAAAAGGATGCTGTAACTGAACATCTTATGTATTATTATCTGGTTATGAATATGACCTATAATGATTATATGAATACAGCGATCACATTCGGTTTAAAAGATAATCCCGACTTTTTCTACTCATTGGCAAAAGATTTTATTAATGATGCTGATGCAGCGCCTTATAAAGTAGAAAAATATTTTTCGATGTAATCACACTCTAATTCGGCGCCTTTGAGTGTTTTACATATATTATTTTATTATAAATCGTTTCATGAAAGGAGGGAACGAAAATGACAGTAGAAGAAAGAATGGATAACCTTGAAAACATGGCTTATGGTAATCATAAGTATGCTTCCAGAGGACAAGGTAATGCTGGAGTAGCTCTTGGTAGTGTCGGTACCGCTTTAGGTGGATTAAACTTACTGGGTGGTCTTGGTGCTTTATTCAATGGCGGCATAGGGATCGGTCCTCGCGCCGGTGCCCCTATTATTAATGGTACTTGCAATGAAGATCATCTTGTAAGTCGTTACGACCTTGATATGGTACAGAAGATTCAGAATAAGGATGCAGAGATTGCGGCACTTAATACAGATATTAAGCTGCGCGATGCTAATGCCTATTCAGATCAGAAGAGTATCGAACTCTATAAGTATGTTGATGGGCGTTTCCGTGAATTTGAAGCAGCTATCGCTTCTCAGGCGGTTCAGAATCAGGCTAATAAGGATAGCTTCCAGATACTCCAAGAGAGACTGGATTGCGCAAAGAAAGAATGTGAGTGCGCTATTAATGCAGAAACTCGTGCTCGCAAGTGTGCAGACGATATCATAGTTAATTACACCAACGCTACCTTCTATCCGAAGATGGTTGCTGATGTTACGACTGGTACCACTACAACTGCGCAGTCTGTTTACAATCCGCTTCCCGCTTGCTCTTGTAAAAGCTGCTAAGGAATAAATAATTGAGGGGAGTCCAAGAGGGATTCCCCTCTTATATAAGGAAAGGAGGAAAATAATTATGAGAATGGGGATTGACAGAATTCAATCTGGTTTGGTACGGTTTATGGATAATGAGCTTATGCCGCAAATTAGAGCCACAAGAAGTGGTCTGAATAGTTTTGGAGTCAGTGTTGCCGCGGCTCTGGCTATTAATAACTTACCTAATACAGTATGTAGACTGAAAGAAAGTGCAGGTATGGAATATTTGGGAGTTATTAACGATGAAGGAATAGAAATAGATGAACTCATGGCTTAGGCTCGTGCTTCAATGCCGCAAGAGGGAATTCAAGTAACTCTTCCCGTTCTTGGTACTCTTACATTTCATCGAGATGACATTGATAAGTTAGAACAGTATATAAAATCGTAAGTTTTTATTTGCCAAAAGAGGAAAGAGCGCCTAATTGCGCTCTTTCTTTTTATTTTAAAATTTGATTCTATATTAAATTTATGATATAATATATATGTAAAAGAAAGAGAGGTAGAGAATATGATAATAAGAAAATGTGATAGATGCGGAAAAACAATTGACACACTTGAAACTTATGCGGACGTTGTATGGAATGTATATAGATATGAAGAGAATGATGACTCCACTATGTCTATTGACCTTTGTCCACGGTGCTATATGAATTTTCTTGAGTTCTTATCTACCAAACCGAAGGAGGAAAAATAAAGACCATGAATAAAATGACCTTTGTTGATGCACTTCAGAGATATTTTAGGCAGAATTACGATGATAGTTACGTAGTTGTCTATGACGGCAAGAGAATTTATGTTTATGGACTTTGTGGTCATAGACTTGATCAGATGTTTAAAGAAGAGTTTACAGAATTACTTTATACAATGTATTTAGACCACTCTTATGACCATAAAACAAATTCTTATACTTGGGAAAACCTATTAAAAGAAAATATTCATTTGGGTGAGACAATTTAAAAATTGATTTTATTCTAAAATCGTGCTATAATTATTATAGAAAAGAAAGAAGGAAAGGAAAAGAAATTATGAAACCTTCGAGACAAGAGAAGATTAAAGCAGTTGAAATTGCAAAGACTTATATTGATGCAGGCTTTAATCATGTACTGAAAAATGAACTTTATTTTTCTGATTGGATTCGTGATTTTGGGAACCCTCTTTCTTCTTCTTGCGAAATTGCATCCGGTATGACTAAATACGTAATTATTCCCGATGATCTCAACTGGGTAATTAAAATGCCGATTCAGGTAAAACCAGAGCAGTATAGAAGGGAAGAACTTCTTAATAGATTTAACGCATATGATTATTGTGATTTGGAAACGCGTAATTTTGCATATGCTGAAAAAAAGGGAATAAATGTTTTCTTTGCTGAATCCTATTTCCTTTCTCTCTATAAAGGCATTAGAATCTATATACAGAGGAAAGCAGAATGTGATGAGCAAGAGTTCGATGACAGGCTTAAAAAATATGCAAGTCATTATGTGAGTGAAAGTTGTAGTGAGGATGTTTTTGATGAAGTCGTAAATGATTATGTCCTTGGTATGGATGGAAGTGAATCACTTGAAGCCATATTTAAAGATGTACCAGCAGAACTTTACAACTTTATTGAAGAAAGGAATGTTAACGACCTTCATTGTGGAAACTATGGATTCATTGATGAAAAGCCTGTAATTATTGATTACTCTGGTTATTAATAAAGGGAGATTAAATTATGAGAATCTTTGCTGATAAGAAGAAGTTGCCGCCCCAGTTTGAGAAGGAATGGTTTGTTACAAGAGATTCCGAACTTGCAATGGTCGTTATTGCGGCGTATGAAGGAATTGACAATCCGCCGACAGAGATTTCTGTGCAAACCTGTGACGGCATAGTAATTAAAGAATTTGAAGAACTTATTCACTGGCTCAATGCTCGTGGTAAATATACAATTAGTTATCATGAAGGGGATGAAGAGTAAAATGGAAAAAGAAAAAGAGAAAGTAAGAATAAGAATTGAAATGGAAGAGCCACTTTATAATCATAAAGTAGTAACTGAAGTTGAAGAGCCTCTCTATCTTGACCTTGGATGTGATGCAATTGAAATATTGGAAAAGGCAATTAACTCTTTCCTTAAAACTTATGGATATCCGCATTATGATGAAGAGAGAGTTATGTTAACAAGTATGACCTCCGAAGAAAGAGAATATCTTGAGTCCTGTCTTTGGGATTTGCGTAATAATAACAAGAAAGAAGAGGAATAATTAATGTATACTGCTTTTATTATAACTCTTAAAAATGTAAGAAAACATCCTAATATCCAAATTTATGCATTGGAATGTTGTAGTGCACTTTGATAAAAGAAAAGTTTGAGAAAACGCAAAAACAAGACCGTATCAAAAATCAATATTGCTTTGATAATAATATACCCATTATACGCATTCCTTATACTGTTGATTTATCAACTATTAGTAAAGAAGATTTAGAACCCGAAACAAGTAAATATTTAGTAAGAAAGGATAATGACCATGTATAAAGCATATATAACTCATGTTACTAACATTCGCCCCGCAGAGAACGCAGATCGCCTTAATGCTTGCGAGGTATTCGGTAATACCACTATTATAGATAAGACCATCACTGAAGATACTCTGATTTTGTATCTTCCTTCGGACGGACAAATCTCTGTTGAGTTTGGTGAAAAGAATAATCTCTTCCGTCGCAAAGATGAAAATGGTAATAACGTGGGTGGATTCATTGACCCAGACAAGAGAAATATTGCTGCAATTCGTTTGAGAGGAAATCGCTCTGATGGATTGGTATTACCCATTTCTTGTCTTAATTACTGCTTCTCTCATGGCGATGCTTCTATTGAATTTCACGCTGGTGATGTAATTGATGGACTTGTGAATGGGCACGAAATCGCGTGCAAATATGTGCCGATTCGTTGCGCTTATAAGGGTAAGACAAGAAGTGGAAGCACTAAGAAGGTTAAAGCAGACATGGCGCCTCTCTTTGCAGAACATATAGAGACTGAGCAGCTACCATATAACCTTAATAAGTTCCGTACTGGAGATATCCTCGATATAAGCCTTAAATGCCATGGTACTTCACAAAGAACTGCTTATCTGCCTACTGAAGTTGGTTATGAAAGAACATTCTGGGATAAGATATTCAAAAGAAACGGTAAGAGAATTGTTGAATACCGCTATATCTGTGGAACAAGAAGAACTGTTCTTGGTGAATCTAATATCGCATGGGGTTCAGAGGATTTTCGTAAAACCGCTCACAATAGCTTTATAAATAAACTTCATAAAGGTGAAACAGTTTATTATGAAGTCGTTGGTTATAACGGCAATATGCCTATAATGCCATCGGCGGATAATAAGAAGATAAATGATAAACAGTTTGTTGCCACTTATGGAAATCGTACTGAATTCTCCTATGGATGTGATCTCGGTACCAATGACTTCTATGTTTATCGTATGACTCTTACTCTTGAAGATGGTTATGTCCTTGAGTATTCACCGGAACAGATAAAAAGAAGATGCGAAGAGATGGGAGTTAAGACAGTACTTCATTTTGAGGAAGTGCAAATACCTGTCGATTGTGAAAATCCCGGACTCTGGGCACAGACTGAAGCAGAGAAGTTCTATGATGGTATTGACCCAATTGGTAAAACCCATATTCGAGAAGGAGTCGTTGTTCGCATAGCTAATCGCACTTCTTTTGAAGCCTATAAGATAAAGAACTATGCGTTCAAAGTTCTTTCTGGCATAGCAATTGCTGATGCTGAGTCTAATTCCGCAACCGATAATCTTAGCGATGATGTAATCGCAGAAATGTAAAAGAGGTAAAAAGAAATATGAAGAAAGAAAATCTAATAAATCTGATACTGGCAATACTTCTTGTTATAGGAGTTGTAATATTCATTGTTGTAGGATGCAAAAAAGGTGATCATGAAGAACAGACCTCCCACGCACAGACAAGTGAACCAATTGCTGAATCTACAAGTGGCAATGATGATACAATTTGTATATCTGAACCTGTTACTACAAATGTACCAGCACCCACTGAGATGATTCTTTTTGAGGGCAATGGAATAAAAGTCTATGATGACTTCACAGATTCTATTATTCTCTTTAATGGTAAGACTATTATGCTCCTTATTACTAATTCCAATGAGTTTGATCTTGCCGTTGAATGTGAGGAACTTACTGCTGGTGATAAATCCTATATTGTGGCACCGGATGGAGATATAGAAATTAAGTCAGGTACAACTATTGCTCTCTCAATCCCTCTTACTGAAGATGTTAATGCTGTAACTTTCTCTCTTGTATTCATTAAGACCTCTGATAGCACTGAACTCTGTAAAACCTCTACTCTTACTATTACGAAATAAGATAATTGTTATGAATGTTGTAATTTTGGCAGGATGTATTACGGGTGGATTCATTATAAGTACAATGTTATTTGTTCTCTATTGCTGGATTCGCTCTATATGGCTTGACCGTTCACAGGAAAAAATTCTTTTCATCTGGCGTTCTTATGCGGCTTATAGTTGGAAAGAAGGAAAGGGAATTCCCGATATATTTATAGATGAATCCCCTCATTTCCGTCATATAGATGACTTAGCTAATAACTTCAACAAATGGGATTTCTGGTATGTGCTTGAGGATAATACTGGAAAGTCAATTCTTAAAGCCTATTATAAAAGTAATCACTTCATGAAGAATAAAGATGAAGTTGATACTTATTTTCGGGAGATGCAAAAATGGATAAAAGATTAAATAGTTTGTTTGCAAATGCGCCCAAATTTTATCGTATCAAGTCTTGGTTTTCTTGGCTTTTCCGCAATATCAAATGGGCAAGACAGAGAATTAAAAAAGGTTATTGTGATTTAGATGTCTGGAACTTCTGTGACTTCCATAGTAACATCTGTGCCGGCGCATTAAGGGAACTAAGAGATACAGGTCATGGAGTACCAAATACAATTTTTGAAGAAGCCGACGGAGATGAGGATAAAGCCATTAAGCTCTGGCATGATTATCTAACATATCTTATAGAGCGATTCGACTATATTTCCCTTCCGGAAAATAAGAAACCTTCTTTTGCCTATTGGAATCAGTATATGGATATTTCTACGGCAGAAGATAGGGATTGTCTTTTTCCACACTCAACTTCAGAAGCAGCAGATAAAGCAAAGACGATCTGGCGTAATGCTTATAAAGATGAACAGGAAAAAGAACTGATAGCTATACAGGAAGTTTTTGCGGCAATGCCTAAATATTATTGTGGGCTTTGGGATTAAAATTTGCTTTCTCCCTAAATTTATGCTATAATTATTATACTAAAGATGAAAGAGGTAACGATGCAATGGAAGAACTGAGATATAACGAAATCTGTGGAAATCAGGTTACGATTCTAAAGGACGAACCTGACTATGAAGTTCGTTTAAATAATGTTTGCATCATGACAACAGGTGATGACACAGAGGCTTATATGGTCGCTGAGAGTTTGGACGTTGCACTCAGTATCCTCAATTCTCAAGGGTTGCTAAAAGAGAACTCTTAATTTTAACTCTTGGGTATTCTGTAAAGGGCTTCCTCCTCCTTTCACCCTAAAACAGAATATATTTCATCTCTGCGCTTTTGGTGGTTCGCGCTAAAGTAACCACTTGGACAGTTAAATCAGGAGCCTTCTCGCGGCACTGTCTGTTAGTACCAAGACCTGATAAAGATACTCTTTTGCCGAGTATCAAAAAACTTTAAATTAAGAACTTTATGAGGTAAAAGAGCTATGAGCAAATTCAATGAGCAGGATATTGACAGAGTACTTGGCGCGGCACAGTCACTTCTTGATTGTGCAAATGCCATGGAAGAAGAGAATGTAGGTAAGGATGAATTTGAAGGAATGCGCGATTTAGTCCTTCCTGAACCTGCCGCAGTAAACTTTTGGAGAGATAGGGGTGAAAGAATCATTTGGATTGATGACGAAATTGATGCTTCTATAATTTCCATTGTTCGTTGGATAATGTATTGGAATAAACAAGATGCGGAGAAAGAAGTAGATGAAAGAAAACCTATACGAATCTATTTTAATTCACCCGGTGGTCATCTCATTCCTTCTATTGCGGTTTGTGATGCAATTCTTTTAAGTAAGACTCCTGTTTATGGCTATAATTTAAATGAGTGCTGTTCTGCTGCGGCTCTTATTTACTCCTGTTGTTCCAAACGTTTTGCTCTTCCTAATGCTTATTTTCTCCTGCATCTTGGCTCCGGTGGTTTCTCTGGTTCCTATCAGCAGACGAAAGCGGCACAAGAAGATTATAATATGAGAGTACAGCAGATGGTTCAATTGTATAAAAAGAATCTTGGTATTGGAGAATCAGAAGATTTTGATACTCTGATTGATGGGGAATGGTATCTTTATGCAAATGATATGGAAGAGACATCCAAACATAATGCTCATAGATATAATCTTGTAAACACTGATTGGACGGATTTTGCAGATTAAAATTTGCTTTTAACTTAAATTCGTGCTATAATATACTTGTAAAAGGTTAAGAGATTAGCCTTACAAAATAAAATAAATTTTTAAAGAGGTATTTTACAATGGCAGACAAGAAGATTACAATCAAGGACAACTACGTAGCAATCGCGGCATTTCTTAAGGATGCAGGCGCTCCCGCTGAAATGATCGAATTTGTTGAGACTCGTATTGCGCAGGAGGAAAAGACTCGCGAGACCGCTAAGGCTAAGAGACTTGAGAAGAATGGTGGAGAGAAGAAAGAGGCTTGCAACTCTGAGTATTACACAAATCTCCGCGAAACCATCTATAAGGTTCTCACCACTGAGTTCCAGACTGGTGACGCTCTGATTACCGCTTCTCATGCAGTTTCTTCTAAGGGAACTCCGGTTCTTCCTCCGCAGGTTGCAACCGCTCTGAAGCCCCTTATCGCTGACGGCACAGTCGTTTGCGGTGAGGTTAAGGTTTCTTTCACTGATAAAAATGGTCTTAAGAAGGAAACTCTTAGACGTGCATATAAGCTCGCTTAAAGCTAAATAAAGGAAAGAGGGATGGAGTAATTCATCCCTCTTTTTACTTTATTAAGGGTTCACTCTTTCGCGGCACTGGATGTAATAGAGAAAAAAGGGAGAGAATCTACTTTAAAATGTATGGAGGTGAAAAAAATGGGTAAACGAATTCATTTTATACCTTTTGTTAGAGAAGGTTATATCTTCTACGACTATCTGGAAGGGTATTTTGATGATAAGACAGAAGAAAGAAATCCTGTGTCAGAAGAGTATATTAATGCAATAGTCGATAAGTTCTATTAGGATTTTGACAAAACAAGAAGTCTCTTAAGCAATGAATATACTCTTGCATCTTTGGCGGCATTTCTTAAAGACCAATAGATATTGGAAAGAAAAAAAGAGTTATAGATTCTGGAAAAGTTCTATGGAATTAAACCCTCACAAGGCAAAAATCTTTTGGGAAAAAACTTTAATTAGTTGGTAATAAAATCATTAAATCAAGTTCAAACTTCTCTACCACAAATTCAACGAATTGTTCGTCAAATAAGAAAGGATGAGCAAGAAAAAAGCGATGCATCCAGTAATAGAGATTTTACTTCTTAGGCATATGGTTTATGGGAAGCCTATGATGCAGAATTTAAAAAATTTGCATATACTGCGGATAAGAGTGACATTAAGGATAGTATTGGTAAATGTTTAAAATTTGATTCAGATTATAATTTGATAGTAGACCCAAAGGTGCAAGACATCTATAAAAATCACATAATAACTATTCTAATTAAAGCTATTAGAACTATGATATCATCTACAAAAGATTTAAATGATATGGGACAAACAGTTTATAATGACTATGCCGAATTAGCTAATATATTGGAAAAAAATAAAAAGAGCAAAATAGCAGAAGATTTCCTTAAGTATATAGGAATTCCTGATATGGTAAAGGCTTTTGAAGAAGCGGGTAAATAGGCAAAGTTGAAGAAAAAAGGAAAGCGTGTATCAAAGAAAGATGTTATTGATTCTTTAAATATAAGAAATAAATCTTTTACCGCGTCAATGCAAGGTTTTGTTGAAGAAATTTTAGCTTCCTATCTAATACCCCATTTGAATCAAGGGAAGAATGGTAGAGTAAGAGCTATCACTTCAAGGGTTAATGAGGGTGCGCAGGCGAGTTCTGACTTGGTAACTGTTCTATCAAGAACCGATATTAGTATTAATTTTGAAAAAGCAATAAAGAAAACTTTAGAAAATATTAAAGGAAGAACAAAAAAAGATGTTAGAGAGCCTGCTGAAAAAGCATTAAATGATATTGAAGCTATGAATCTTGGTGATTATGCCGTCATTTGGGAAAGTACAAAATCCTATGTTCTTGGAAAAAAATTAAATGAACAAGGATTCCATGGTACATCTCCAAATAAATAGTCTTTTCAACAGACTATGCAAACTATTTTACCTTTTGGTTCAAAAACAGATATGCTTATAAATATGTTAATTAATACGACAGAACGAACATTGGGAGTTAATGATAAAAAAGAAGGACAGAAAAGTGAGGGCGAAAAACTTCATAAAGATATCTCAGCTCAATTGGCAAGAGGCTTTGCAGCAGCTATGTTTGACGACCCTTAGGAGTTGAAAAAACAGGTCAAAGATAATGGTAATGTAATTCATGTCTTTCGTCTCTCTGGCATTATTGTGCCGCTTTCCTATTTACTCTCTATTGCGGCGCGAGCTATTGAGGGCGTTGCCGCAGATATGGCAGATGGTAAATCAAATTATATTAGTATTGAAGTAAAAAGGAAATCAGATAATTTTTTATATTATCATAAAACTGATCCCACAGAAACCCCTATGGGGCGATGGGTTAAACAAAAAGAAGATGCTAAATCTGATTTTATTTTTAATATTACCTTTGCACAAAGATTTAAGGATTTACTTTAGGGCGAATTGGGAGATTATTTAATATAATAAAGAAAAAGGGAAGAGTGAAATCTTCCCTTTTAAATTTTCATTTTAATGTTTAATGGTTGTTATGAAGTTATATAATATTTTTTCTTCTATTCCTTTTATATATAGGAAACAATGTAATATAAAAAATATAGTGCAGGAGGTGTTTCCCAAATGTCTCTTAAAAAGAACTGTAAAACAATCATCGTTCATAATAACCTGAATAACCCCAAGTCTGGCGGCATAGTTCCGCTCAAACTTTATCTTTTCATGGCATCTCACAATGATGGCGAAGTATTCAGTTTTTCACCAACAGAATTTTCCAAAAAATATAACGTAAATACTACCGTAGCTGGACGTTCTTTCGCGGCACTGGTTGAGAATAATTATATCATACCGAAAGATGGAAATAACTATGATTTCTATATATTTCCACTGGTTGAAGAGAAGCCGAATGAAATTGGCATAATAGATAATATTAAAAGAGGTATCTAATTATGGAAAAAGGAATTAAGAAATGGATGAGAATGGCATCTATCATTTTTATAATTATGCGATCAAATAAGGAGGAAGAAAATGTTTACTTTTCCAAATCAAAAAAGAGTCATTATCGGCACTGATAATAATGACCCTGAAAATGTTACCGTAATTTTAAATAAGAACCACTGGGCACTCGCAAGCAGATATCTTTCGCCGTCAGCTTTTAGAGTCTATGTTTATTTTGCTTTAAACAGAAGCGGTTTTGAATTTGCGCTTAGCCGATCAGACGTTTGTGATAGAATGGGAATTTCTGATGGTTCTTATTCTAACGCAATACAAGAGCTTATGGCAAAAAGATATCTCACACCCCTTGGCGGCAATAAATATCTTTTTTCAAGTATAAATCAAAAGCCAAAAGGATGGATTAATGAATCATAAAAAATGTTTTATATTCTAATGTCGTGGTCGATTTTATATATTTTTTTTAGATTAATTCTACTGATGAAAAAAGTTGCAAGAGAAAGATATAGGAAAAAAAATAAGTCAACTAAAAAAATCCCCTTGGGCGGTTTTTATATTTTTCTATTTTTCTATTTTCCTATTTTCCTATTTTTTTTAACCCCCGAACCTCCCCCTGAGGGGGGGAGACTTTTGTTGAGGGAGCGAGGGAGCGAGCGAGCGAAGCGAGCGGAGCGAGGGAGCCCCGAGAACAAAAGTGTCGGGGGGGGTCAGGTGAACAAGAGTCCCTTCCCTAAGCCGCCTAAACCGCCTAAAAAAAGAGAAAAGAGTACGAACTGTCCACCGAAGCTAAATTTATGAACATTTTATGAACATTCTATGAATTTTATGAACATTCTATGAA